AGCGTGGTGTTCGTGAACCCCACGCAGTTGACCTGCGTGACCCCGGCGCACGCCATTGGCGCGGTGAATATCGTCGTCGCGAATCCCGATTCGCAGTTCGGCACATTGGTGAACGGGTACACTTACAGCATCGTGCAGCCGACCATGACCACGGTCACAAGCAGTACGAACCCATCCGTGTTTACCGATCCGGTCACTTTTACGATTAGTGTGGCGGGGACTTCGCCTCCCATACCCGCTACGGGAACGATTGCTATCTTGGACGGGATCAGTCCCCCAGTCCCCATCATCATGGGCTTGCCGCTCACGGCGGGAAGCGTCCAGTACACCACGAGCAGCCTGAATACCGGAACCCGTGCCATCGTGGCAATTTACGTCCCCCAAGGGCTTTTTGCGTCAAGCAGCGGTAGCGTGGTGCAAGTGGTGACGCCGCTTTCCGGCTTGTGGACCAACGCCCCGTTTCCCGGCAGGCTGGCGCTGTACTGTTCGCCCCTCGCTGGGCCGTATACGTCTTCCGCCCTCGGGGCGTTCGATCCCCGGCGCGACATGCAAATCTACGTGGACGGCGACCTGCTCGACATCGTCTCGTTCTCGTTCGATCCCGTCAACAACAGGTACCTGATGTTCAGCTACAGCGCGTTCGACTTGCAGGGGGTCATACAAGCCACCTACCACATCCCGGACCCGCCCTTCAAGGATGCCATGACTTCGACGGTGCCGCCAGCGGCCCTGATCGGAAAATACTCCATTTACGGGGCCTAAGTCCTGCAAACCCAAGAAAAATCAGCTACCGTTTTCCCTTGTAGGGCTCGCTTTTGAGCCTATCCCTAGCTAGGAGAACCAAGAAAATGAGTAAGAAGATCGCAAAAATCGACAACGATGCAATGAACTCGCTTTACGGCGTCGAGTTCGCCCGCCTCGCTGGCCGCAAGATCGCCGACAAGGTGCAAGAGAGCGAGGCCGGGCGCACGCTTGACCCCCAAGCCTTCGCGGATCACAGCGAGTATCTTTCGGTACTCAAGTCCGTGCTGGCCGAAGACGGATCAACTGATCATGACCCTAACGACCCTTTGAAAGATTAAGTGCCTTAGTTTCAACACTTTAGCCCTTGAATCTCTGGAGGAAGTTATGCTGATTTACCGTGTGACAAATACGGTCAACAGCAAGGTCTATATCGGCAAGTGGAGTCATCCAACTGTTGATCAGCGTTGGCGGAATCATAAGTATTCCGCCAAGATGGGAAGTCCGTGTTATTTTCACAGAGCCATCCGCAAATACGGGCCAGATGCTTTCCGAATTGAAATAATTGACCGAGCTAAAACTGTTGAGGAGCTTTCCGAAAAGGAAAAACTCCACATTGCCTTGCATCAATCCAACGATCCCAAGAAGGGATACAACATGACCGAGGGCGGCGACGGCATGTACGGATTCAAACATTCTGAAGCTTCTAAACTAAAAAATCGAAACGCGCATCTTGGTAAGAAAGCTTCTCCGGAAACAAGAGCTTTGTTATCCGAGTTGGGAAAGAAGGCAATCTTTAGTGCCGAGAGGAAAGAAAATATTCGTCTTTCCAAACTAGGAAATAAAAGACCTCCTCTTTCTTTGTCATGGAAATCCAAAATTTCCCTCGCTCTTCGGGGTAGAAAAGGCCGTAAAGCGTCCGAAGCTTGGAAACAGTGGAAATCCGGACATTCCAAAAAGTTTTGGGCTGACCCGGTGTATCGTGCGAAACAAACCCAAAGCCACAAGGAATGGTGGACTCCCGAACGCCGGAAAATATGGGCATTGCAGATGCGGAATACAAAGCATCATTTAGGTAAGAAGCATTCTGAACAGCAACGAAAAAACATAAGCGACGGAGTACAACGAGCATTGACGATCTCCCCGAAACCCGGCAAGTCCGTCCGCTGCATTGATACTGGAGAAGTGTTTCCGTCCCTGCTTCATGCGGTTGAAAAATTCGGTGGGTACGGATCAAACCTTTCGCGTTCAATCGGGAAAGGATACAAGTTTTTCGGAAGGCAATTCGAGTATGCGGGGTAAATAGCGTGGCCTATCAAGTAGTCAACTCCAAATTTGTTGCGTGGTCACCGTCGTACATGGGCGGAAAGTTCCACGCCATGCTCAGCGACCCCCCGTATGACTTGAACTTTATGGGCAAGGACTGGGACAAGTCCGCCGACTACAAAGTCTGGGGACAAGCGTTGCTTCCGCACCTGTATCCCGGCGCACTTTGCTTGATGTTCGGCGGAACCCGCACATGGCACCGGTTGGCGGCGGGGATGGAAGACGCGGGCTTCGAGATGATCGACACCCTGATGTGGCTCCACGGACAGGGATTCCCGAAAGCCAAGAGCATCAAGGCGGAGGGATTCGACGGCTGGAAGACGCCCTCCCTCAAACCAGCTTGGGAACCTGTCCTGATGTTCCGCGCCCCCCGGCAGGGATTGACCTATGATGCCTGCGCCCTGCGATTCGGCAGCGGAGCCTTGAACGTGGATGCGGGACGAATCGCCATCGACTTGGAAATGGATGCGTCCCAACTACGGACAATAAATCGGAACCGAAGAACGGAGGATAGCTCGGGACAGAAGTGGGGAATGACAAAATCCAATGGCGACACGCCGCAAGTGATCAAACCCGAAGGTCGCTATCCCGCAAATGCGATGCTGGATGAAGAGACCGGGGAAATGCTCGGCGAAAAATCCCGATTTTTCTACGTGGCCAAAGCAAGCATCCGTGAAAAAAATGCGGGACTTAGCGGGAATAACGACCACCCCACGATCAAGCCCATAGAACTCAATCGCTGGCTTGCTTCTTTGCTTTTGCCGCCCAACAGCGTAAAGCCTCGCCGCTTGCTTGTGCCCTTTTCGGGAGTGGCATCAGAGATGATAGGGGCGCTTTTGGCGGGATGGGATGAGGTTGTGGGTGTCGAAAAGGATGCCGAATATTGTAAGATCGCGGAAGAGCGAATCAAATACTGGCTCAGCAACGAGCAAGGAAAGCGGTTCAAATATGCCCAACAACAAGCTTAGTTCCTACGAGCCGGGGCAAGTCGTCACCGACATCAGCGGCGTTCATTACAGAGTCGCATCCAAAGTCGCCGATTCCGATGGCACTGTCGTTCGCTTCGCCGACATGCAAGGCCGACCGGTCTCCGAGGTAGTTCCGGTAAGCCCCGCCTTTGCCCAGTTCGCAAGCCTGATCAGATTCCACCTCGCCTACAACAAGGACTTCAACCTCTATATCCTCGGATACATAGACCAATTTAACCAGCAACATTCCAAGCAACAACTCCCCTATCCGGTTGGAACCGATGGCAAGCCCTATGATTGGGCGGGTTTCTTAGAGAAGCAAGTAGCGCAAAAACTCCCAGGGAACATTGATCCGTCGGAGAAGGACGAACTCATTCATGAGATGCTATTCACGTATTTGGGACAACGCCGCGTGCTGGAGCAATTCGAGGGCGTGCGCAACAAGGAGAGTTTTCCACACAAGGAAAAGGAACTGGCGCAGCAACTTACGCAGTTCCTTATTGATACTTTCAGTTGGGGCAAAAAAATGATCCGTGGCTGGATCAACGAGCGGCAGCCGAAGGAGATCAGCATGTGGCAGCTGGGGGATGAGGGCGAGGAGTTAAACATCCTCGACACCAAAGAGCATGCTACCCAGCCGAAACTCTACGACGGTATCCCGAGAGATATCCGCCAGTCGGAGCACGACATCCGCGAATTCCGCGACGGCTTCTACGGGTGGCTGAAGAAGCACCAGAGCGAAACGTCCGCCAAGTGGTTCATCACCCTGTTCGACATCTACTGGGAGTGGGTGTCCGAGTCCACGGAGTCGCCGAACGAGGGGACGGGACGCCCCGGCTACATGCCAGCGCGCCGCCACCTCGAACCGCTGTGGAAGGAAAGAACGCGATTGAGCAACGCCTCGCTCTACGAATACATCGGCCGCCTCGCGAAGCTGCTTGAGCAGTACATCCAGGAGAACCGCCGCACCCTGGGCGAAGACGACATCTTCGTGAAGCTGATCGACAACATCCACCACGAGAGGGAGAAGCTCCGCCGCCGTCGGCCGAAGGTCAAGGCGTCGCTGGCATCGCTGAATCTCGCGGCCGAAGAGCAACCCGAACCGGCGTCGGGACGCACGGCTTCCGCAAAAATCGCCAAGCAGCTTATCCACGGGACCAACTTGACCCCCGAGATGCTCCGGCAGGTGAAGGACGCCTTCGTCCACCGCTGGACATCGGACAACCCGCGCCGTACTTCGATCTACCATTGCGACAAGTGCGACATCAACAGGCCGTACGTCAACACGGAATCGTCCGAGGGGCACGACCACCCGACGATCCCGCTCCAGACCGACGCCGATTGGCTCGGGGACAAGGCTTTCTATTTCACGAACGCCGGGCGCTTGCTTCCGGGGCACTTCGAGCCCGGCATCCTGGCGAATCCGGTGCTCGCGCCGGGTGCCCGTTCATTGACAGGCAGCGAAGACGACGACGCTCCCGAAGAACCTCCGGAAGGCAAGCTGAAATGCGAAACGTGCGGGAAGATCGGGGACACCAAGGTTTGCAACGGATGTCGCGAGCGCTACACGAAAACCGCGGAGTTCGGCGAGAACGTCCTCCCGCCCAATGAAGCGGCGATGTGCAGCGCGTGCGGATACGAGGAAGCCGTTCCGGGGAAAGAGTATTGCCAATATTGCTTGGCGGACGTGGAACACCTTGTTTGCCCCCGGTGCCTCGAATGCACCCAATGCAACCTCCGCCCATGCAAGAACGGCGGTCCCCACATGGAGGGCGTCGAACGCAGCGAAGCATGGCGCATGAACAAAGGGATGGCAAGGGCAGGAAAACTCGGTGCCGCCCAAGCAGAGAAAGCCATGACGCTCAACGAAGCCAAGAAACAGCAGCTTGACGTGACGTTCTTGCGCGACGCCGAAGAAGCCGAAGGGTATGCTAAAAGTTTGACTGCTGCCGGGCGCGAAGTCGTCGCCATTTGGAACGAGACATTGCCCGGCGCAACCGAGGAACACTGGATGCTTGCCTGCCGCCCGGCCAAGTGCGTCCTTGGACCCCTGGGATTGGATACCCGGAAGGAAGGCTCGGAAGACGCCGACTATGAGAGCCTGCATCCCGGCCGCGAGGAAGAGGAGCGGGAAGCGCAAAGGGAAGAATTCGACAGGATGCGCGACTACATGGATTCGCTGGGCTGGAAGGGAAGGAACCCGTGGTATCCCGAGAGGTACCCGCTCTTCGCCATGCGGCTTTACAGCGACGGGTGGAAGGCGTCCCAAAAGGACATGGCTGCCAACAGGGAGCCCACTGTCGCCGAGGGCACGACCTTGGACGAGATGAAGAAATACCTCTCCAAATACGACCTCAAAAAGCTGCGCACGATCTATGCGGAGCCGGAGGAACCGAAGACCGAGGGCTATTCCGAAGAGGACAAGGATATGTTGAAAAGCATGGGTATCAAGGCAAAGAAAGCGGGACTTGGACTTGGGAACAAGGAATTGCTCGAAGCCACGGCTAATCTCCTCGAAGCCCGCGGGGATGGCATGCTCACGGCGCAGGACTGGAAGATTTTGCAGGATGCGTTCGACTACGCCAGCGGCGACGAGCCCATTCCTTCCATATCGATAGCGTTGGCCAACTTGCTGGACACGCATCGCGTGCAGCCACCCATGGTCACGTCCGAGCAATGGGAAGAAACGGCGAAGGCGTACGAGGATATCACCGGCAATCATATCGAGTGGCGCAAGCCCGACGAACTGTCCGACGAGGACTGGGAAAAGCAGTACGGCGAGAAGGAAGCCGGGATCGGGCACGATTTCTACGACGGCATCCGCCCGCAGATCACGCCGGGCGACACCGGACGCCTGCCGCACGCCCGCAAGGAAGGCGCTTCGACGCCGGACCTCGAAGCCCAAGTCCGCATCGAATGGAGCGGGATGTACGACAGCCGCCATCTGGAGCTCGACGGCTGGGAAGGCACGTGGGAATGGACGGACTACGGCGCTTCCAACGAACTGAACCTCGGCACGCAAGTCGGGCCGTGCGGTTCCGTGGAAGAGGCGAAACAGAAGTTGCAGGATTTCGTTTTCGGGCTCGGCGAGCCAGCAACGTATATTACCTATGGCGACAACGAGATTGTCAGGAAAGGAGACGATCCAGCCAAAGCGCGCAAAACGGGCGCGGACGGCGATTTCGAAAGCACGCTGCTCGACCTGCTTGAGCAGGCCGCCCACAGCCTGCAAGAAGGCACGCCGGATACCGGGGAAGGCATGAACAACCCCTTGGCGATGGAGATCGAGGACCTGCTCAATGCCAAGGGCCGCTCGATGCACGGACCGGAAGTCGCGAGCAGGCTGCCGAAGACCGCCGCACGGCCGGAGGATTTCGTGGCGGCGTTTCACAGGTGGCTGGAAAAAGGCAAGCGGATGCTGGAGGGCTTCGTCACCGACGACAAGTACCTTGCGCGCAGCGTGCAGGAAATCCACGTGCACCTGCAAAAGATCGACGGGGTTCTCGAAGAAATCCGCAAGGCCGAGCCCGACCCGGCGAAGAGGGACTGGAAGCCCGGCGAATGGGCCAATCGAAACCGAGTCGGCGCTGGTCCCGTCACCCCGCAGCAAATGCTGGTGAAAAACGTCCAGCGGTCGCAGGGCGTGCAGCCCGAGGCGCAACAGCCCCAGCCTGCTGTCCCCGCCCAGCCGAGCCAGCCCGCGGTCGCGATCACCCCGCAATCCGGCCGGGGCGAAGACGCGCCGATGAGGAAGACGATCCTGCCCGAGCTTGCCAATCCGAATTTCCACATGAGCAGCGATGAACCCGTTGATTACGAGGAGCCCCCGGCGGAGTTGACACAGCTAGTCAACACCAAGCTCCGCGGACATCGGGCTGTTGTCCCCATGTCATCCGGCGAATTGGACCCCGGCGATGCACCGTCCGACGATCTGTGGTTTGCGATGTGCGGTCAGTGCGGGGCGGTTTGGAGCTTTACGAACGGCGACTTGATGATGAAGGAAGTTGGCGACGGCTCGTGCCAAGTCGGGCTGCCCGAGAACACGACCATGAAAACTTCCGCCCGGCTTAAGAGCAGCGACGAGGACGGTATTTTTGCGGATAAGAAGGGGTTTTTTGAGTCTGTACGAACAAAGTATCGTTAAAGGTGCCCTTGGGTATTTTTGGCATGGTATTCGTGGTTTATGATTTTCTTGATGGCATTGTGGCAAGCGCACAATAGCTGATAGTTGCCGTCAGTATCCGCGAGAACTTTTTTGTAGAAAGCGACGGCACTATTTAGTTGTTTGCGCTCTGAGGTACCGCCCCCGTGTACGTGATCGATCTGCAAAGCTCTCGGGTCAGTCCAATAACAGCCTTCGGGCCATACGCATTTTCCACCAAGTTTGACGATGCATGTTTGCCGCATTCTTTGTCTTCTATCCGAATCGGATTTTCGGTATCTATGAGTATTATCCTTTCGCCAGCGCTGGGCCTGCAATCTATGGGTTTCGCGAATACGACCTATGTTTTTCGCCCGCCAATTTTTGCTGCGTTTACTGATACAGGGCTTACAGTAGTGTGCACCTTGATGAAAGTTTTCTGGGATGTCGTCTCCACAATCAGGACACGGTTTGTGTTTGTTCATTTTGAATCCCTACAGATGGGGACTGTATTCAAAATACTTGAGTGCGAAGTCGTTTCTTAACTATAGCAGTCTTAAAACAGAGGGTATAATCATGGCAAAGCAATCACCTAAGCAGCTTCGGGCAAAGATCGCGGCCCGCAAAGCCGAACGCAAGACCGAAAAAATCAGGAAATATGCCAAGATGCGCACGGTCGCCGCAAAGGCCCCCGAGAAGCTGGAGAAGCACCTGATCCGGCTCGCCGACAAGTACGCCAGCCATGCGGAAGGCATCGAGAACCTCCGCGAGAACCTCGGCTTGGTTCGTGCAGCCAGGGAAGCCCCGCTGAAGATACGGGTCGCCGCCGCCAAGGAATACGGCAAGAAGTTCCGCCAGATCGCCGAGGAGAGCCCGGAGAAGCTGGAAGAGGCCTTGGTTGAAGCGTATCAAGGGTTGAACGACATCGCCCAAGACATCGAGTTCGCGGCCGAGCAGATGGGCGTCAGCCTCGAAACCGCGCCCGCTGAGGCCGAAGGCATTGTTGAGGATTATACCGATCTTAAGGATGAAGTCAAGGAAGAGAACGTCGCCGATGACATCGTCGAGGAAGTCGACGCCGAAGGCGAGGCCCCCGAAGTCGAGATTTTCGAAAAGGCGGAAGGCGATGAACCGTTCGAAGAGAAGGAAGAAGTCGAAGAGAAAGAAGCTGCGGGCGGTGCTTCCGATGCTTGGGTCACCGACCGGGACGAGACCGGAAGTCCCAAAGTCCCAGAACAAGTAGATGTTCCCCGCGTGGCGGCAGGCGGCGGGTCCGACGCTTGGGTCACCGACCGGGACAAGTCCGGCCAGCCGGAAGCCCCGAAAGAAACGGAGATTCCGCAGTCGTAAGGCAAGGCTGCAAAAAAGGTCACCCCCACTGGCAAGTCCGCCATCGGGAGTCTTTGACAAAACAGCCGTGAGCATGAGCACGCAGCATTTCGTCCTGATCGCCGATGCCCTGAGGACTTTCCGCATGCCTAATCAGCAGTGGGAAGACCTCGTCAAGCATTTTGCAAAGTACCTCCACAGCACCAACGAAAACTTCAAGGAAAAGCGCTTCGTCGATTACGCGATGGGGCGTGGCGGCCCGAGCGGCGGCTCCAAGTACAAGGGCACAGCCCCGAATGCGCCGGACACACTGTTCGCCTAATACAGCCCCCTAAAACCGAAAATTGTCTGAATAGCGACTGGCAACAGCCGCTATTCTTTTGTTTTCAACACCTTGCAGATAGCCAAAATTCCCCCGACGCTGTATACTAGGGATATGAACACCCCATCCAAGACAAGCATAATCAGTCTGGTGCTGGTCACTTTCATCGTTTCTTGGGGCCTGTTGCTGTTCAATCTGGGCAGCCAATCGATGATGTTCGATGAAAAGTACTACGTGTCGGCTGCCAAGGATTTCCTCGCCGGAACGCCGACGACCAACCCCGAACATCCTCCGGTGGCGAAGTATTTCATCGCCGCTGGCATGCGGGTGCTCGGCGACAATCCGTGGGGCTGGCGCATCATGGGCACCCTATTCGGTGCCGTCCTCGTGGTCGTGATACTGCTTTGGGTGCTGGAACTGACGGGCAGCAGAAGCACCGCCCTCATCGCCGCCGCCTTGCTCGTCCTCAACAATTTCTGGTTCGTGATGTCCCGAGTGGCGATGCTGTCCATCTTCGGCTTGACCTTCTCTGCCATCGGGCTGTATCTCTACACTTTGTCACGCACGAGGGGATTGTGGATCGGCTACTCCGGTCTGGCATTCGGACTCGCTGTCGGATGCAGGTGGAATGCGGGGGCAATGCTCTTCGTCATCGGCATCCTGTGCCTCGTCACGGACAAGAGCGTGCGCAAGCCGATGGTGCTGTACGCCGCCGCCGCCAGCGCCTATGCGCTGAGTTTCATCCCCCTGATGGTACGTGAGCACGACGCCCCGAGTTCCTTCGTCGGGATGCAGGTGTTCATGCTGGGATTCCACAAGCACGCTGTCAGCGTTCCGGGATTCTCGGAGGCGTGGTATAACTGGATTTTCCGCACGCATCCGCAGGATAGTTTGCCTTACTTGGTGGGCAATCCGGCGATTACGGTGTTCGGCATCCTTGCCCTCGCCTTCATCCTGTACCGCCGAGACAAGATGATCGTCGCCATGCCGTATCTCGTCAACCTTGGATTCTGGGTGGTGACTCCCCGCCCCGCCACGTATTACTACTACTATCTGGATGCGTTCGTGTTCCTCGCTCCCGCGATAGCGGTGGCGTGCTGGCAGTTGGGCGAAAGCAAGAAGATGCCCTTCAAGCTGGCACCGGTCGCGGTTGCGTCGGCATTAGTTGGGTTCGTTTCCTACTACGGCGTGATGGCGGGATTGCCCGCGCCGTGGAACTGTATTCTTGGCTGTCATTGATTTTCAGGGAGAAGTGATCGAGGAGGCATCTATGCAAATCGGGATGGCAACGACAACGCCGACTACGGTGGTGCAGAAGACAAAGCTGCTCTCCCTCGCCATGACCCTCGCCGAGGCGGCGAAGCAGGCTGAAAATCTCAAGAAGGGATTCGGGAGCGAGTCCGAGGTCGTCACGGTCGAGGGGCGTCCCCTCGAAGCGCTGCTCGCCGCGGTTGCGAAGCAGCTTATCGAAGTGGTGCAGGGGCATCCCGACCGGGAGAAAAAGTTGGAGAAACTGATCGCCAACGAAGCCGCGAAAAAGCGGGAGCAAACGGCATAATGGAATACTGCTGCGCCATCTGCGGGTGCAAGAGGACGGCGGACGCCAAGTCCCCGAGAATTTGCCACTACCTCTGCTACTGGATTCTCGAAGGCTGGATCGGATTCAACGCACGGGACAACAAGGTGGCTATAAGGGACACCCGTGCGGTGAGCCTCTTCCCCGATGTCCTGTCATACCCCAAGACGATCCGCGCCGCCCGTGCGATGGGCTGGGCGGGACGGGAAGACATCCGCAGCACGTTCGTGCAGGTGCAGCCGAAGCCCGTGGCGCAACTCAAGGCCGCGGCGAAGGGAGCCGGGGCATGACCCTCATCGCCTACAACAAGGACCGTCGCAGGACGATGGAATGCGACAAATGCGGCAAGGCATTGACCCGCAAACCGGGATGGGGCGGCTTGAAGTGGGCGACCGCCGTGATCAGATTCAGCAATAAACACTCGAACTGTGGAGCGAAAGCATGAGCGCCTATTACGGCACGCCGGAAGGCGACGAGGTCGCAGCCGAATTGTCCAGAATCAAGCCGCAGGCGGATGTGGAGCCCGTGGACGACCCCGATCTTTTCTGCGCCACCTCGATGCCGGAGCGGGATTTCAGCTATGCCAAGGCCTACAAGGAACCGGAGCGCCGCAACTGGACCCGCGGTACCCTAGACGTTGAGGCAGCCCAAAACTCGCGGGCCTGGACACCCAATGAATCCTGACGTATTGGCGCAAGTTTGCGATGCGGTAAGCCCGAAGCCGTACCCGGCGTGCGAGCCGAAGCCCGCGGGGTCCGTCTGGGAGCGGACGCTGTCGTGGCTGTTCCCGCCGCACGAGCTTCGCGAGATCGGTCCCGTCGACAGCTCGTCCTTGGGCTACGCGTACCGCCTGTCCCGCACCGAGGGCTACGAGCGCAACCTTGCGGAAATCAACATGGCCGTGAAGATCGGATGCACTACCGAGGGGGAGCCAGCGCCCGTGTACCGGCCGGGCACGCGGGAGTCCCGCATGGCGGGGCTTCAAAACTCGTAGGTTGCCCCCATAACCATTCCACCAAATCTGCGCTTCCTCGATGCAGCCGCCGCAGACCCATGGCGAATGCATCAGTTCGCCCGACTCGTCACGCATGTAGAAATCGACCTTGTGCGCGGACGGGTTCCCGCATATCTCGCCGGGGTGCCCAAGTTGCATCTGGCAGGTGTGGCGGTTGTCCATTAGCGGTTCACCTGTTTGCGCGCGAAACGAACCAATGTTTTTCAAAGTCTGGATCGGTTACTTTCACTCTGAACTCTCCCAAAATCGGGGAATCTGAACGGTAGATATGTCCTTGTTTTTGCTGTTTGCGCTTTGAATACCCGGTTCCGCTTGGCGAAGCTTTGTCTATGAGCGAGTGGGTATATGCTCCGAGGGCGTGTGCGTGGGCGTTTTTAGATTCCATAAGCTGCTTGGACGCACGGGACATCGCCCTGCGGATATCAGGCCTATGGATGTGGTATATTTCGGCTATACGCTGGAACGAGCGTACCTTGGAATACAGAGCAATTGCCCTAGATAGCGGCAGCGTGTCGCCCAAGCTATGTTCCAGTCCCTCTTCTTCCAAAATTGCCCGCATGTTTTCCTCCGTAGGGAGGCCCATCATGATGAACGCGCACAGCGTCTTGACCGCCATGCGGATGCGGAAGCTGCACACCGTCTGCGTGGATTTGTGGATGAGCGCCAGCGTGTTCTGGGTCTTGGACAGGAGGTAGTAGCTGAGGAGGAGCTCCTGGTCCTCCTTCTTCAGGTAGCGCAGCGTCTTCAGGAACTCGCCGAAGTTCTCCTGGATGTACGTGAGCACATCCGCCTCTTGCTGGAGGTCCTCGCAGGTTTCGAGCGAGATCGTCGTCGTGCCCTCAAGCTGGTCCTGCTCGGAAAGCAATATCGACCTGGCGGCCGTGACGCTGTCCATGTAAGGCGTTGTTTCCACGATTAGTCCCCTGGGCCCGATCGGCCCGCCGATGCACACCCTGCGTGAAATTTTCTCATCAAAACTGAAATTTTTGAGTATTCAGGTATCAAGGGGTGGTGTGCCCAAAGGGCGGAACCCGGCAGAACCTTACCTCTTAATACTGCAAAAACGAAAAGGGCGGCTATAAGCCGCCCTCTTGGATTCGGGAGCCATCTCCCGAGGCTGATTACGAGGATGCGATTGCGATGGAGGCGACGACCATCTCGTACCCGAGGGGGTTCGAGAAGTTGGGGTCGTAGGTGCCAGCCGTGTTCGGCCCTGTGAGGGCATACTCGACCATGTAGTGTGCTGCGGAGCCGACCAGCTTGCCGTTCGAGATGCTGGTCATTGCGGCTCCGGCTACCGGCGGCGAGCCGATTCCGGCTTCCCCGACAGTTCCGGCGCTGAAGACGTTCCCGCTCTTCTGGAGGCCGACTGAAAGGAGCAAGTCGCCGTTGGCGGCGGTCGTGGTGAGCGTCGCCGGGGCGGTTGCCGGATCGGTCGTGGATGTTCCAATGTTTTTGAGGGAGGAAGTCTCCACCGCTCCAGACAAGGCAGCGCCAGCGAAGCAGAAGACTTGGAAGTTCACGCCTCCGTCGAAGATCGGCTTGCCAGCCGCGAGGTCTTGCGGCGGATCGATGCCGTCCTGGTACATGGAGTTCAGGTTGACGCTGTAGGTGCCCGCCCTGACGTTCTGGGCGACCCAAACATAGATGCTCGGGTAGTAGCCGTCGAGGTTCCATGCGCTGGACGGCCATGGGTTCGGCGCTGTCGGGGGCGTGGCAACCACGGTGTAGTCCGAGTCCACGATGTTGAGGTTCGTCACGAGCGTCCAGATGTTGCCCCCGGTGGAGGCTGATCCGGTGTCGGACGCGTTGGTGACGTTTACGGTCCATGCCGGGTAGTTCGCTGTGAACAATGCCCCGGTTGCGGAGACGACGGTCACGGCCGTCCCGTTCAAATATGTCTCTGCCGTTCCCGATAGGGTCACGACTTCGCCCGCGGCGAAGCTGTTGCTGGCGGTGACGGTCAAGACGTAGTCGGTCGCGGTCGCCCCGACGACGGAGAGATGCACGCCGTTCGGGTTGGCCAGCGTAAGCTGGGTAGCGGAAGACGCCGTGCACAGGTAGGTGCCGTTGTTGTCATCCCCGGCGACAGGCGGCGAGGCTTCGCTGCTGAAGCCCGCGACGGTGAAGTAGTAGCCCGCGAGGCCGGTGGCGAAGGTGCCGTTGTACACCGTGGTGGTGCCATTGGAAGCCATGGCCGAGGTCACGGCGTACGCGGTGGCCGCGATAGTCACTCCCGTGATCGTCGCCGAGGGGCCTGCGCTGGTGTCGGTGATGGTCGGGTTGGCGTTGAAGTCGTTCAGCCCCTGGAAGAAGCCGAACTCGGTGGTATTGCCGTGGAGCAGGTCGAAGGGCTGGTAGCTCTTCAGGCCGATGGCGACGGCGACGAGCAGGTCGCCAGCGTAAGCCGGGGGGCTGTTCACATAGTCTGTCGTAGCGACGGGCGTCACGACGACGTTGTCGCCCTGCTGGTTGCACATCAGGTTTTCGATCTTTGAAGCGTATTGGGCCGGAAAGCCCGTGCTCGGCCCCGTGGCGGGTGTGTCCGCGCCACGCAGGAAGATGTTGTTGCCCATAATTTGTGTCCTTGGAGGAAATATCCTCTTACAACCATGCGTTTGGTAGCGAGAAATTTCATTCATTACCCATTTTCTATAGGAGTATTGGAAGTTTATCGTTGATTAAAAAATCAATGAACTACGAAAGTTCTATTGTTGGGGGGCTTTATGGCGCTATTAAGGGGGTACTTGTACATCATCGCAGACAAAACACGGCAGTTTGCCAAAATCGGCATGGCGAGAAATGTGCGTTCTCGGTTACAGACTATAAAAACCTTCTGCCCCCTTGAGCTTGAACTGGTGGATTCCTACCCCTGTACCTATGTTCGGCTTCGGGAAGCTCGGGTGCATCGATTATTAAACGATCTGCGTGTGCAGAATGAATGGTTTTGTTGGGATGAGGCCCGGATCAAGGCAGCTATTAATGAGGTGTTGTTGGTTCCGGATGAAGTTTTAAGGGGCAAACTGGAAAAACGCTGGTCCGAACCGAGCTTCCACGGAGACCGCCCAGTCAGACGGTTGGATACCGGAGAGGTTTTTCAGACCATACGAGAGGCCGCAAAGGCAGAGTTCGGTGCGGATGAGACGCTTGTTTGCCTCGCCATCAAGAAAGCCATCCGCAGAAAAGTTCGGTGCGGAAGCACACTTTGGGAGAATGCTTAAATGGGGCGCAAGAGACTCTTCAACGACAAAGAAAAGTGGTGCGCAAAGTGTGAACGCTGGCTGATTTTGGATGCCTTCGGGAAGAACAAGCGCACTGTCAGCGGGCGCTCCCACTATTGCAAAACATGTCATAACACATATTGCAAAACTTTCTGGACGAAAGTGCATGCTTTCGACGCCTTCCTTGAGCGCGAATGCCACATGAAGCCGGGGGACTACCTCGAACTCTGGCGGAAGCAGGACAAGAAATGCCCGATTTGCGACACGGCCTTGGTGCTGTACAACAGGAAGACTGTTGTGGATTACCGCGACGGGCAGGCGAAGGGCCTGCTTTGCGCCGACTGCACGGAGGGGCTGAAGAGGATGAAGTTTTCGCCCGAAGTGCTCGGCAGGGCGATCCGGTATTTAGAATGGACGCCGAATGAATAAGACACACGCTTGGCGTTGGGTAGACGATGACTACGCAGGTCCAGAATACTCCGCTTATGCTGGAGCTAGACAACGATGTACCAATCCTAAAGACCCTGAGTGGGGTCATTATGGTGGACGAGGCATTAAGTTCCAATTTGTCTGTTTTAAGCAATTCCTTGCTGAAATCGGCTGCCGTCCCGTGGGCACAATGCTTGACCGCAAAAACAATGATGGCCACTACGAACCCGGAAATGTCCGCTGGGTCACCCCGAAAGTTTCCGCCAACAATCGCCGTCAGAGCTTTGGCAAGGGGCGTCATGGAAAAGCCAATGGGATGTTTGGAAAAAAACGTCCTGATTTAGCTGAATGGAATCGGCAGAACCTCAGAAATAAACCGCACGCTCCCTTCTCTGAGGAACACAAGAAAAACATTAGCGAAGCAAAGTGCCGCTGGTGGGCGACTAAAACAGCCGAGCAGCGCCGTCAAATAACCCAAAAAGGAACTGAAGCTTCACAGTTGGGAAGGAAGAATGCATCCACTAGTTAGCGCTGTAACCCCCACTTACAACCGCCGTGAGTTTTTTCCGCGGGCGATAAGGTGTTTCCTTTCGCAGGACTACCCCAATATTGAGTGGATAATCGCTGACAATGGAACAGACCAAATTCGTGACTTGCTGCCCGAAGACCCAAGGATCAAGCATTTTCCCCTGTTGGGAACGAAACTAAACCACGGGCAACTAATGAACATTTGTTGTGAACGTGCAGCAGGAACTTTTTGTATAGTTGAAGATGATGACGATTTTTATACGTCCAGCAGGGTCTCCCGGCAAATCCAGCCGATGCTCAATAGCCCGCAAATTACGATAACGGGTACAAGTCAACTGTACTACGCCTTGCAAGGGACGCAGAGGGCGTTTCATTATGTAAACAAGACCAACCTGGCTTGGATCGGTGCGATCGCGTTCCGCAAGTCCGCTTGGGAGGCGCATCGGTTCAACGACAAGCCCCACGGAGCGGACTACGACTTCCTGACCCAAGTGCCCCGCGACCGGTGGTGCGACTTGGCGGACACAAGCTTGCTGGTGGCGGCGTCACATTCCACGAACGCCGCCCGGAAATCCATGCCTTCGTCGTCCTTCGTGGAGGTGCCGTGGGCGGCCGTGCAGGCGATCGCCAAGGGGGAGTTGTGAGTGGTATTGAAGAACATATGGGTTTTTATACCTACATGTGGCTACGAGAAGACGGGACACCTTACTATGTAGGAAAGGGTCAAAAACGTAGAGCTTTCATTAGTTCTGCCCATGCAGTTCATCGTCCAAAAGACCGCTCTCGCATTGTTGTTTTTCCCATGTTAAACGAGGCTGAAGCTTTTGAGTCTGAAATAGTTATGATTGAACTTTTTGGTCGCAAAGATAAAGGAACTGGCATTCTTCACAACATGACAGATGGCGGAGACGGATCGTCTGGAACGCTGATACTAACTGAGGAAGTCCGGGAGGCAAAGCGCAGAGCAGGCCGCATTGGTGGCAAGAAGGGCGGCAAAACGCAAGGGCGCATCGAAGCGTTGACAGGACACGGCGTTAAGAATTTGACTCGTGAAGTCTGCGCTAGGGGTGGTCATACTCAGGGACTTATCCAAGGAAAAAAGAACGTAGAAAGCGGCTTGCTGGCCCGCATTCGAACCCCAGAACATCAGAAAATCGCAGGAATCGCTGCTGGAAAGAAAGCCGTTGAAAGCGGACGAATACAAGCATTGGGACATATACAAGGGCGCAAAAACGTCGAGAGCGGCCAAATACAAAAGCTGGGCAAAACTTACGGTCCCATCAATGGGCGTATCAACGGACGCAAAAATGCTGAAAACGGACGAATACAAGCATTAGGAAGAATTCAGGGTAAGCTCAACGCTTCACGACCAGAGGTCAAAGAAGCGCAGGTAAGGGGTCGGCATACTCGCTGGCATGCTAGCAGGAACATCATTGATCCAGATTGTTCTTATTGTCATAACGGAGAACCCAATGCCGCTGTCTGATATTACAGTCGCAATTTCGAGCTTCTGTCGCTGGGGCTATCTCGTTGAATGCCTCAAGCAGATCAAGGAACACCTACCAGAATGTCCAGTCATCGTGGCGGATGATTCCTTCGATGATCGATGCGCCACCATAGCTGGTCCAAGCTGTATACGCCTTGCGCCGGATTCGGGGCTCACAGTCAAACGCTGCCGCATAGTCGAGGCGACAACGACACCCTACATGCTTCTATTCTGCGATGACTTTGCTGCGAACACCAAGGGATACAGGGACAAATTGACCGAAGCTGTGGATTTGCTGGACACGCACTCAGAGATTGATTTGGTGGGTGGTCGCGTAGACAACAATCCCTATGAAGCCAATCTTGTGCACGACGCAGAAAAAAATGTGATCCGCGAAATTCGCTTGGTGCCTGACGGATCGCCATATCAACGATGTGACCTCGTAGTGAATCATTTCATAGCACGGGTATCCGTGCTGTTGGAGGTGCCCTGGGATACCGACGTTGTGAAAATCGGGGGAGAACATGGGCAATTCTTCTGGCATCGCAAGAAAGCTGACAAGGTCACGGTTTGGCTTCCGGGCTGGAACATCAATACGCTCTCTCTTGGTTACGGACCTGAGGTGCAAGACCCAAGATACAACGGCTTCCGCAGGCGTGCTTTCACCATGGGGCACACGATTATGCTGAGAAAAGAAGGAATCAAGGATTGGATAGGAGCCTAAATGAAAGCGCTTATCGGAGTCATGTCCTGCGAACGAGACTCGGCCAACGGCTGCCACGATGCCATCCGGCGCACGTGGGTGACCCGCATGGTACCGGGGGAACTTGACTACAAGATTTTCGTCGGGCAGGGCGACCGTGCTCTTGCCCCGGATGAGGAGCGGGTGGACGTTCCGGACGGCCAGCCATGGCTGCCTGAAAAGGTGCAGGAGATGCGAAAATGGGCGCTTGAACACGGGTACGAGTTCATGTTCAAGGCTGACCGCGATACATACCTCTCGCCGAGGCGATTGATCGCCAGCGGCTTCGAGAAATTCGACTACGTCGGGCACTTCCCGATGCACCCGCAGGAGGGCTTCATACCCGTGGTGGGGGATTGCCGGGGCTTCTACACGTACGCCTCCGGGGGCTGCGGGTACTGGCAGAGCAAGCGGGCGATGGAGGCCATGCTCGCCGCGCCGCTCGATGAAAAGCGGCTCGACAACAAGGGCATCCCGGCCGAGGACCTCTGGGTTCCCAACGTGCTCTTTCCGCTCGGCATCCTCGGCTACCACAATCCGAGATACCACTTCAAGGGGGATCGGCTGCAACTGTACGGCTATGACGGCATAACGGTGCATCTCTCCAAACGGACCGGCTCCTACGAGCCAAGCTGGATGGATGCGGCCCATGCAATTTCACTGCGAGACTGCGGCGACACGCTATGAGGCTCCTGATCGCAATCAAAAGCTGCGAACGCGACATGCTGAACGGCTGCCACACGGCTATCCGCGAGACATGGGGAAAGGATTTTCCCCCCAATGTTGACGTGCGATTTTTTGTCGGCAACGGGAGCGCGTCATTAAAAAGCGACGAGGTCCGGCTTGCCGTTGGAGATGACCTAACGGCCCTTCCCTCGAAAGCCCGTGAAATGGCGGGATGGACGGTTGAAAACGGATATGACCCCGCATTCTTTTGCGATGTGGACACATTTGTCAAGCCCGAGCGACTCCTCTCGTGCGGTTTTGAGGGTTACGACTATTTCGGATATTTCGGGAATGGGTTCCCTCCGGGTGTTCAAATCCCGACATTTGGCGACCACAGGCTCGGCGACATAGCGGTTTGGGCTTACGCTTCGGGAGGGGCGGGCTATTTCCTGTCCCGCCGTGCGGCCGAAGTGATTTCCAAGATGGTGCCAGCGCACTATGCGGAAGATGTTAGCGTGGGCCACGCTCTCGGACCGCTTATCGCGGCGGGCCAACTGACGGGATTCGCCTCCCAGCAATTCGACAATTATGTGGTTTGGCACCACTGCACTTGGGGCAAGACACGCTATACATGGCCGAACAGCGTGGGATTCAATCCGGCTTGGATGTACGAAAGCTACAGGAAAGGACAGGGGGTCTAATGGTTGTGCGGCTCCATGGTGGCTTGGCAAACCAGATGTTTCAATACGCTTTTGGTGAGTCGGTCGGCGCTGTCCGGAAGGAAGAGGTTTTCTATAATCGCATCGGCCCGGAAAGGCTTGACGTTTTCAACATAAAGCCCATCAAGTTTGCTCCGGAATCGGGTCCTCTTTTCGGGGACATCAGTTGCTATGATGAAAAAGTCTACAGCGCTCCGAACGGCACGTCGTTCGTCGGATGCTGGCAGACCGAGAAGTATTTTGACGAGAACATGGTTCGCCGGGAATTGTCGTTTAAGAACAAGCCGTCTGAGGAATCCCAAAAAACGGCGGACACCATCGTGGCTGCTGGTGCGACGAGCGCGTTCCTTCATGTCCGCAGGGGAGACTATGTCTTTGACTACAATCAAAGGTTTCACGGCATGCCAACGATGCGTTATTACAACGAGGCCGTCGAACGCATCCGCGCACGCCACAAAGATGCGCGTTTCTGGGTCTTTTCTGACGATCCCGATTGGTGCCTTGCCAATTTTCCGAGCGATTTCACGGTCGTGGGCCACAATAAGATCATCAGCCGGGACATCCCCGGACGGGAACACGAGGACATCTGGCTCATGAGCCTGTGCCATCACGGCACTATAGCGAATAGCTCATTCTCGTGGTGGGGCGCTTGGTTTGGCACGCAACCGGACAAACTTATATTTGCCCCCAAGCAATGGTTTATAGCCACCCATGTAGGCAGCAGTGACATCGTTCCTGAAAGGTGGACCAAACTTGACAACTGATCTCATCATCGGAATGGCATCCGGGTACAACTGGGATATGCTGTACCCGTTTGTAGTGTCCCTGCGAAGAACGGGCTATACTGGGCGCTGCGTTCTAGTTTTTGGCACCGCAACCGTAGCTGAAAATAACCCAAAACACAAAGCAGCCAACGAAGACCCCTCCCTGTTGCTGGAAAAACTAGCCGAATATGGTATTGAGACGCTAGACATCGGATCATTCGATGAACATCCGAATGTGTTTCGCTTCAAAGTTATATCGGAGTATATCAAGGGCGCAAAAGACCTGCGCTACGTTCTAACCGCCGACACGAGAGACATCGTATTCCAGTCTAATCCGTTCGATTGGCTAGCACGGAACCTCGGCAGCAGCAAATTGGTAGTCGTGTCCGAAGCCATACAACTCAAACGCTGTTGGCCGTGGAGGGCTATTACTCTTGAGGCTTTCGGTCATGACGTTTACTACTCCATGGAAGAAACTGAAATCTGTAATGCTGGAGTCATCGCAGGTACTCCTGAAGACGTAAGCGAACTACTTCTTGGGGTTTACAAAATGTCCAACACAGATATGCGGCTCAAACGCTTCAAGGTCAGCTATGATGACATGCCGTCTGACCAAGCGGCTATGAACATCATCATCCGAAAGGAGCCTTGGGCGTCTAAAACAAAAATTGCCACTGTCTGGGATGGCTTTGTTTTCGGGGCTCACCATCTCAACAACATATCGGGCTTGTCGTACAGGATGGAGGGTTCGTCTAACTACTGCTTTCAACTTCATGAAGCATCAAGTCCGGTTACAATTCTCCATCAGTACGACGGAGTAAAAGAGTGGCAAGAAGCTATACGGAAAAAATTCAATGGATAAGTCCACAGAAAAGATACTGAAACTCGTCTCGGAAAAAGACTGGACCGACTACTGTGTGATGAGGCAAAGGTGGTATGACGACGGTCGAGAAGACACACTCAGGATAGACTATCTCCTCGACGCTGACAGCGTTGTATTTGACGTTGGCGCGTACCAAGGGGGGTGGACAGCAGACCTATTGAAACGATGCGGCGTCATCCCCGCTGCCGTGTACTTGTTTGAGCCGGTTTTTGAGTTTCATCAGACGGCGAGCAAAAGATTTGAGAACACGCCGCAAATTAAGGTATTGAATTTTGCTCTTTCTGACAGAGACGGTGAGGCTTTTATAGACGTTGACGGGGGGAGTTCAAGCCTTCATCTTTCAGGTGAAACTCTTACAAAAACTCAGGATATTGTGGGGTTTATTCAACAGGAGAGGTTGGCAAAGATTGATCTAATCGTAGATGATGGCTCTCATAACCCTGTTCATCAAGTCCTGACAATTAAAATGTTGTTTCCGTTGCTCGGTCCAAAAGGCATTTATATCTGCGAAGACATCCGTCAGGATGGGGGATGCGATCCCGCCTCTATCCGAAACAGTCTCACAGAATCCGGTTACAAGTTTGAGATGAAGGAATTCCGAGCCAAACCAGAATTTGCAGATTTAAGCAAACCAGCCGACACTATGTGGATAGTGCTCCGGGCGGAAGAAAACGTCAAAAAGTTTAGGGGGGACAAATGTTAACTGATGCTCAAATTAGTGAAATCTTGAAGGGCGAAGCGCCACCAGAGGCTTACAAGCATGCGACGCTTATAGAGTATGGCAAACGGTTTCAGTTGGATTTACTCATTGAAACCGGGACGCACTTAGGCGACGGGGTCGAGGCAACGAAGAGGCACTTCTCTGAGGTGTACTCTATCGAGGTCGGCCCGACTTACTTCAAGAACGCAGAGAAGAGATTTGAAAACGACACCAATGTTCACATCTTGTTGGGTCACAGCATAGATGTCCTGAGACGACTCCTGCCGACCCTCACCAAGAAGCCGTTGTTTTACCTTGACGCACATTTCCGATGGGACTTGACCACCCCAGCCAATTTGGATTGTGATCACAGCCCGGTCAAGGGGGAGCTAAACACAATCTTCACTCTGTGCCCTGACAGCGTCATCATTATAGACGACGCTCGGCTATTCAACGGCGGGAATGTCGGATGTGCTTGCTCGCCAGCACTTGGAGAATTGGAGCGTCTCGTTGCGGAAAAGAAGCCCGATTGGGTATTCGAAATTGAGCGTGACATGATGCGCCTTCATCCGCGACAAGAGGGCAAGTGATGGATTTCATTTCATATAGTCAAATAGGGCAAGACACATTCGTTTATGACCAGTTGGTGAAGCCCTTCAACAACCTGTTGGGAACTTTTCTTGACATCGGGTGTAGCGACGGCGTTGCGATCAACAACACTCTAGCGTTGGAGAGGTTGGGGTGGCGGGGACTTCTCGTTGATATTGATCCCGAGGCGATCAAGAAGTGCAAAATCAACCGGACGAGCCCCGCTATCTTGGGCGACGCAATGACAATGGATTGGTCTGCGGTCTGCGAAGAGTACTGCCTCGGAAAATCCATTGACTACCTGTCGCTGGACATCGACGACTTAGCCATTCCGGGTACAGATTGGGCTGTCCATGCCCCCCGCTGGGCCGCTATGGTTTTATCCGTGCTGGAGAATCTTCTGGCTTCGGGATTCTCGTTCCACGCCATAACTTGCGAGCATAACGGATATCTAGACGGCGGCGAGGGTAAAGCAGCCATGCAGGAGCTTCTGAAAGCGAATTCTTACAGGTTGTTTGCGGAAGGCACATATCCCCCTTCTGGGTGGTCACAAGATGATTTCTGGCTCAAATTATAGCCACTCAAGAGTGGAAAAAATGAAAAAAGCACTCATCACAGGTATCACCGGGCAGGACGGATCGTATCTGGCGGAACTCCTGCTGGAGAAGGGCTACGAGGTCCACGGCATCATCCGCCGCTCCAGCAGCTTCAACACAGGCCGGATAAACCACATCTTCGACCGCCTGCACCTGCACCACAACGACTTGACCGATGGCAGCGCCCTAAGCCGCCTCATGGGGGAGGTCAAACCAGACGAGGTTTACAACTTGGGGGCGCAGAGCCACGTGCGCGTCAGCTTCGACATTCCCGAGTACACCGCCGACGCGGACGCCCTCGGGACGCTCAGGCTCCTTGAGGCGGTCAAGGCGCAGTGCCCGGAGTCCAAGTTTTACCAAGCGTCGTCCAGCGAGATGTACGGAAAGGTGCTGGAAATCCCCCAGACCGAAAAGACGCCGTTCTACCCCCGGAGCCCCTATGGCATAGCCAAGCTCTTTTCGTACTGGACGGTGGTGAATTACCGCGAGATGGGCATGTTCGCCTGCAACGGCATCCTGTTCAACCATGAGTCTCCCCGCAGGGGCGAGACTTTCGTGTCGCGCAAGATCACCAAGGCCGCCACTAGGATACGGCTGGGGCTGCAAGACGAACTCCTGCTCGGCAATCTGGACGCCAAGCGCGACTGGGGATACGCCAAGGAGTACGTGGAGGCCATGTGGCTCATGCTCCAACAGGGCACCCCGGAGGACTTTGTCATCGCCACGGGCGAGACGCACACCATACGGGAGTTCTTGGATGAGGCGTTCGGATACCTCGAAATGGACTGGACAAAATATGTGGGGATCGACCCCAAGTACTACCGCCCCACGGAGGTAGACCTCCTGCTGGGCGACGCAATGAAGGCAAAGACAGTATTGGGTTGGGTGCCCCAAACCAAATTCCGCAGCCTAGTGCGCTTGATGGTGGACTCGGATTTGGTCGATGCCCGCGGGGAGAGGAACCATGAAAATTCTATTCGCCGTTAATTCTTGGGATGTGGCCGCCAAACACGGTTTCCACCAAGTGATTCGCGATACTTGGGGCGGGGATGTCACCCCCGCCGACCTGCGTTTCTTCATGCCCCGAGTGTCGGATCAGCGGTCGCTGCCGGATGAAGTCTTCGTTGACGTGTCAAGAGACTACGATTGCATTTGTCGCGAAGTTCAAGAAGTCCTTCGTTGGTCCGTTCGGGAAGGATACGACTTCACCATTTTGCTTAGTACCGACTCGTTTCTGATCCCCCAGAAAGTCTTGGCGTGCGGCTTCGAGAAATATGACTACTCGGGCGACTTCGCGTTTAATGAGACTGTTCCTTTCGGCGAGGTTATGGGGGATACTGTAAACTGCACTTTCAATACACAGGAAGGTTACAGGGTACATCGACACCTTTATAATTGGGCTGGTGCCGGGCCTGCGCGAATACTGTCCAGAAAAGCAACCGCCGTGGTTGCCGAAAGGACGAAAGAGGCGGAGTACTGGTACGCCGCCGACGACATTATGATCGGACAAATACTAGGGCCGCTCATTAAAAAGGGTGAAATTACCGCTTGGCGCATTCCCAACTATAACGGCGAAATGGTTTGGCACTACAAGAACTATCCGGAGAACCAGAATACTCCTTACAGCCCATCCACGGGGTGGATGCAAAGGATGTACACAGAGCACCGGACTTAGTGGGGGGTTTACTATGATTTCGCTTTTACATACAACTGTTAGACCGAACGCTTGGAAGACCGCGGCCGACAATTGGTTTCAAAACTGCGACCATTCAGGGAACGTAGAGTACGTGCTTGTGCCTGAGAAAAAGCAATTTCCAAGTTTGAGCAATCTGGGGGTTCCGTTCGAGCACCAAGTTGTTGAGTACAACGGAAACAATCCAACCCCCGTAGGAGGATACAATTTTGCTGCTCAAATTTCTCATGGGGAAGTCCTTGTTCTTGTTGCGGATGATTTCTATTCCGCACCCCACTGGGACACCAACCTTCTCAATTTGCTAAACGGTAAGCTCGATCAGGAAGTTGCTGTTTGGGCAAACACAAACATGCCTTCTTTTGATCCGTACTTCATTTCGTTTCCGATTATCACTCGACCGTATTACAAGCGGTATGGCTACTTGTTTTGCCCTGAATATACGTCTTGTTATGCCGACGTGGAATTCTATGAAGTCACCGAACTAGATAAAATAGAGATCATTGATGCTCGTAACGTTTTGATGTTCCAACACCTTCGTGGGGGCATAGGCGGCGCATTTCGCGACGACGAGGATTATATGAAGCACGGGGGACCCGGAGACCGTAGTGGAGACCTTTACTCTAAACGCAAAGCGGCTGGATTTCCGCGAGAAGTGTTACCACAATGAAAGCCACAATCGTTACCACCACCGTCAATATCCCGTCCTTTTTGGGGGGGTACCAGAAAAACGCCAACCAATTCGGGCAGGATGTGAACTTTATTGTTGTTGGAGATTACAAGAGCGCGGCGAGAACAGCGGAGTACTGCGCCACGATTCCAAACTGTCTATATCTCGATCTGCCAAGTCAGCGGGATTATCTGACACGATTCCCGACGCTGCGAGAGCATTTGCCGATCAACTCCGTGGAACGTCGAAACGTGGGTATGATGTTGGCGTACACGACTGGCGCAGATGTAATTATTACGCTTGACGATGACAATTTAGCAACCGACCAAGACGCTATCGGTCACCACAGAATAGTGGGGACAACAGTGACGCTTCCAACGTACGGCTCTAGCTCCGGATGGTTCAATGTTTGTTCGTTCCTGAAAGAAGAGAGCGATGTCGAGTTTTATCACCGCGGGTACTCCCCCAAGAATCGGTGGGCAGATTCTTTCGTGACCATGCAACCCGAACGCCGTAAAGTTGTTGTCAACGCAGGTTTTTGGTTGGACGATCCGGACGTGGACGCCACAACTAGACTGGAAAGAAAAGTCCGGGTTACCGGATATAAATCAGGTTGGCCGGGTACTATCGCCTTGGCCCGCGGGACTTGGACGCCGTTTGATTGTCAGAACACCGCGTTGACCCGCGAGATCATCCCGGCTTACTTTTTGAGCCCGTATATTGGTCGGCACTCCGACATCTTCGCTAGCTATGTTATCAATCGGCTTGCAGAACACTTCAATCACGCCATCGCGTTCGGAGACCCTTGGGTTTTACATGACCGCCATTCACACAATCTATGGAAGGATTTGGATGTAGAACGCGAAGGCATGCAATTGACGGACGGCTTCTGCGATGCCCTGCGAAAGATTGATATTGCCGCAGACGGCTACCACCAAGGATTCGGGGAAATAATATCCGGATTGAATGCTTGGGCGCGATCTGAAACTCAGCAGAGAATCGTTGAAGGTATGCGTCTCTGGCACGGGGCATTCGAAGTATTGGAGGGCACGATGAAAGAGGCACCCATCACTGACATCATCAGCGGGGAGACCAAAGAATGAAGAAACGAATCGCAGTAACGGGGGGTTCGGGATTCGTTGGCAAGCACCTAACGAAGAGGCTTGCGCAGAACGAAGGCTACGACGTGGTTTCCCTCAGCAGCAGTCAATACGATCTGCGCCGCAGAGACCGTGTGGAGGCGATGTTTGACGAGTTGCGGCCCGACATCGTAGTTCATTTGGCCGCTGTTTGCGGTGGAATAGGAGCAAACCAGAAGAGTCCGGGAAAGTTCTTCTATGACAACCTGATCATGGGCGTGGAGATGATCGATGTCGCCAAGGAGCGGGGCGTAGAGAAATTTGTCCAAGTCGGAACTGTCTGCGCTTACCCCAAGTTCACGCCGTCGCCGTTCACGGAGGACAATCTATGGAACGGCTATCCCGAAGAAACCAACGCGCCATACGGAATCGCCAAGAAGGCCCTGCTGGTACAGTGCCAAGCGTACCGCCAGCAGTACGGGATGAACGCAATTTACCTCATTCCGGTAAACCTCTACGGTCCCGGAGACAACTTCAACCTTGAAAGCTCGCACGTCATCCCCGCGCTGATCCGGAAATGCCTTGAAGCCAAGAAAACCGGAGCCGAGAGCATAACTGTGTGGGGCACGGGTAGCGCGTACCGAGAGTTCCTGTATGTCGAGGATTGTGCCGAAGCAATCGTTTTGGCCGTGGAGAAGTACAATGGCCTGGAGCCAGTGAACATCGGCACGGGATCGGAGATTTCCATGAAGGACCTTGTGGGGGTCATCAAAGAGGTCACGGGTTTCAACGGGGGAATTGTGTGGGATGCTACGAAACCCGATGGTCAGCCTCGCCGCCGTCTGGACACCTCGCGAGCCCTAGAGACGTTCGGCTTTAAGGCGCACACGACGCTTTCGGAGGGGCTTGGCAAAACCGTTGCATGGTATACCGAACAAATGCAGGGGACTGTATGAACGAACTTCTTATCACTGGCGACAAGGGCTACATCGGGTCGCATCTGGTGCAGCTAATGAGCGGAGAAAGCTGCGACATGAAGGACGGTCAGGACTTCGGGAACATACGCGGCCGCATGTTCGACACTGTGATCCACCTAGCCGCCCACGCGTCCGTGACGCAGTCTTTGGAAGACCCAGACGAATGCTTGGACAACAATGCTTTCAAGCTGATCCCCTTCCTGACGTGTAACAGGATCGGCAGGCTGGTGTTTTCCTCCACCGGAGGCGCTATCTACGGCAACCGGCATTTTGCAAAGGAAGAAGAAGCTAGTTGGAACGGGTGCGTATCCCCCTACGGCCAATCCAAGTACCTAGCGGAGCAGATCATCCGCCGACTGCATCCGAACCATGTCATCCTCAGGTTCGGAAACGTCTTCGGCGGCAACGACCGCGACAGGAAAGAAGCGGCAGCGCACGCGCACTTCCGGATGGATAACCCCATAGTGGTCTATGGCGGAACTCAGACACGGGACTTTGTTCACATTGATGTCATTTGCAAGGCGCTCATCAAGGCGACCGTTCTGGACATGGCGGGAACATTCAATATCGGAAGCGGCGTGGAGACGAGCGTGGCCAGCATAGCCGAAGAGTTTTCTGCAACGAGAAACGTTCCAATAGTTTACGAACCCGCACGACTGGGAGAAATAGAGAACGTCTCCTTGGACATCACCCGTGCGCGGGACGCTGGATTGGTATGATCATCTCCAGAACACCACTTCGCATGAGCTTTGTCGGTGGGGGCACTGATTTGCCCCTGTTCTATGAAAAGAGTCAGGGTGCGGTGATCAGCACGGCGATCAACAAGTACGTCTATATCACGGTGAACCACAGGTTTGACCACACGATTCGCATCAGCTATTCCCAGACAGAGATCGTGGAGCACATTTCCGATGTCCACCATGACCGATGCCGTGAAGTGATGCGGGAAGTAGGCGTAGACTCGGGAATCGAAATAACATCCATCGCCGACATCCCGGCAGGAACGGGAATGGGTTCGTCGAGCAGCTTTACAGTTGGGCTTTTCAATGCTCTTCACGGATTCTGCGGTCGTGTGCAGACAGCCCACCAGCTAGCCGAGCAGGCCTGCAAGCTTGAAATCGACACGCTCAAGGCACCGATAGGAAAGCAGGACCAGTATGCCGCTGCGTTTGGGGGATTGCATCGCTACCTATTCAACTCCGATGGGTCGGTATTCGTTGATCCCGTGCTGTGCTCACCCGGAAGACAACGCAGCTTTTTCAACCATCTTATGCTGTTCTACGTGGGGGGGACGCGGGATGCGTCACTGGTACTTGGGGAAATCAAGCCCTCGGAGGACAACCACCTACATAGGCTACGCGAGCTTGTTGATGTTTTCTGGCTCGGCCTGACGGGAGATAAGGACATCCGCGAGTTGGGAGAGGTATTAGACTGCGGCTGGCAGTGCAAAAAGAAAATGTCAGGCGGTATCTCAAACCCGACTATTGACAATTACTATGAGGCGGCTAAGCGAGCGGGAGCCTTGGGCGGCAAGCTTTTGGGTGCTGGCGGGACAGGATTCCTCTTGTTTTTCTGCGAACCCGACAAGCAAGACGCTGTGCGGAACAGCTTAAACGGCCTTCGCCAGATTGAGTTTGCGCATGCGCCAGAAGGGAGCAAGATCATATATGTTGGCGGCTAAGCTGTCCGAGTACAGCAAAAACATTCAGGAGTGCTTCAACGAGGTTGATGTGGAAAAGGTGCAGCGGGCGGCAGAACGATTACTTGCTATCCGCAAGTGCGACGGCACACTTTTCATCATCGGCAATGGCGGAAGCGCAGCCACGGCCTCCCATATGGCTGTTGATTTCGAGAAAGTCGCCGGGATGCGGGTGGTAAGCCTGACCAATGTGCCGAACATAACCGCATGGGGAAATGATGTCGATTACGAATCGGTTTTCAGCGAACAATTAAAACGACAGCTTGGACGGCAAGGGCAGCCCGCTGACATCCTCATCGCCATCAGCGCATCCGGGAATTCGCCGAACATCCTGCATGCTGCGGAATACGCACGCGGACGGAGCATCTATACGATAGGCTTTATCGGGTTCGGCGGCGGAAAACTGAAAGAGATGGTGGATATCGCTCTTATAATATCTTCCCGCAACTACGGAGTCGTAGAGGATTTCCACCTTTCTCTAAACCACATCCTGTCGCAATATCTCAAGGACGCCATAAATGAAAGCGTTTCTCCTAGCGGCAGGTAACGGAACCCGGCTCAGACCCCTTACCGACAACATCCCCAAATGCCTAGTTCCGATTCGGGGAACGCCGATGCTTGACATTTGGCTGGACATTTGCCGCCGAGCGGGCATCAATGAGATTCTGCTTAATTTGCACGCCCATGCGGAAGCCGTCCGCCCCGTGCTTAGCCAATATCACGGCATGAAAATCCGAGTTGTAGAGGAACCGACTTTGCTGGGCTCCGCCGGAACCATCGGCGCAAACCGAGAATGGATAGCGGGAGACGATTTTTGGGTATTCTATGCGGACGTGCTCACCACGGCAAATTTGGGCCGGATGCTCGCCTTCCACCGCCAAACGCATTCAACCGCAACAATCGGGGTCTACCAAGTGGGAGAACCCAGCCGATGCGGAATCGCAGTTTTTGACGATAATTTCGTCGTGCGGGAATTCGTGGAAAAACCCACTGAGCCAAGGAGCGACTGGGCTTTCTCGGGAATCATGGTTGCCACCCCCGAGTTGCTAAGGGACATTCCGCAACGCACTCCGGCAGACTTGGGATTCGATGTCTTACCTCGGCTTATAAACCGCATGTCGGCTTATCCCATTTCTGAATTCATCATGGACATCGGCACTGTGCAAAACTACAGCCTTGCCCAAGATAGGTGGCCGGGGCTTGGCTGGATTGGCGTAGATTTCGACGGAACACTGGCAGTCAGCATTTCCAAGCAATGGAACGGTCCCCTCGGGCCGCCAATACCACCGATGGTCGAACGGGTGAAGACGTGGCTTGCCCAAGGCACGGAAGTCCGCATCTTTACCGCACGCGTATGTCCCAGAAACAAAGACGGCACGCTGCAATCCGAGTCCGAGATGGACGAACTCAAGAGCCGGATGGGCGATTGGTGCGAGAAGCATTTGGGAAAGCGGTTTGCTGTAACTTGCGAAAAGGACCACAATATGGCGCAACTATGGGACGACAAGGCGGTGCATGTCGTCCGGGACACAGGGGAAGCATGCGCATTCTCCTAGCCATTCAAAGCTGCCACCGCGACCGGGGATGCCATGAACAGATTCGGGACACTTGGATGGGTCTGAATAACGGTGCTATTGATATTAAGTTCTTCTTAGGCAACCCCAAGGGAGAAGCCGCGGCGGATGAAATTTTTCTCGATGTTCCCGATGATTTGCACTCTCTCTCTTTGAAAACATTGGGGATGATTGTTTGGACACTTGAACACGGTTACGACCACTCTTTTAAGGGCGACACAGACACCTATATTTGCATACCACGACTTCTCGCCTCGGGGTTCGAGAAACACGACTATTCAGGCTGCGTACAGGGACTAGACCAAGGACGTATAGACGCCGTGTATGGGGGAACGGGGTATTGGCTCAGTCGTCGAGCCATGGAAGCGGTAGTGAGGGGAAAGGAAAGCAAAGTTGCCGCGGGTTACACCGAAGACTGGTGGGTATGCCAGATACTTGTTCCAGTGGGCATCATCCCGTTCAATGACCCTCGTTACCGCATCATCACAACCCTTATCGGGCCACAACCGAACAACGATACCATCACATGTCATAATGCCGCGCGCTTTCCTCAGATAAATTTACGGGATAAAACAAACTTGTACGCCATGCATGAAAAAGCAAAAGGCATACAATCGTGAAACTCCTCCTAGCCATCGTAACCTGCGAAAAATTCAAGGCACGAGCCGACGCCCAGCGGGCGACGTGGGTGCCGCTTGTCAAGGGCGCGGATGTCCGCTTTTTCCTCGCCAAACAAGAAAGGGAACCGCTTCCTGATGAGGTTTTTCTTGACGGTTGTCCCGACGACTATCACAGCCTTCCCCTCAAGGTACGGCTGATGCTCCAATGGGCGCTGGCGAACGGATACCAGAAAGTCTGCAAGCTCGACGATGATACATGCGTACACCCCCAACGCATGCTCGCTGCTTTGCCAACCAATTCCTATACAGGATTTGTTAATCAAACCCCCCCAAAACCATGGTGTAGCGGGTTTGCGTACTGGTTGGACGAACGTGCGATGAAGATAGTAGCTAACGCTGAGATTCCTACAGGAGAGTGGGCAGAGGATCGTTGGGTTGGAAGCGTGCTTCACGATGCTGGGATTCAACCGTTATACGATAGGCGGCACTGCCTTATTATCCCCGGATGGTCCGTGCCCGATTTTAAGCGGGCTGTAGCTATATGCGATTGTACTGGGGATAATGCACACCCGGTCGGACAATCAAAAACTATGTTGGAACTCTATACCATGATGGAGTAGTTTCGATGCTGCCCGCAAGTGCAGGGCTTTCCACGATTGACGTTCCAACGTCTACAGCCACTAATTTGACCTCCACGGACTTTTGCTTCGCGGGGCATTTTACGAATAGAAACGGGTCCACCGATCCGACCACCAATACAACCCGCTCTCCTTTGATGTTCTGAAGTATGATCAAGCGGCGCACGAATACGTGCTAGATGCCCCGATTCAACACTCTTGCGTCCGCCCTTACGCCCCGCTTCTCGCTGATGTTCTACGGTGCGTACTTTGGCCAGATGCCCGCTCTCAACAGCTTTACGCCCGCCCTTACTACTAGCCTGTTTACGTTCTTCCGGCGTTAAGCTAAATATACCCGTACCGTTTTCTCTATGTTTCAGACCTTGCGTAAGGCCGCCCCGTACTTTTGCTTCCCGAGGCTGGTTTAGTGCACCGCGAACTTTTGCTTCACGTGACATCTTTTTAATGCCAATCTTACCCGCATTACTCGCACCGCGGAGCATCGCTTCTCGGGGCATTTTACGGATGCCGATACGACCTCCAATTTTCCCCATCTCCTCTTCAAGGATAGATTTCCCATATGCCTGAATCAACGGGGAAATCTTGTTCAGTCCGCCGTGCTCTATGTAGGTCTTCTTGCGGGCGATGTCCATCGCCTCGCAAGCCTTGAGATAGAAATTGTAGTCCGAGTCGGAATAGTCCTCAGGACGAGGGATTTCGCGGATGAGACGAAGTTCAACGCCTTGACCAAAGCGTCTTGTGTAACCATTTACTCTTCGCTTAGCAAGTGTCCGTATGGTGCTCCCCACGAGCCCCACGGGCCTACCGCCCACAAAAACTTCGTACGTGCGTCCTGATCGCATGCCTATAAATACTCAATTTTTATGCTAATAACAGTGCCGGGACTTTTGTTTCATCCCCCAGCCCCGGCACCTTGATGCTTAGCCCGACACGAGTCGGGCATAGATTGGACGGGGGAAGCTCTTATCCGTTCTGCCCTGTCAGCCAAGCCACGGTGTCAAGCGAGCCCAGCGGGGTCTTGCGCACGCGGAGCCATTTCCACGTCATGCCCGCCGGAGACCAGACCACTTGGTTGTTGTTGGTGTCCTTGAAAATGGAGATCGCGGCGTCCGTCTGCGAGGCGGAACTGAGGTCGCCGCTCGTGCCCAACACGTTTGTTCCCACGCCGATGCCGCCAGCCGTGTTGGAAGCCGGGACCGCCACGCCCGTGCTGGCGTAGCCGTTCACCAGGCTCAGGCCGATGCCCAAGGGAAGGACGCCGTTGATGGCGAAATGGATGCCGGGGGTCGCGTCCACGGTATGCGCCGGGATGTAGGCCGGTCCGGTCTGAAGCACTTCCTTGCCGCTGGACTTGCCCACGTAGGCGTTCCAGCCCGCGGCCAACCCCGTCACGTCCGCGGGGGGCGGGGCGATGAACAGGACATAGTTGTCACTGACGGCGAGGCTGGACTCCGGGCTTGCCGTGGTCTCGCCCCAAGGGGTGATGTACGTGACCTTGACGAAGTAGGTGCCTTGGTTGCTGAGGCCGCCGAACGCCGCCGGGCCTTGGCTCAGGGTCGGTCCAGAGACGGGTGCCGCCACGAGGTCGGTGCCCGAGGCCCCGCTGCCGTCGATGTTGACGTAGGGGTCGTTGCTGACCTCGATCCACGTCTTGGATTCGACTCCCGTGATATGCACGGACAAAGAGACGAGGTTGCTGATGTCGATCCATGCCCCGGTTGCGGTGGCGGCCGGAGGCGAAGTGATTATGGCTGTCGAGTCGAAAATACCGATGTTTTTGATCTGCATGGTTTCCTCAATAAAGCGGGCGGAAGTCGGACTTTCAAGGCCCCTAATAGAGGGTCGAAAAAGCGGTATTTTGTGTGGAAACCTACTTTCGCCCCTTTAAGTGAGGGCACTATGCGCAAAACTTATCCCCAAAAGGTGTACGGCCTCGGCAGCGAAAAGGCCACGGAAACAGTATTTTCCAAGAACCACTTCGCCAGCTTGGCGGCCTATTCCGAGGAGGTCCGCCAGCAGATCGCCAGTTGGGGGCTGACTCGGGTAGCTGGGTCGATCTACGAATGCCCCGCATCCCACGATTTCTGGCAGGTCAAGGACGGAAAAATACGGAAATTAGTCGGCTCTGAGGTTGACGATGGGGACTCAATCCCCGGTGCCCCCGAGGATAAGCCAGCCACGTTTTTGGCTAACATTCTTGATGATTTGAGCTTCGATTAATGACAGACTTTTTCAATTGCGGGGTCTATCGCTGGCTGAACACAATCACCCAGAAATCCTATATTGGGAGTTCTGCCAAAGTACGAGAACGAAAAGCTGCCCATCTAAGGCTTCTTAAGGCCAACGGGCACCACAGCATCCATTTTCAACGCGCTTGGAATAAATACGGACCCGCCGCCTTTGAATTTGAGATGTTGGCGTTTTGCCCAAAGGAAGACCTGTTGTGGCACGAACAGATGGCGATAAACTCGTTCGACGCGGTTAAAAATGGGTACAACGTCATGCCGCTAGCGGGCAGGAATTCTGGAATCAAACTCTCACCCGCAAGGCGAAAACAACAAAGCGGGATTTCCAAGCGGTTGTGGTTATCAAAGGAATTCCGTGACAGACAGAGCGCGTCGCGCAAGGCAGCATGGCAATCCAACCACGAACGTAAAAAGCGCCACGGAGAGCGTTTTACTGCGTACAACAAGCAACGGGAATATCCGGCAGACATAAAAACACGTATGAGTTTAATCTCTAAAGCTGCTTGGAATGATCCGATTTTTAGAAAAGAACAGCAAGAGCATTGGACCGCCACACGGCGTAAAGCTCAGGCAGATAGAATGCGTCAAGTACAACTTTTGAGTCCTCGTATTCATAGGGAGTGCGAGCCCTTTCGGGAGATTGTCACTTCATGGCTCCAACAAATGCCACAGCTAGACGGGGTTACAATTTGGGGGCGGTTACAAGCACTCGGGTATACCAAAGGCGTTCAAGGCGTATATCGTTTTGTGCGTACTTTGCGCAGCGAATCGGTTCGAGAACGTCATAATCGTGAATGGAATGAATACCTTACCCATCCGAATGTGTGTTTAACGTGCGGTTCTTCGATTGTCTTGCGCAGGAGGGATTTGTGTCTCGCGGGAGTAAGAAAATATTGTAGTTCCGCTTGCGCCAACAGAGCACAAGTTACATGTTTAAAGAAGGAGAAAGCAGCCTCGGCTGCCGCATAACTATGGCGAAAGAAAAACTGCCTTATACAAGTATTTTGGATGAAATTCTTGACTCCAGGGAACCCTCGTGGAAAGACCTCGATCTTGACGAGGCAAAAAAGTCCGGCGAGGAAACGCTCGACCGCACGCATTCCCTCATCGATCGGGACTTCATGGACGAAATCTCGGAATCGGCCTCGAAGCACACCCCCATCCCGCCGTCGAAGAGCGCCACCCTCACGGATCGCCTTCGCGAGAAGGAGAAAGCGTCTCCTCGGGTCTCCGCCGTGCAGGAGAATTGGCACAAGGACGCCTACTCCCGAGAAGATGAGTACCGCAACGCTTACGGCGACAGCGATTCGCTGTTCAACGAAGTCACGATGAGCTTGGAACAGGCCGCGTCCGGGGGAAACCTGAAGGAGAACACCGCCGACAAGAAGGAAGTCACCGATGCCGCGGTCCAGAAGTACATCCGCGGGCTGCTCAACCAAGGCACGTCCCCGGCGAAGGTCGCCCAGAAGCTCGAAAAGCTGGCCGAGCTTGAGCTTTTCAACCACACGACGGCGACCGATTATCTCCAGCGCAATGCCGGAATGCTGGGCATGGCCTACCTTGAGCCCAACACGTTTATGGATAAGCAGAATCCGAACTATCGCCACAACGCCGGGGCATTGAAGCACGATACCTGCGCATTGTGCCACAAGCCCGGCGACAGGTGCACTTGCGAGCAGGACGAGCTTGCCTGGAACAAGGGCGTCGAGGAAGCGAAAAGCATGAGCTTCGGCGGGAAGCTGTATTGCACCGAGTGCAAAAAGGATGTCGTCCCCAAGGTTCTCCAAGGCAACAGCCTTTGCCCGCATTGCGACCGCATCATCTTCAGCACCAAGCCCTACGAAGTGACGGGCAGCAGCGGCTCCAACGAGTGCGTCGCCTCCTTCGAGGGGATGAAGAGGGCTGGCATCAAGCCGCAGGCGAAGAGCGTCAAGCAGATCGGGGCGTGCCCCGGCTGTACGTTCTTCAAGAAGGACGCATCTGGCAAGCGGTGCAATCTGTACCACCTCCCGGTCGTGGCGAACGCTGGGGAACTCAGCCAGATCGTGAACAACCTTACGCCCGGCGTGCCGCTGAAGCAGAAACGCGCCGCCTTGGTGCAAATCGCCAACCGCACGGACGAGCATGTCCAGCCGTTCGACGCCGGAAAGACGGCGCAGACGCAGATCGTCAAGACCGCCGACGCCAGTGTCTATAATCAGGCGGCCCGCACGCAGCCCGTGCGGCGGACATTCACTTCCGGGCACCTCGCGAAGCTCCATGACAAGGGCGTATCCCTCAAGGACGCCTACAAGTGGGCCGACAAGAAGTTCGGCTCGATCGAGACCAGCGTGGCATTCAGGGGCTTCGTCCAGTCGCTCCGCAAGAACGACAGGGGCAGGATCGTGATAGCCGCGTCCGACCTCCAATTCCTGAACTCCATCGGCATCCGCAACGAGAAGTTCGAAGGCAGCGCGAAGTGCGCTTCCTGCCCGAGCCACTTTGGACGCCCGGCACGCCCGGTCGAGGAAGACCGCGGCGCGATGCGCGTGAGCGGCAACTTCGCCCAGCGCACGGCTTCCGTCGTGGCGGCGCAACAGAAGGAATCGGCCGAGGCGGCGATCACCGCGGCTGATGTCAGGCTGATGCACCAGAAGGGGCACAGCATCGAGCGCATTTTTGCCGTCGCCGCCAAGAAGATGGGCACGCCGGAAGCGAAGAGGGTCGTAGCCCAGTACCTCGCCAAACTGAAGAGGGTGCCGGGGCGGATTCAGGTCAACGCATCCGACCAGTCCTTCCTCGCAAGGGTCGGGTTCAAGCCCGAGGCGCTTCGCACGCTCGAACAGGTGCGTCCTCCGGCGGACCGGGTGGTCGCCAGCAGCGGGGATGCCCCGATTCTTGCCTATCCGGGCATGAACGACCCGAGCAAGAAGACGGCGTCGAAGAAGGCGGAAGACGGGCACTCTATCTTGAACGAGTACGATCTGTCCGGCCCGGCAGCGCAGCAGGATATTAGTGCTGACGAACCGGATCGGCTCGACGTGGAGTCGAACGCTTCATTCAAGGTGGATGTCGATTAATGAACGAGGAACTCAAGGTAGAAAAAAACGGGGAAGTCTCCCACACGCCCGTCATGAGCGAGCGGGAGCGGTTTTCCAAGATCAAGGAAATCCGCGAAATGATCGACGACCCGGATGCCCCGCTGGCACCCATCAAGCGGAAAATAGCCGCCGAGATCGCCTCTGTCACGGCAGAGATGATGATTTGCAGCGAGGATGTGAGCACCAACATGCTGGACGGGCTGAAGGTCAAGGTGCTGGAATCGCAAGTCAAGGCGTTCCGCGAACTCGGCAAGGAACTGATGGAGTCCGACGTGCTCAGCAAGAAGGATTTTTTGAACTTTGATGGTCCTCGTTTGGCTTTTGTGCTAGGAGAGTATCGCCAGGGAGCGGTTGATACCCTTAAGAAAATCGGTATCGACGAGAGTACCGTTCAACAATTTCTCCGTCAGTGGAGGGATGAAATGGCCCAACGGGAACCGGGAATAAGAAAAGCTGTTGATAAGTTGGATTTTACTACGGAAACCAAATGCGATTAATTGACCTGACCGGAAAACGGTTTGAGCGTTTATTGGTTATCAAAAAAGTAGGTACCAATAAACATGGGCAGCCAACGTGGTTGTGCCAGTGCGATTGTGGGGCAACTCCAGTCGTTAACGGATGCGACTTGAGGTACGGGCATACAAGAAGTTGTGGTTGCTTACTTAAGGATTTCATGTCCGGAGTCGGAAAAGCCAACGGGCTTCCGAATAATGAAGCTAATAGAAACAAGGTACTGGAGTACTACAGGCGCAACGCTGGTAGGCGGAAATTATCTTGGGGATTGTCTGTTGAATGCTTCACTGAGTTGATTGCGGCAGACTGTTTTTACTGCGGAGATGTACCAACGAGAATTGTTCGGCACCAACACTGTGTGCAAGAGTTAATTTGCAACGGCATAGACAGGCTAAAAAGCACGGACGGGTATGTCGAGGGCAATGTTGTGCCTTGCTGCTGGGACTGCAATAGGATGAAGGCCGCTATGTCGGTTGAGAATTTCAAGCGGCACATTTCAAAGATTTACAGGCATTCGATTGGAGTGGCAATCGGAGCGGGAGAATAACATGGGCGTAAGCGGAAATTCTAACGTTGGAAAAAGCTACAGTTCGTTTATCATCAGCGAAGACCTGCTGGCGAAAGTCACAGAGGCCGTACAAGCGGGGGAGAAACAGGCCCGCTCGTCCGGGAACATCCAGAGCTTCGAGGTGTTCTATCGCGGCTTTCGTGCCAACATCTGCATCGGGCGCATCTATGTCATTCCGGCGTCTATCTGCTCCGACCGCAAGGACTTCCCGACTGCGTTGCTCTACGGCTGCATCGTAAGGGAATTCGGCGGCGAGGAAGTCGGCGACATGATCGAGAAGAGGATCGGTATTAGCGATTGGGACGAATACAGCCAAGCTGACTTCGACACAATCAAAGAGCGCTTGTTCGGCGTCGGAGACGGCAAGTTCGAGTCCCTCGTCCTGTTCGCCCCCAACTGGCTCAGCAAGCGCGAGTATATTGTCTTCAAGTTCACGAAGGACGAGACGCAACTCAAGAACAACTTGCGGCATCAGGTGTTCGCGGCGTACTACGATCCCCGTCTGTCGAGCGCATTCAACGCCATCATGACGAACGCCAACACGACCAAGATCGACGTTACGGACATCACCCCGAAGCTGAATTTCCCGTTCCTCGCCGAGAACTTGCTCACGCAGTATCCGGACCTCCAGAAGCAAGCCGGGAACAAGAAGAAGATTTTCCTGAACCACCGCACGGCCGACGCCGTGACCCAGGAAGTACTGGACCCGCAGGAACTCGACGTGTTCGAGTCCCTCAATCAGGCGCTCAGCGAAGCTTTGGTACCCAGCACCGAGACGGCGGAGGAAGCCGGGGAAGAGCATCACGACGACGGCGGATTCGACGTTCCCCGCGTGGCGTCCAAAGAAGCCATGTCGTACGAATCGATGAAGGGGCTTGCCAAGTCCCATGAATCCGAAAACTCTGTCGGGGGTCGCAAGCCCGACTGTGGTTGCAATTTCTGCAAGAACAAGAGCACCTCCGGCAAGAAAGACAAGGAAGACGCTCCAAAAACCGGAGCCGCCGAGGCATTTGGTGGAAGACAAGCCCCGCCGTTCGGCTCTGAAAAGAAGACAGACAAGCAAGAGGGGGAAGCGAAGTCAGCCGCCGATAAGAAATGCAAGACCTGCCATGCAACTCTCATGGGTGACGAAGCCCGTGGCGACCGTTGCAACAAGTGCTTGGACGAGGCTGCCAAGAGGCACAAGGACGCCCACGAAGACGATGACCGGGGTGCTTACGTTTCCTTCAAGATTGATCCGCAAGGCAATTTGAATGTCGCCGCGACCGAACTCGGCTTGAAGGAAATCCCCGCTTACAAGGACAAGCCGACTGACAACGCTCTGATGGACATCTTTGAAGACCTACTTTCCAACGGCTGGGAATGGAAGAATCCGGAAGATGTCGGTGCTTTGACTTCTGCTCCAATTCTTCTCAGCCCGAGCGGGAACGTCTACTGGCATGAACGTTATCAGATTGAAGACCCAATTGAAATGCTTGCCAATGGTGAAACCGTCCGCTTTGATGGTGCTGGCTTGCTGGAAGAAGGAAAAACATCTGGCAAGAAATGCGCTTGCATCGAGCCCGCCGCTCACGAGACCCCGATTACGAACGTCGGGCCGGGCACCGAGGCAGCCGCAGCCCAAGAAGGCACGGTCAAGGCCGTCAAGGAGCGTGTCGAAAAGCAGGAAGGCGAGCCGCCCATCGGCGTGGCCATCGACGAGACCGGGGTTCCCCGCCGCGAGGAAGAGGAAGCCAAGGTCGGCAGCAAGAAGACTTCCGCCATCGAGGACGACACGCCGATCCTGCCCACGGTCATTGCTGACAGCGTCATCCGCGAAGTCCAAATGTTCTTCGTTGGCAAGGGGCTGCAAGACTCCATTGGTGAGAACACCGAGCCTGTAGTGGACTACCTCACAAACTACGCGGAGAGGGTGTACGCCGCCAACACAGCCTTCCGCAAGAGAATCCGCTCCCGTGGCAACGCCGGGCGCGATTACCTGTATGCGTTCATGCGCCACTGGCTAGCTGGATGGCTGAAGGACCACAGCCCCGAGGCATTCCGTCAGCTTCCCAGCGGTTTCGCCAGTGGGGAGGAGCTTCCGAGAACGGTTTCGGAGAAGAAAGCCACTAACGGAGATTCGCAAAATGAGGAAAATCCGCTGCAAAACGCCGCGGAAGGTGTCGGCAGCGCGATCAGCACCGCTGTCAAGGTTCTTCCGGAAGTGCTCGCTTCTGACAAGGAAGCCGCTATTACCAAGAATCGTAGCCGCACGGGAAAGCGTTACCCCGGCACACATCCGGACGCTGGGCGACTCATGCCAGCAAGCTCGTCAAATTCCCTTGGCAGCGGATACTCCGCGGCATATGGCACGGGTGGATTCCACGACAAGCACAGCTTCCCGCCCAAGGATGTCCGCGCCTACCTCATCAAGACCACGACGCCCGATGCGCAGCCGCACCATGCCATGCTCGACCATGCAGCAGAGATCGATGCAGGGAAATGGGGACCAAACCCGACTCTTAAGACAGCCGCCCAGCAAATCAAGGCGGATTTCATCGCCGAGCATATCGCCGCCGATTTCGACGAGGGCTATGAAGTGGCGTCCTTGAAGACCAAAAAGGCATATGACGAGCGCGAAGCAAAGCTGAACAAGCTCCGCCCCAAGCAGGCGGATGTCGCGCTCGACATCGACTCGATCTGGGAAGAAATTACCGAGGATATGGGACCGGCACCATTGGTCGATATTGATGTTCCTGGTGAGACCGCGACGCAGCCGGAGGGCAGCACTGATGGCCGCCCGAACAAGAAAGATGTAGGCGAGTTGCCCGAGGCGTTCAAGAGCGACGAGCCGGAAGACGACAAGGCATTGTCCGAGCCCGAAGCCGAGGCGCAAGAAGATTCCATGCCGGAGGCGAAGCAGGAACATGACGAGCCGGAGTCCGACAAGCCGTGGCAGGTTTCGTCCAGCATGGAAGACTTCGTGAAGGAAGCAGCCGACGAACTGGAATCCGATGCGCCGAAGTTCGGGTGCGACCAGTGCGAGATGCTCAGCATCAACGGGATACCGTGCCACGAACTTGGCTGCCCCAACGGGAAGAAGACGTGGGTGCCGGAAAAGGGCTGGGTCCGCTACAACGAGTGCCCGATATGCGGCAGCGATGTGGAAGAGGGCGAGTCTTGCAACTGCCAAGAGCCTTCCGAGGAAGAAGAGCTTTACGAGAAGCCCGATCTGGACAAAAGTGGCGAGCCTCTTGAAGGGGACATCCACACGTCTGCCAAGAAGGTCAAGGCCGACAAGCCGAAGAGGGCGGACATTGCGGACAACGCCGTGGACGCCGATAAGGGCGAAGCACCAACCAAGGAAACCGGGGAATCTTCGACCGTGCAGCACCACAAGGAATATGACAAGCAGCAGTCCAAGGGCGCTGGCGGTTTTGAAAAGCAGGTGCATTGCGAAAAGCATCCTGCTTGGGATGCAACTTGTCGTGGCTGTCAGGCAGCCTATCGTGCCGCACAATCGGATGAAAAACCGCGAGGCTATGAAGCAGAAAATCTGCGGCATCATCCGGATTTTAAATCCACACTCACATCACGCACGGGCGTATCCCAAAAGAAAGCCGATACCGCCGACAACCCGTACAACTGGAAGGACGGCGACGGAGCGCCGGAAGACAAGAAGAACGCCGTCAAGGCGGACACCAGCGGGCCGAACGCGAGGAGCGCCTCCGCCTTGGGAACCATAACGACGCCAAAACCGAAGAAGCCCATCGACAACATAGGGCCGAGCGACGGTCCCACGGGCCAGAAGTTGGCGGACGGCATCCAGCAGGACTTGGCGAAAGCCAAGGCGGAATCCGTGAGCCCCTACGCCACGAACAGCAACACGAAGCCGGAAACCACTTCGGCCGAGGAACTGCGCAGCAAGACAGCGGCCGAGCCGACAGGCAAATTCGATGGTCTCTATGTGACCGCTGTTTATTCAAAGGGCGGCATCACACTGAAGCCGACTCCGGAGCTTCTCAACGAAGTTGCTGAGAACAAGGCTGATGTGGGCAAGGGGTTTGTTGAATGGAACCCGCAGCTTCACGATTTGCTCGAAGACTTCACTGGCAACGGCTGGGAATGGGTCAACCCCGAGGATATCGGTGCATTGACCTCTGGCGAGATCATTTCCGATCCGGGCGGGAACGTCTACTGGCACGAACGCTACCAGATCGAAGATATGGTTGAGGAACTAGTGAGCGGAAAGAACGTATGGATGCAGTACGGCGGAAATCTGTACGATGAAGAGGAACCCGCATCCGAGCCCGACCCGAACCAGATGAGCTTGCCTCTGACTTCCAGCGATGTTAGTCGCGACGTGGCCGAGGCTAAGTCCGAGACCGTGAGCCCCGACACCGTGGACACAGATATCCATCAGGAAACCGAGTCGGTACCGGAGGCGGCCAAGGTCGCTGCTCCTGTCTCCGGAGACGTGGCGGAAGCCAAGTCCGAGACTGTGAGCCCCGATACGGTTGACCCGAGCATCAAGCGGGAGACCAAGTCGGTCCCGGAAGCCGCCAAGGTTTCGGCGTCCGAAATCCCTGTGGCACAGGGCGAAACGGAAAGCGGCAAACAGCCTGTGTCCAACCTGGGCGGCGGAGCGCCGGAAGCTTTGGATGTTCCGGCGATCCTGGCGAGCGACAAGGAAGCCTCGGGGCTGTTCGAGAGCCAAGAGCAGAACCCCAGAATCGGCGGGGAAAGGGCGTCGAGGGGCGAATGCCCCCGCTGCTTCTCCCCCGACACGGAGACCTTCACAGTCGCGGAAGGCAAGAAGATGTTCTGCCATGAATGCAACCAGATCGTCTGGACCTTCGGGCAGATGGCGGCAGGCAAGGAAGCGGCGGCGGGCGACAATCTGCCGGAGGAAATCCCCATCGACCTCGGGGCCGGGGACTTGGCTGATGTAGTCATGGCGGAAGAACCCGAGGCGGGCGAGGATAAATAAATGGCGAAATTGCTGGCGGGCTGGGGTTATTGGGACGTGACGAAGTATTCCTACGGCGGGGATTTCCGCCGTTCGGGAACGGACTTGGAGATCATCGAGAATCTGGGTCCGGCAGGAAAGTACCCCAATAAGGAAACCAAGGTCCGCTTCGCGGACGGTTCCGTAGCTGTCATCCCGAATCAAGGAATATCCGACGACGGTCAGGTTACCGCCTCCAAGAAGGCAGCAGGGGAACAGAAATGCGGGCGGTGCGGCGACCCTATCACGAAAGAGCCTTATCGAGCCAACGGCAAGCTCTTATGTTCGCAGACGTGTTACGACTTTGAGCGTCGGGGCATTCCGGTAGGCGGCAAGAAAGCAGCGGAAATGATCCATAGCGACAACGAACTGGGGCAGAAAATGGAGCCCGCGGTTCCCGGCCCCGAGGCAGGTCCGGCGAACGACGAGCTTCATGAGAACTCGCACTCGGAGAACGGGGCTTCCCCCGTGCTCGATGGCGACCTGCATTCTCCGGAGCGTGCGAACGTGAACGCCATCCGCGAGGCCATCGAGACGCAGTCCGAGATGGAAGTCGGTGTGCCGATTTCTGAGAAGCAGGAAGAAGTCAAAGCCGAGGAGGCTGGCAAATCGGTGGAGATCGACGCCAAGCCCGGCAAGCAGATCATCATCAACATCGCTTCCAAGAATGACGAGGCAATTGGCGGCGAGGATCAAGGCAAGATTACATCAGGTCATGGAGGCGGCATGTTCGGCGGAACCGATCTGGAAGGTCCGGCCCTTGAGTCCTGGGATTACCCGGCGAAGAAGGCGGCGGCGCTCAGCAAGACCGCAGCAATTTCCATAAGGGATTTGAAGAAAGCGGGACGGGAATTCCTGGGCCGTATACGTACTGCCGCGATCTCCGTGTTGCAGGGCCGGGACGCCAGCGGTTTCCAGATGGTCATCCTCATGGACGGGCGGGAGTACGTGTTGCGCGGCCAGGATGCGGAAGACTTCCGCCGCGAGTACGCGGGGATTTCCAGGCCGGAAAACAAGGTCAATGCCTTGGTTGAGAAGTATTTGTGGAAGCTCCAGCCCTACAAGCCGAAGACAACGCCGCAAGCACCGTCCCGGACCGTCCCCGAGCGGACTCAGGTCATGAGCTCCAAGACCGCCGCCGACACGATGCGCTGCCCGTGGTGCGGCGCTGAGGCGAGGAAAGAGACCCACGACGGAACCTACAAGTGCACGAAATGCCCTTGGCAGGAGCAGCAGCGCAAGGCGGCGTCATCCAAGAAGGCGGACGAGGATGGAGGCTACGAGGGCTGGACGAACTGGAGCACATGGCACGTCGCCCTGCTGATCGACAACACGGAGTCCGTCTACAACACCAAGCGCAATTTGGCCGCCAACGCCCTGAAGAAGGGCATCGGGATAAAGCAGCTTGCCGGGCAGTTCAGCCGCCTGTTCCGCAAGCAAGCGGAGGAGACCGCGCAATTTCACGAGGATAACGCCCAGAATGCTCGCGATGACCGCGGGGAATTCGAGCGCAAGGAGCTTGAGGGCTACCAGCCCCAGACCAAGGAGGAGGGTTTCAAGCACAGGGTTGACAACCTCTTCTACGGCATCGGGGATGTCCAGAACAGTTGGGAGCAGCCCATGGGCGAGGTCAACTGGGAAGAGATAGCGGAGAGCGCCGTCGAAAGCGAGAAGGAAGAACTGAAGGCAGCGGGAAAACCGATTCCGGAGCCGAAGTCTAAGGACAAGCTGGACCTCACGGAAGAGGACCAGAAGCTCATGCAGGAAATGGGGATCAAAGGCGCTCTCAGCGTGCCCGACAGGCACCAGCTTCGCATCGCGATCGATACTCTCAAGGCACCCGATGCAATGGTGGGCGTCATGGGCGGGATGAACAAGGAGCAGGCGTTGCAGGTCTTGGCGAGGCACGGCCTTCGCTGGGACGATGCCGACTACATGGCGGGCGGCAAGGGCGTGAAGAAAGCGGCTGAGTACAAGGAAGCCATGGGCGATGTGATGCACGGGATGCAGCAGGGCGGCAAGATTTTGAGCATCTTGGAGCAGGGTCCGAAAACCACGGGCGAGGTTAACCGGTTGCTCGGCGGCGAGGAGCACTCGAATCTTGCGTACCCGTTTCTCAAGGAGCTTCAGGACCGCGGCATGGTGAAACAGAAGCAGATGCGCTGGTACATAGTGGCAAAGGACAAAACAATGGCAGACGACACAAAACCGAAGGGCGTGGTAAAGAGCCAAACGGAACTTGAAAAGGAAGCGGGCTTCAATTTCTTCTTCCCCGGTCAAGTCCTGAAGGAATTCTACCCGGAAATCCAGCACGAGATCGTGGACTACCCGAACGCCACCAACACGCCGCAAGGCGTGCAGGCACCGGAGATGGTCGGCGAGCCGGACCAGCAGAACCTCGACACCATGATCGACAACGCCATGGACAACATCGGCATCGTGGAGGCGATCCAGCTTCCGGGCGACGTGGGCGAGGTCGAAGAGGTCCACACCTCGGCGGACTATTCCTCAACCAGCCCCGCCGGGGCGATGGGGATCGGACGCGACGGCAAGCCCGAGGTGCTCGAAGGAGCACCGCTCCGCAAGGAGAATGATATCAGGGGGTTAATGTTTACTGATGAGTTCTACGGAAATTACGACAGCGTTCCGGGCTCGTCGCTGCAAGTGGCATCGAAGAGCGCCGCAGGGTCCAACAGCGGCAACGACGACATCCGCGGCGCGGGCGACCTGTGGCGCGAGCAGTTCTACGGGCAGTATGAAGGTGGACCTTCGGCTGAGTCTATCTTGCAGAAGAAAGCAGCCGCAGGGACCGAGGTTGAACAGTTCGGGATGTTCCTGAAGAAGGTGTGCGGAGAGATAGCCGCAACAATGACCAGCGCATTTAAGGTCACCAGCCGCCCGCTGCTGGACAAAGTTCCGGGCGTCGGCGAAGTACAGCTTGCCCAGATCGAGCAGCCGCAGGGCATGAGCAGCTACAACATTGTTAACACGGGCAGCCGCGTGAAGTATTTGCTAGACAAACTGAGCGACAGTCAAGTGCAGGACTGTATCAATGATAGTTGGAGCCAAGCGGCCGTTTGGAACGATAGCCCGAAGGGGGGCTATGTGTACGAGGTATTCGTGAGGGCCGAGTCTATCGACACTGACTCTATGATTATGCGCTATAAGTTTGTTTGTGGAACTCGTGAATAATCAATAACTTACAGGATCAATGTAAGCGGATACAAATACGAACTTTTCAGTATTGGTGTATATGCTGAAAGATTATTGGCTGGGCCAATTGTGGGGTGGGGTTAGACTAGACCCCACTCAAAATCTACTAGATGAGTGGGGGCCGGGCAGTCATCAAAAGCTTTCAGCGATCTGTTCTTGTGGTAGATCGTTCTCTCCTGTGTTCAAAAATCTAACTCGCGGGCAGGTCAAATCTTGTGGCAAATGTACCTGTAAGCCAGCCTCTTATTGGCTCGAACAGGCTTGGGGAAGTTTGAAACTATCAGCGGATCAACCTCTTCCTAAGGAGTTCCCGCCCAGCCACGCCAAATTTTTAATCTTCAACTGCATCTGTGGCAGTATTACACGCAAGTATTTGCCTGATGTTCAATCGGGACGAATCGCTTCCTGCGGTCATTGCAATGACCGTCCAAAAAACTACTGGCTGAGTCAGAAGTGGGGCAAATACTCTCTGCGTAAAACCCAACCTTTACCTGACGTATTCAATCTAATGTCAGCAAAGAAGTTTGAATTTCAATGCCAATGTGGCCGGAATTCTACGCTACGCGGATCGTGGGTTGTGTCAGGCAACTCCACCTCCTGCGGTAAGTGTAGCTGGAAGCCCAAGGCATATTGGTTAAAGCAGAGATGGGAAAAACTAGCGTTGGATGGGAACCAAGTCCTGCCGGACGAGTGGGGGGATGGGCGATCAGCACCGCTACGTTTCATTTGTGATTGTGGCCGAAGTGTATCAACCAGCATTTACAATGTTGTAAATCAACGCGTTAGTTCCTGCGGTCGCTGCAATTGGAAGCCTAAATTTGAGTGGTTAGACCAATCGTGGGGCAGCCTTAAAATAGACCCCAACCAACCTCTCCCCGAGGAATGGGGGGTTACAAAGAAAGTACGCTTGCTTTGCGACTGCGGGGGTAAAATCGTTTCCAACCTATTCAATATAATTTCGGGGCGAACAATTTCCTGCGGCTGTAGCAAGGGGCAAGGTCCCGCTTCCCCCGAATCGGAAATCAGAAAGTTTGTGGCATCATTAGAGCCCAGTACGTACAACGGAACTTACCGAATATTGGGTACCCGCAAAAGTTATGACATCTACATCCCGTCTAAGAAACTAGCTGTTGAGCATCACGGACTGATATGGCACTCGGAAAAATACAGTGGGACAAAAGCCGACTACGATAAGAGTTTGATCGCCGTGAACCGTGGAGACCGTCTGATCCAGATTTACGCTGATGAATGGAAAAACAAACGCAATATCATGGAACGTATGCTTTGTGATGCGATCAAACCGACAAGCAAAAAACGCATCAATCCAATTTTCACGGTTGAACGCGGAACTCCCAAGGATGCTAGAGGGTTTTTGGATGCCAATCATTATCTTGGGGCCGCCAGTGGATGTCTTACTGTTGTGGCGAAATACAAAGAAGAGATTGTAGGTTGCTGGGTGTTCATGAAACGCGAAGCTCATACCGTGCTGTGGCACCGAGCTTGCTGGGATTGCCGGTTTAAGGCTTGGAATCCCCATGAAAAGGCTTTAACCATGGCGAAGCCGTCGCTCAAGGCCATGGAGTTCACTCGCATGGTGACTTTTTCCGACAACCGCTTTCATACAGGAAGTCTGTATGAAAAGCTTGGATTTACATTTGAGAAGGAGCTTAGACCGGATTACGGATATACAAATGGGGTTAAACGAGTTTCTAAGTATGCATTCCGGGTCAAAGCCGGAGTTAATGAAAAGCAAGCAGCAAGGGTTGGGGGTTGGTATCGCATATGGGATTCTGGGAAAAGGCGCTATTCAATGCCTTTATGAGGTCACAATGAAAGCCTGGCTCAGGAAGACGGCAGGAGCTGTGCAGTATAGATGGCGGGAGACGGTGGACGACTTCGACCGGACGCTCGAAGCCGCCTGCAACGAAGAGACGGAAGAGGCTGTCGTGGACCTCTGGCTCGAATACCCCGAATCGTTCATGCGGGGGCTCGGAGCTTCCCCCGAGGGGGAAGTCCAGCTTTCGGCCATCCGCAGGGTCAAGACGGGCGGCACAGGCCTCCAGCGGCACGATCCGATGGCAAAGATCGCGTCGGCTTCCAATTGGGACCAGGAATTCGCCGACGCGCAAAAGCATGCGGCCGACGTTTTGCAGCAGATGGGAAAAAGCTAAGCATTAAAAGACGATATGCGGGTAGCTCAGTCGAGAGGGGCAAGTCACCTCCTAAATGTTTTGCCCCACAGAGCACCGTCCATTTAAGACGGAGGTCGTGAGTTCAATTCTCACCCCGCGTTCCAAGTTTGAGTTTGTGCTGCATCCAGAAATTCCCTATCGCACCGGGTAACGCCGCCATGTGGGTCAGCACGGGATGCAACCGGGGTGAATGCCCGGCAGCACAAAAAGTATATGGGCTCGCCCGCGAAATCCCCTGAGAGATGCGAGCCGATCACAGGGATGTGAAATCCGACCAGCCACTTCCCGAGATATGGACTCCCGTTCTCAGCCGGGTCAAAGCCGGGGGAGTCGATAACAGGAGCCGGGAATCTACGCCCCGGCTCCACTCTTTCTGACGTGCGGTACCTAGCCTCCATGGAATCCGCATAACCCCGCTTTTCGCCCCTTTAAGTAGGGGTTAAGCATGCCGCCACGCAGGGTCTCGATATTCAACAAGGAAGCGCAGAGGAATTCCGCCTTCGGCAAGGCGATCAGCGCCGGGCTAACGGACATCAACCGCAAGTTGATGAACGCGGTCGAGTTCATCGAAGGCCCGCAGGGCACCGGCATAGTCCTGCGCCCCGTGCAGCGCGTCATCGCCAAGTGCATCTTCGGCGTGCCGCTGGATTGGCGTCCGGAGTGGGCCGACCGCATCCCGCTCTGGGGCCAGGTGCAGATGTGGGACGTGTTCCGCGAGAAGCTCATCCGCACGGTGTCGGAGGAAGAGTACCTCCACATAGCGTTCAACGAAAACCGCTGCAACATCGACGATTGGCGGGACATCCCGAACCTCGGCAAGACTTACGGCGGGTACAACGAAGCGGTCGTCTTTGCTGGCCGCCGTGGGGGGAAGGCCCTCGCTTTGGATGAGCCTATCCCCACCCCCAATGGGTTTGTTCGGAACGGTGACATCAAGGACGGGGACATGGTTTTATCTCCCAGCGGTAAGCCTACCAAGGTTGTTTACGCCCACGAGCCGTTTGTTTCAGAAGTATATTGTGTCACATTCGACGACGGCACATCCGTGTTGGCCCATCCAGAGCATCGCTGGCTGACGTTTACTAGGGCTGACCGTATGGCCTCGTGTTATCGCACACCAGAACACCGTAAAGCACGCAGAGAACAACGCAGGGTAAGGGCGGTTGCTGCTGGTTATGAGTATGCGCCACGCCCTGAAATAGTTGGTTTATGTACTAAACTTCAACCGATGGGGTCTGTAAAAACAACCCAAGAAATTTTTCAGACACTTAAAGTCGGCAATTATTCTAATCATGCGATTCCGCTGCCTAGAGCGGTTGAACTACCGGATAAAGACCTTCCCCTTGACCCGTATTGCTTTGGGTGTTGGTTAGGCGATGGAGAAAGCGCTGGAGGAAATTATGCTGCGGAAGAGTCTGACGCCTTGGAAATTCTTAAATATTTTGTAAGTGCCGGGTTTAGCTGGAAAAAGTCTAAAAGAAAACATCGTTGGTCTATCCGCGGGTTAAAAGTTGTGTTGCGAAAAATGGGGGTTCTTGGAAACAAACATATTCCGAATGATTATCTTTGGGCTTCATCTTCTCAAAGAAAGGCGCTATTGCAGGGTTTGTTAGATACAGATGGGGGATGCTCAAAAGGATTAGTGACATTCACCAACACGAGACGTAATCTTTCGGAGGGAGTGTATCATTTAGCAGCAAGTTTGGGGCTTAAGCCTTATTGGAAAGAGGTGCCCCCTCGTAACCCCAAGCACAAAGTGCAATATTGGGTAACATGGACAGGAGAATCTTCTGTTTTTCGTCTACAGAGGAAGCTTAATCTGCTCTCTGTGACTGTGCGTAAAACTCAAAAATACAGGTACGTTGTGTCTATAGAACCCGCTGGAAGGCGAATGGTGCGTTGTTTGACGGTCGAAGACCCGGACGGTTTGTTTTTGTTTGGCAAAAACTTCAATATCACGCACAATTCGGAACTTGTCGCCGCCATCACCTGTTTCAAGCTGTACCTCCTTCTGAACATCCGCTCGCCGCAGGAATTCTTCGGCTTGGTCCCCGGCTCCCCCATAGACATCACCTACTTGGCTCAAGATGACACCGGCGCTGACCGCCTGTTCAAGAAGCTCAGCGAGCGCGTGAACCATTGCAGTTTCTTCGAGCCCTTCGTCCGGGACAACAACAGCAAGAAACTGACCTTTGTCTGCGAAGCCGACCGCCACAAGCGGGACATAACGCCGACCCTCACGGTGTGGTCGCTGCCCTGCTCCACGAACGCCGTCCGCGGACCTTCGTCCGTGTTCCTCGCCCTCGACGAATTCGCCCATTTCCGCGCCGAAAAAGGCAGCACATCGGAGGACATGTACGCCGCAGCCACTCCATCGACCGTGGACTTCCACCACACGGAACGCATTTATGCCGATGGCACGACGGAAGCCATCCCTCCGGAAGCCGATCCCGACAACGAAGAGGAGGTTCTTGAGGAGGACATCTCGGCGCAGGTCTACGAAAAGAACATTCTGGCTCCCCGCCTCCCTGGGCAATTCGGCGTCCAGGACTCGATGATCTTCAGCATCTCCTCGCCCCTGAAGCGGGTCGGCAAGATGTACGAATTGCACAAGCTGGCTTTGTCCAAGGGTGCCGCCTCCTCGATTTTCACCTTGAACTGCTCGACCGCCGAGATGAACAACAAGGTCCTTTCCAAGACCCTGCGGGCCGACCATGAAAAGAATCCCCTGACGTTCAGGGCCGAGTTCGGCGGGCAGTTCCTCGAATCGTCCGAGTCGTACGTCACGGAAGCCGCGGTCAAGTCCTGCGTGGACTGCCATTGGGACGAGACGGGGCTGCCCACGGAGGGCAGCACCCGGCTGAACGTCGTGAGCTTCATCCCGCAGCTTCACCTCGGGCGCAACTACTTCTGGGGATTCGACCTCGGCATGATCTGCGACGCCAGCGCGCTCGCGATCGCGCACCTCGAATACGGCGGCGGGGGCGGCATCAGGCTGATCTATGACTACATCGACCGCATGATGGTGGGGGAGCATTTCACGGGGCCGTTCATCCCGCAAGCGCCGGGGGAGAAGAGGTACGAAAATTACAAGGTGCTGCCGCTCGAAGACATCCTCGTCTGGATGAAGGCCATCAACAGGATTCTGCCCTGCTTCCGCGGGGCGACCGACCAGCACGGAGGTCAGCAGCTTGCCCAGCTTCTCGAACTGAACGGCATCTTCAACTTCGAGATGCTGAACATCACCCCGGCGATCAACTCGCAGATGGCGTACGCCCTCAGGGGCTACATCGAGAACAAGCTCTGCTCGTTCCCGTACGAGCCGAAGTTCATCAAGGAACTGAAATTGGTGGAACTGGAGGTGGCGTCCAAGTACAGGATTCGCGTCCAAGCGCCGATGGAGAAGGGAGCCCACGACGACATGGCGGACGCCGCGATGCTTTGCGCCCTGCTCGCCCAGAACTGGCTCGTCAAGGAAGGCAACGTGCACATGGACCCCAAGGGCATCGGTCTCCTGATGCAACAGCAGCAATCCAGGCCCCCGGCACCGCTCTCGAACATCGATGGCGTCCCGCTTTCGACCCTCAAGGTCATGGAAAGGACCAAGAAACTCACAACAAATCTGGGATATTCGAGCGGCACGGCCCCGAGGAGCCCGTGGAGCCGCAGGGGCGGCCGCCACAGATAACTCTGTGGGAATTTTATGCCTATGGAAGCCTATTACAGAGAGATCGATAAGGCCAACAATGCTCAACGAACCCACAGTTTTAGATTTCATTTCGAATCACATGCCCATCGTCGGCTGGGGGACGCTGAGTGCATGCACCATCCTAATCACGAAGTGGGTCTGGAAAGCACGCGGGGCGTTTGACAGTTTCGTGGCGAACCAGAAGACAGACCGGGACTTGGTGATGAAAACGCTTGCGGGCATCGAAATCGCCAAGGCGGACGCCCTGAAAGAAGTCGCAGAAGCAAGGGCACACGGGGAAAAATCCGTCGTTGAGTTACAGGAGCAAATCTCAGCAACCTCCTCCAAGATAGATACTTTGGACAAAAACCACCTGACGGGGATCGAGAAGGGAATCGAGTCCTTGAACCAGAAGACCGACAAGATGGTGGACACCTTGACCGGGATGGCGGTGGACATCAAGATTCTCGTGGACCGTACCCCGCGACTGCCCACAAGCTAAATCGTCCGCCTCTAGCCAACAGGGCCCGATTCCGCCAGTATTAACGTCCGTGGAGACCGCGGTTCCAATCGCGGCTTAGAAAGTTCAACCCAAAAAATCACTTGCATTGGCCCCGTATCCGGGGTGTACCATCATAGTTGGAAGGAGACCCGGCTCGCCGGGTCAGACTATGCAAAACGCGATTCCAACCGAGTTGAAAAACTCGCGGGGGCTCCGCAAGCTGAAGGATTTTTACGCCGAGCAGCTAGCTAAGCTGAACGGCGACAAAACAGCGCCGTCGCTGGGGCAACTGCGATCTGACATCCAATGCATCGAAAGCGAGCTCACGGTGTCAGCCGCCGCTCGGAAATAATTTTGTTCGCCAACTAGGCACAATCAGGCCCGACTCCCTGAGGTGGCCCGTGTTGTCCGTAAACTGTGGCTCCCTCGCGGGCCACAGCATCCCTAATTACCTCGTGGTTGTCGGAGGCCCATGGCAGAAGATACAGTCGCACAGCCGCCAGCATCAATTGCAAAATTCAATCGTCTTATCACAGAAGCCTTGACCGAAGGTCCGAAACGGGTCAAGGAAATCTACCAGATCGCACTGGAGCGCCAGCCCCAGGACTGCCCGGATATTTTTTGCCCGCACCGCAAAAAGACGAGCAAGAGCTACGAGTGGCAGCACGAAATCCAGCGCCAGCTATCCCGGATCGCCGCCAACCACGAGGGGTCGTGGTGCCTGAAGACCGCCCAAGCGGCCATCAGTGCGCAGGCCGAGGAACCCGCCGCCGAGACGCCGGAGGACGGCATTCCTGTAGCGCCAGCGGCTCCGGACGTTCCCTACACCGGCGACCCGTTCATCGTGACGGAGTCCGGGCATTTCATGGACGAGGACGAACTGAAAAAGCCCGCGGGGAAGCGGTTCATCGTCCCCAACAACTTCGACGAGTTCTACGCATGGAGGCCGGAGTACGTCCTGACATGGGTGAAGAAGCGCCTGAACCGGTTCCAGGTCGACGACGAGGTCGAGGACTGGACGCAAGACCTGCTCATCCACCTCCGCTACCTGCCGCAAAGCTCGAAGCACCGCCGTCCCGGCGCTAACGGCCGCCCGCGGGGATGCACCGACATTATCGAGACGTTCGATCCGCTCCAGCAGTACGGAGCGAGCGAGCGCCGCTTCCGCAACTACGTGAACAACATCCTCGGCAACAAATTCTTGACGGTGCAGAGCAAGCGCAGCAAGAACCCCGTGCTCCGCCCCGGCAACATCTCGTTCGGCTCCGACCCCGACGAGTCGAAGGAGCGCCGCGGGGGAACCAGCGACGAGTTCATACACGCCAGCAGCAACTATCTGGCAAGCCAGACCACCCGGCTCGCCAAGCAGCACGACGACCGCCTGTACACGAACGAGTTCAAGCAGTTCGTGGAGAATGTTGACCCGTCCGTTTATCCGGCTCTTGAAGCACTGGAATCCACGGGCACCATCGGCGATGCGGCCAAATTCATGGAAGTCAGCGGCGGCGAATTTTCGAGGTTCCGCAACCGCCTGAAGCAACTTGGCGAATGCTTCGAGAAGGGTCTGCCTGTGCCAAAGCAGCGCCGCCCATACAAGAAACGCACCAAGGCAGCAGCGGCAACACCGACTGCATGGCCAACCTATAAGTAATTGAAAATACTGTAAGGCGGTCTTTGAGAAAAAGGAATGGAGATTACACAACGGACACAGCGGAGAATTCTGCTCTTTTGAATGTAAGACCGCTCATTGGCGGGAGTACTGTAGCGGAGAAAACTCTCCCGACTGGGTTGGCGGCCCTAAAACGTATCGCGGAAGGGGCTGGAAGGCCATTCGTCGTGTTGTGGTGACTGAACAGGGAGGAAAGTGTAGCCACTGTCCCGCCTACCTTGGGAGCAGCTTACCCGTTCACCGCATTAAGCCGTTTCGCTTATTTGAGACTGCGGCTGAAGCAAATAGCAGAGACAACCTTATCGGACTTTGTCAGCCTTGTCACATGAAGGCTGAGCATCAAGCTCGGTAGGCGATTCATCGGGATCGACCTCTATCCGGATGTTGCGGAACGCATGAAAAAGCGATGCGCGGACGCTATTTTCCCCCCGATTGTCGTTTCCTCCCAGATTGGGAATGTTCGGGAATCGATATGCCAGCACCGCGTTCGGGAACGGCTCGATCTCGCTGAGCCACGCGGCCTTCCAGCCGAGGGGCTCCCAAGCGACCGTGGCCGCCTCTATCCCGCTGCATACGCTTCCGTAGACCATCATCGGGTATTAATACTTGTCGCCTTGCCATTTAGCGGTTTTCGGAGTACACTATCGGGGAGATTCCTAGAAGCATAATGGACTTCCTCACGAAAAAGCAGCGCAGCCGCCTCATGGCGAGGATACGCTCCGTGTCCAAGCTGGAGCTTTCCGCCAAGGCCGAGGCGGAGCGGATCGCCGGATGCAGGCTCCGCAGGGGCGAGTCCGGGCTCCCCGGCCGACCGGACTACTTCAACAAGCGCCGCAGGACCGCCGTGTTCGTCCACGGGTGCTTCTGGCATGCCTGCCCCGAGCACGGCACCGTGCCGGAATCCAACGCGGGATTCTGGTCCGCCAAGCTTGCCCGCAACAAGGCCCGGGACGCCGAGGTTTTGGAGGAATACCGCAGGATGGGCTGGAACGCTATGGTGCTGTGGGAACATTCCCTGAAGGCCCGTTCCAAACGGGCCAAAGGCGTTGCGGCGCAGTATTAGTCAGGCGAGTCCTGTTGGAGGGAGCCCCGCTTGGCGAAGAAATCTGCGTCTATCGCTACCGTTAAAAACTACCAGCCGTTCCGTTATCCGGGTGGCAAAAGCAAGCTCATAATCAACCCAGCCTTTTTGGCGTTGCTGTACCCGCTCGCCCAGAGTGGGGAGGTTTTCTACGAGGGATTCGTTGGCTCCGCCGCGGTCTCCCTCGCCGTCGCCATCCAGTTCCCCGAAAAGAGAATATTCGTCACCGATAAGGACCCAACCATCAGCGGGTTCTGGGAACTGATCGCCAACGGCACGGACGAGGAAGCCGCCGAACTCGAAAACCTAATACTGAATTTCCCGATGATCCAAGGAGGCCCATTGGACACCGAGGGGGAGGACCAGTACTGCGCGAAAGTACGGTACTTTCGCCAGCTTCGCACCAATCCCCCGGCGACACTGGTAGAACGTGCGTTCTACGCCATCTTTTTCAACCGTACTTGTTTTTCCGGTATCGCTATGTCCCAGCCCATCGGCGGGTACTTCCAACGGTCGAAGTGGGTTATCGACTGCCGCTTCAACGCGCCGCTCCTGGTCGAGAAGGTGCGCAACCTCCGCACCCTCCTCCGCGGACGGATGACTGTCAGCGATGCCGACATCTGGGATTGGCTGCCCGGCATACCGAAAAACGCCCCGATGTATCTAGATGCCCCTTACTATGTTAAGGGAAAAGCTTTGTACCCCGTAGCGATGAAGGATTTTGAGCACGAACGTTTAGCGGCTGTGCTTGGCGCTCGAACCAACTGGATCATATCGTACGACATCTGCAAACCAATCGAGAAGCTTTATGAGAACCAGAAAATGCTGGAAATTCCCTTTCGGTATTCGATCAACGGCTCGAAGGATGCCTGGAACCACCAGCAGGAGTACCTGATCTGCTCCCCGGAGATCAACACGGAAGCTTTTGAGTCTGAATTGGTCAAGTGGCACGCCGATGTTGAGGCGCGGACGAAAGAAGCCAAGGAGCGGTCGGCGAAAAAGAAAGCCGCGGCGGCTGCGCCGGAAGCTGTATGAGAAGACGGGATCAGGGTTTTGCGCGCACCAGTCCCGTAGAACCAGCCTTGGCTCAACGGGGACTTTCTTTCATTGGGCCGGATCATTACTATCTGATGTACTGCCCGCGCTGCTGGGAGGCCTTCAAGAAAGCGGTCTTTTTGCTGGGCATCGTGCGTCCCGATACTCCGCATCTTCCTATCATCCGGAAGACATTGGAGTCCCTCGGCATCGAAGCGTGGACATTCGACTGCGACGAGGAGGTCAAGCGCAAGTTGCTGGCTCCGGAACTCCCGGAGCTTTTGAGCGTGGAAGAGCTAATTAAGAGCCCGAAATGGCAAGAACTGTCCCTACGGAAGGCGATCACCATCGATGGCAAGAGGTTTGACACGTTTGAGTCGCAGACAAGGTTCATGCGGGTAATCGAGAAGCACCACGACATTTGCCACGGGCATAACACCGGATGCGGATGGATTCACGAATCGGGAACCGACCGAGGATATGTTTCCGATCCGTTTGGTGGACCGGGCCGCGGCGCTGGTCCGGGCGACCCTAACCGCTGGCCATTTGGGCTTTGGCAGCGCAAGGTGGACTCGCGCAGGTTCAAGGGAATCGGCATCGACACCACCCTGCTTTCCGGGGGACGTTTCGCACTGCTTATGGAAACCTGCCGCCCGCAGGATGATAAGCCAACCTACCTCATCGAGGGCCTTTCCGACCAGTTGAACATCGATGCGTGTTTGGTCGAATATTTCTCCTACGACGATGAAGACACAGCCTATGTGCGGGTGAGCGGAGGCAGGAAAAAGCGCCTGTTGAACGATTTTGTCCAAACGCTGATCGACAAGTACTCGCCGGGCATCAACCTTCCAGTCACGCGCCAATAACCCAGCTTCCCGCCTAATTGGTGAGAGGCAAAATGAACCGATACCGTAGCGTTTGGACCTCCGACCACCACTTAGGCAACCCGCTTTCGCAGGACAGGGCGTTCCTTCGTTTTCTTCGTGACACCGACGCCGATGTATTCGGGCTCGTCGGCGATTTCATCGACGGCTGGTCCTTCAGGCGTCGGTTCTATTGGCCGCAATCCCACAATGACGTGATACAGAAAATTCTCCGCAAGGGACGCAAAGGGGCGCAAATCCTGCTGATACCCGGCAACCACGACGAGTTCTTCGAATTCCTTCTCGGCACGGCGCTCGGGCAGGTCACCGTGCAGCACGAGTACATTTATACCGCGGCGGACGGCAAACGGTACCTTGTCATCCACGGGCACCAGTTCGATACGCATGTTCCGATCTGGATGATGAAGGTCGGAAGCTGGGCCTACGACATGACCATTGTCTTCAATCATATCGTCCACAAAGTCCGGGGCTGGCTGCATATGCCCCATTGGAGCCTCAGCGCCTACCTGAAAAAGCGGGTCAAGGAAGCGGTGACCTATATGCGGGAATTCGAGGAGATCGCCGTCGAGTACGCCCGGACCAAGGGCTGCGATGGGGTGATCTGCGGGCACATACACTCTCCCGTCATCAAGGAAATAAACGGATTGATTTATGTCAATGCGGGTGATTGGCTGGAGCACTGTTCGGCTGTTGTAGAGCACCCGGACGGCAGGTTCGAAATCGTCCACACCCCAAGAAACGTCTGACTACCACCCTCTTTCATAGGGGTGATTTTATATGTTTGAGTTATTTAAAATTGTACTTGAGTTTGTCCTTGCAGTTGTTGTCTTTTTCGGTGGCATGTTCTTTGCCATCAAATACCCCGGCATTGCGGGTCGCATTGTCTCGGCGGTAGAGGCGTTATTTAGCAAAAGTGCCTAAATTTGTTGATCTTACGGGAAGAAAGTTTGGCAGATTGACTGTCCTTCGGCGGGGTGTATCGGCGACTCGCTTTATCCATTGGGATTGCAGGTGTAGATGCGGCAAAGAAGTCACAGTTCAAGGCGGCAACCTCACGAGCGGAAATAGCAAAAGCTGTGGCTGCTTGCAGCGGGAAATCCAACATGAACGCAGCGAGGCGAACAAACTTCGTCCTTTCGAAGCGGCCTACAACAACCTGAAACGCATGGCAAAATTAATGAATGCCGACGTTCAAATTTCGTACGAAAAATTTCTAGGGTACACCAAAGTCACTGTTTGCCACTATTGCGGAGAAGTCATAACGTGGAAGCCCCAGGGAATTCAGGCTTATCGACTTGATCGTAAAGACCCCAAAGTTGGGTATCTGGAAGAAAATTTGGTCGTCTGCTGCGCCCGTTGCAACCTCTCAAAAACTAACCGCTATACTCATGACGAATGGCTGTGTATGGCTCAAGCTTTGCAGCAGCTTAAACTTAGAACTACGAAATTCAAAGTAGTGGGGGTCTCTTAATGCCCGTTCCGCCCATAGATTTGTACGACATAGAGGTTAGGGGGTTAACATGCCAAAAACAGCCGTATCCAATAGAGCATTGCTCACGCTTCAGCCCACGGGGGCGTCATCTCCCGCGCTGAACCCGGTCTTCGTCGCCTGCGACCCTCTCAACGGGAATTATTTCACCGCCACTGGGCGCGACTTGGTGACGTTCTACAGCCTGCCAGCCGCCTCCGCCCCGGCATGGAGCGCTACTGTCAACTACACCGTGGGGCAGGTCGTCAACGTTGCTGGCAGCCCGCCGAATACTTACATCGCGACCGCTCCCAGCTTCGGTCAGGCTCCTCCGAACGCATCGTACTGGGCGGTGTACACGAGCTCTACGATCACCTTGTACTCGGCTCCGGACGCCTGCACGGGACGCAAGTCCGATGTCGTGAGCTATCCCGTTCCGGATATCACGGTCGCTCCCAGCAGCCCCAGCATTCCCGGAGGAGCGATCCAGTTTCAGGTTCTCCCGTCCTCGGTCTTCACGCAGACGGACGGCAGCGTGCAGTTCTTCGCCAGCAGCAATCTGGTGCAAGTAAGCGTAAATAGTTTATGAATCACGGACGCACGTATGAGGTCTTTGTGGACGGCGAGCCTATAAGGCTCGTGGGGAGTACTACACGTGGCCCCAGCCCCAAAACGGCTACTGGCAGAACGGGAACTGGACGACTACTCCGTACCAGCAGCCAACCACTACCACCCAAAACTTGAACACGGCCAGGAACGTCGTCCGCACTGGCAATGCCGGGAGCGTCAACGCTTCCAACCCGACCATCGGCACGTCGAATTTCGTGAACGATGCGGGCCTTACCTTCGCCAGCACCGCTTGCGGCAGCGGCTTGCCGGACGCCGCCATCAGCGGGGCGAGCGTGAACGCCCTGACGGGCAACGTCACTTTCGCGAGCGCACCGGCCCGCAATTCCGCCGTCGCCTCTTTCGTGGTCGATCTGAGCACGGGCGCGCCCGCGGAAGCCGGGGAAGTCTCAACTTCGGAAGCAAAGGGAGAAACAGCCTAATCCGCGGTATTGAGTCTCGTGGATTACAACTACTCGGCGGCGGGGGAGCATCTGTACGCATTCTACACTCGCTACCCTCGCCAAAACGACGGTAGCTGGCCCAAAGAAGCGGAAGACCTGACATGTCCCAAATGCGGCGCTCAGGAAATCATCTGTCCGGATGGCACAGGCATCGAATTGGGAAACCGGGCCCAGTGCTGGATATGCAAGCATGAGTTTATAATTACGGGGAGTTGCTGGAAATGGCGGAAGATCGACTAGAAGAAAAGGACGAGCCAACGGAATCCTCGGTCGCTTGGCCGGAAGAGGGCTATTGCTCGTCCTCCGACCGGCCCATGTCGTCTTGGGAGTCTCCGCTTCAAAGCCCATTAGCATGGGCGTAAAAAGGTCTGCGAATCAGCTTGCATGGGACGATTTCCCCGCGCGGAAAGAGGCCGATGGCTGGCACTGCCGCTATTGCGGAAAGGCGCTCACGGGCCGCAGGACCGCCTGGTGCGACAAGAAATGCCTCAGGGAAGTCCTTCGCCGGGTCGAGTGGCGGTATATCCGGGCGAGCGTCCTCCGCCGCGACCGCCGCAAGTGCCAGATTTGCGGGAATTGGGCCTCCGATGTCGATCACATCGTCGAGTTGGCGGATGGCGGCAGCTTCTTTGAGCTATCAAATTTGAGGGCCCTATGCTATGAGCACCATCTGGCAAAGACCCTCTTGATGCGCCGGGCGAGGGCCGAGAAGAAAAAGGTGGAGAAACGGGGAAAAGCAGTATTAACCAGCGATGGCCCCACGGGCTAAAGGACAAACTATGGGAAAAGCAGTATTAACCAGCGATGGCCCCACGGGCTAAAGGACAAACTATGGGAAAAAATTTCTCTGCGATCAAGGCCGGTACGTACTTCACTGCGGACGGCATGAGGTTCAAGAAAACCAGCGAATTGACCTATGACGATTCGATAGGGCTGGAGCACTACATCGGCAGCGAACTGGGCTTCGACGAGAAGATCAACGCCCCGGACGCCCCGCCGAAGCCGGGCGTGGACACCAGCGCCCGCGTGGTGAAGAGCGACGAGACCACGGCCAAGCCCAAGAAGGCGAAGAAATCCAAAAAGGCGAAGTAAGTTGGGCGGAAGGCCCAAACAAGGCACCATCAAATGCTCCTGCGGCAGGGTTGTCGTGAGGGGCTGCGGATGCTGGGGGGAGCCCCCGGTGCAGGTCATTCCCAATTTCTGCGCTGTGTGCAAGGCGAAAGGAAGATCAGATGGCCCAAAGAAAACCTAAGAAGGGCACTCCGGGATACCTGCGGCAGAAAAACGCGATGAAGCGCCAGACCCTCACCCAAGCGGTCAAATATATCGACCAACTTGAGAAGGACAATGAGGCGATGCGGTTCGATCCCGGCACCATGATCGGGAAGTTCTTCACCCAGTACCGGGAACTATCCTCGCAGAACAGCCGCCTCTCCGTCCTCTGCGCCTGCCTGCTCAAGAAATCGGGCGACAAGGTAGTGCTCACCAAGGAGGAGACGGAATCCTTCAAGGATCAGCGCATCAACATCAAGTGGGAGCTTCCCGAGGGCGTGACGGAAGCGGCGGAGGCGGCGTCATTCGTCTTTACTTATGCGGTCCAGCCGATCCAGCAGCCCGGCCAGCCCATGACCGTCGTCCCGACCGAGACGCCGGGAGCCGAATCCCCTCAAGAACCGGAACCGGAATTAGCAGATACCCCTGATGAGGCGGCCGAAACCACGGGGGGGTCGATATCCCGGCCCGAAGAATGCGATGCCACCATAGAAGCGGCCGACGAGGCAACCCGAGAAGCCGTGCACATCGCTGCCATTAGCGACCAACGCTCCGAGGAAATAATCGCAGCCGGGGACGACGACCACAGCTAGCAAAAACCCGCAAGCAGAAATTTTGAGCCTCTCTCTCCGGAGGGGCTTTTTTATTGGGCTTTTTCGCATTGCCAGTGAGATAATTTTCGCCCGACTTTTTGCCCCTTTGAGTGAGGCGGCCGGGCGATGAAGCTTGGATTCAAAAACCCTTTTAGGAAGCGTCCAGTTAAAGCTTATTGGTGGAACCAGGTTCCCAATTTCGGCGACGCCATAGCTCCGCTCCTGCTCGAACACTTTGCCGAGATCGAAGTCGAGTGGGACACGATTTCCCATTCCTCGATAGTCTCGGTGGGCTCGATCCTTGAGCACATCCCGCCGCTCTGGGACGGCTACATCCTCGGGTCCGGCAGGCTGATCGAAAACTCCCGTCTGCAATTGCAGCAGCTTAGGTCCGGCGTGACCGCCAAGATTCTCGCCATACGCGGGCCGCTGTCGGCGAGGGGAATACCGGGCAGCTTCGCCTTGGGCGATCCCGGCATACTGGCCGACGAGCTTGTCGGGCCGCAGGAAAAGCAATGGGACCTGGGGATCGTTCCCCATTGGCAGGACAAGGAATTGGCGGCAAGGTTTATCCCCCTGATTCAAAAGCCCTACATCACCAAGGTCATCAACCCGAGCGGAGACCCGCTGGAGGTGCTGCGCCAGATCGGCGCGTGCCGCAAGATCGTGACCTCTTCGCTGCACGGAATGATCGCCGCGGACGCTTTTGCCATCCCGCGCCGGGTAGAAATGTGCTCGGCAATGGAGAAAGATGGGGGTTTGTATAAATTCAAAGACTATAGTGCGTCAATTCAAACTCCGCTCGAAATCGGCAAAGTAACCGCCCCATCTCGATTTCGGGTTGAAGATCGAAAATTCGAAATATATGACGCATACCGAGCTTTGAAGGATGCCATAAGGAAGGGGCAATGAGAACGGGCTATAAATTCGCGTTAAAGCACGTGTGTGTTGGGACTGCGGGCAAAGAATGCACTGCTTCGGTGTCCCGCCTTAATGTTCGATGCAAGTTGTGCAACACACGGGAACAAATGAGAAAGCGAATAGCCTCTGGAAAAAATGTTGAAATCAACACCCGATATCGAAAGGCCCATTTGGAAGAGATCAAAAAACAGGATCATCAACGATATTTAACACATAGGAATGAAGTACGAGCGAGATCAAAGAAATATTGTGAAGATAACCCAGAAAAGGTGGCAGCTACCCTCGCCGAATACTACAAAGCCCATCAAGCGAAGATAAAAGATAGGTCTTTACAATGGAGACACAACAATCCAGAACGGGCGTATGAAAACCACCGTAGATGGAAACGTAACAATTTGGCACGGTGTAATGAGTTGAACCGTAAGTGGAAAAAAGCCCACCCAGAAACCAGCCACGCATACTGTGCCCGTCGTAGAACTCGTGTAGCCGCTAATATGGACGCTTTTGATATAGAACTGTCAAAAGCCTATCGAAAAGCCATTGCCAACGACCCTTGTTTTTACTGCGGTGATCTCGGTGAACAGGACGACCACTATAACCCCCTAGCTAAAGGAGGTACCGACCATTGGTGGAACTTAGTTCGTGCTTGCATATCCTGTAACTATCATAAACATGATATGCATGGGGATGACTTTCTTAGCCTCTTAAGGGGGAACTAAAATGATAAACGTTTTGCTCACCGTGGTGGCGATCCTGTCGGCTGCGGCCGGGGCCGCATATGCAGCCGCCCCGCGTTTTCGCAAAGGTCACGGCGTCAGCATCCTAATCCCATTCCGCTGCTCAGATAAATTTTCTTCCCGTGTAAGAAATGTTGAATGGCTTAAGAAGTACTGGGCCGCCCAGTTTCCGGGTGCCGAGATCATCCTGGGCGATGACTCGGGTGAACCTTTCTCCAAGTCGGCCGCAGTGAACAACGCGGCGTCCAAGGCAAGCGGCGACGTGTTTGTGATCGTAGATGCAGACGGATACGTTCCCGCCAACGCAGTTCTCCACTGTGTCAGGGAGATTCGCCGCGCACGGAAGAGGGGCCGCAGGCTGTGGTTCGTCCCCTACCGCAAGTTTTATCGTCTGACGGAGGAGGCGTCGTGTTTTCTGCTGGAATCCGACCCAGCATCGCCTTATGTGTTTCCCTCGCCTCCGGACGGGGACTCCATCTTGGGCGACACCGATCCCAACGTCGGGCATTGGTACGGGGCGATGATCCAGATCATGCCCCGCGAAGCATTCGAGCTTGTGGGAGGCTGGGACGAACGTTTTTGTGTTGATGATTCAACTCAAATCCTTACACAGCAAGGCTGGAAATTCTACCAAGAATTAAGGGTCGGTGATGCAGTTTTGACTTTGAATCATAACACGGGGCTGAGCGAGTGGCAGCCTGTGAAAGCCGTCAACGTGTACTATGGCCAGCATAAAATGTTGTCAATTGAAAGCAAAACTCATTCTTCGTTGACTACCATGAACCACAATTGGCCTATTATTTGTCGTCCAGATTACCGCTCCAAGACAGGTTGGGGCTCAAAAGAAGAAACCCGAGGCTGGGCGACTTCCAGCGGTTTTACCTCCGAGAGCATGGTTCCTATGGCGGCTCCGCACGCCACTCTTCCCGCTGTTGCAAAATATAGTGATGCAATTGTTGAATGTGTAGCATGGTTTTGGACTGAAGGTTCAATTAGCCGTCTGCGAAACGGGCATCACGGTCGCAATGTTGCTATTTCTCAGTCGATTGTTGTTAATCCTGATAAATGTGAACGTATACGAACGGTTTTAATCAAGGCTTTTGGAAAACCAAGCTCTTTTCCACGCAGGGGGGCGTCTATTGCGCCTGATATTCCTCGTTGGAATGAACGTCCGGATCGAAGAAACGTAATTTTCAATTTGAATGCGGAAGCCGGATCGATCCTGCAAAAGTACGCCCCCAATCGTGTGCCGTCCCATGATTTCTTGCTGTCGTTAACAAAACCCCAACTTGACCTGTTTATCGAATGCTCCATTCTAGGGGACGGTCACGTTAGGCCGAAAAATGGGGAAACAGCACTCGGGCAAAAAAATCCGGCTGCGATAGACACTTTTCAGTTCGCTTGTATCTTAGCCGGTCATTGCACATCCGTACATACGGAGAAAACGATAAAAGGCTACGACTATGGTATGACGGCCCTAAGAATACGCCAGCAAGACCGTTTCAAACTATGCAAGGGTAAGCACACTGCCGTAATGTTTGAAGGGGTCGTTTGGTGCCCCACAACCGAAAATAAAACATGGTTGGCAAGGCGTAAGGGCAAAACCTACTTTACAGGCAATAGCGGTTGGGGTGGCGAAGACCATGCTGCGATGCGTGCGATGGATACGCTTTACTGGACACACAAGACCCTGTCCAACCAAGTCTTGCATCTTTGGCATCCGCAAATCGGCCCACAGGGAGTGCGAGAATGGGTCCACTGGAAAGAGCGCATGTGGGAGCATCAGTCTGAGATTGGAGTGAACGACAAGCTTTCGCACCGCTACTATGCGGCGCAAGGCAAGCCGCCTATGATGCGCAAGCTGGTTGACGAGGGACATCACGAGCCCAAGCACCACCACCATCACGAGCCGCCCAAACCCAAGCACCATAAGCGCCGCCACCGCCATCACCATCACCACCACCGCCCCTCAGTCTAACTTTCAAACCCCTTTAGGAGGAGAAACACAGATGCGATTTGAATACAGGTTCGGCAAGAAAGACGCCAAGTTCGATTCCACCGTACCACACATGAAGGACTATGTGCTGTCAACCTACGTCCCGCCGCCGTATGCCCAAAACACCTGGGGCATTACGAACTGGGGCATGATGCTAAACGGACCCAATACCTACGGGGGCAAGGTTCCCGCGGCAGGATTGGGCGATTGCACCGTCGCCGCCTGCGGCCACGCCGAGCAGGTCTGGACGAAGGGCAAGACCACCCCTCCGGACAGCCTCATCCTAGCCAAGTACGAGCAGTGGGACGGCTATGTGCCGGGCAATCCGAATACCGATGAGGGCGGCGTCGAAAGCACCGTCATCAAGGACTGGTACAACCAGACGTTCGGCGGGCACGTGCTCGTGGCTTACGTCAGCCCGCAGCCCCAGAACTTCGGGCACGTCATGCATTCCATCGCGGAGTTCGGCGGCATCTACATCGGGTTACAATTGCCAAATTCGGCGATCACCCAGAACCAGAACGGCCAGATTTGGGATGTCGTCAAGAACGACGGCGGGATCGCAGGCGGACACGCTGTTTATTGTCTTTCGGGAGACACCGAAGTTTCCCTGCTGGACGGACGGGAGGTATCCATAAAGCAGGCACAAGAAGAGTTCAAAGATGAGTATTTTTGGGTCTATAGCTATGATTACGAAAAGGACAAACTAGTTCCCGGTAGGGCACATAGCGTAAGAAAAACTAAAGAGAACGCTCCCGTGTACAGAGTTACCTTAGATTCTGGAGAATCTTTCAAGGCAACAAAAGACCACTCCTTTCAAATGCTGGATGGGACTTGGAAATTTCCAGAAGTCGGGGAATCTCTCGTTGGGCTGTATCGGTGGGACTGCAAAGGATATGAGAGGATTCGGATATCAAAATGGAGAGATACCCAGTTTACCCACAAAATTATTGCTTCAGAACTTCCCAAACCTGAAATTCTCAGGCGCGATGCGGATGGCGTGGATCACGGTGGTTGGGTCGTGCATCACAAGTTTAACCCAGAAACAAGCGACTTCAACCAACGGGACAATCGCCCGGAAATGCTGGAGTGGATGCGGTGGATGGACCATCAACTGTACCATTCTCAGAGTCCAGAGCGGCGAGAAATATCCCAACAAAATATGTCCAGATTGTGGGCAGACCCAGAATGGAGAGCCGCCAGCTTGTTGAGACTCGCTGAAAACGGTAAGAAAGCGACGGAGTTACTGAAGGCAGAGGGCAGATGTGGGTTTCAAGTGGTTGATAAAAGTATTCTCTCCGCTCAAGGAAAAGCGATTTGGCGAAAAAGTCTTGCTTTGGCGCGTACTCCTGAGGCCCTTGAAACTCTCTCGAAAACAAACAAAGAGAGATATCAGAACGATCCAGAATATCGGGCTCACTTGACCAAAATTAGCGAGCTTGGCGGTATCGCCTCCAACTTGTTTATCACAGATTGTCAGCGGAAAGCAAGAAGAATGAACGGCCTGAAATCTTGCTATGAAAAGTGGCACAAAGGCAAATTCAATACATTTGAGGCCTACTTGGATCACCACAGAAACGCGGCTGAGACCTCCCCCAACCATAAAGTGGTTTCGATAGAGTTCGCAGGATATGAGGACGTGTACGACCTTACGGTAGATGACTACCACAACTTTGCTTTGTCCGCTGGCGTTTTCGCCCATAATTGCCCCGCCTACCACGTCAAGGACACCATGGCGGGCGGCGCGACGACCATCACCTGCATCACGTGGGGCATGCTCCAGAAGATGACCCGAGCGTTCTGGGAGAAGTACTGCGACGAATCCCACACGCTGCTGGGTGCCGCTTGGGACCCCGCGGGCTTCAACACGGCGCAGCTTAAGGCGGACCTAGCCACCGTAGCCGGGTAAACTGTTTGCTTTTTGTTTCCTGTCCGCCTATAATGAGGCATGCGCCGAATCCTCGCATGGCTGAAGCGATACTTTGGCTGGAACCATCCGCCGCTTACGGCCCTGCCGCCCGAGAACCTCCGGGACTCCCTGCGCTACCACAACTGGGCGCAAAGACCGGAGGTGGACAGCGAGTGCGGCCGCGCCCATCCGATGTTCCTCCTGCGGTCCTACGGCGGCAAGAAGGAACAGCTTAGCGTGGACACCGAGGCCCGCTCGGTCAACTACTACGTCTTGGTCCGGGAGTTCGGCGGCAAGCCGGAGCGCTTGGACGATCTGGACATCCGGCCCAAGTCCTAACCGGACTTTCAACGCCATAGTTGGGGAGCAACCTATGTTTGTCATCCAGCTTATAGTTATCCTGACGGTAATCGGCCTGCTGCTGTACTTGGTGAACCGCTACGTTCCCATGGAAGCCCCGATCAAGAAAATCCTGAACGTCGTCGTCTTCATCGCCCTCGTGCTGTGGCTTTTGGAAGTCTTTGGGGTTTTGGGGCTTATGTCCAATATCCATTTCGGGCGTTGAACCTCAACTTTTCCGACTTTAGCGACCCTATAAGAGTGCTCGATTCATCGGGTAGAATTCTGGGCCGAACGAGCGTTGAGGAGCTATTATGCATCCATCTTATACACACGTTTCGATAGCGTTGTTCCTGCAAGTCGCAGGCACCGTGCTTTTCATACTCGCAGGTCTGGGGCTTCCGGAACCGGCCCGTTTCCGTTTCATCGGATGGGGCTTGGCTTGCTGGGGCCTTTCATTCCTTCTGCCGTATTAAGCTCTTGACTTTTCCGGCTTTCGCGGTATTATGATAGGAGAGGCGAGGAAGCTTTACGAGGCTTCCAGAAGCCCTACGGGGTTCCTCTCCTTGATCTTCCGAAAGGAGAACATATGCGATTAGCTCCGTATTAGTGCTACAGGAGAGCACGCATATGTTTCCCAAACTACTTCGGAAGGTCAATTCCTTCCTTCGCAATACCCCCATCCGTAAACCCGACGAACTCATCGAAGTCAATGATGACTACTGGGAGGGTCTTTGGGACGACAGCAAAGACCCGTGGTACACCCACGTCTACTGGGCTGTCTATCGCTTCTTTGCCAACACCAAGGTCTTCCACCCCCGCGACATTTACTACGACATCAAGTACTTTATCCAGCGCGGCCGTAGGGGCTGGTCTGATCGCGACGCTTGGAGCATCGACTGGTACCTCTGCGAGCCCACGATGATGCCCGCCTTCCTCCGCCGCCTCAAGGCGCACAAGCACGGCACGCCCATGACCATGTTCCCCACGGAGGCCGAATACATTCAATCCGATGGTAATCCCACGGAAGAGGCCCACGAGATCGCCATTCGCAACTGGGACGCCACAATGGACAAGATGATTGCCGGGTTCGAGGCCGCGTGGCGCATCAACGACGGCCTGTACGAGAAGGAGCTTGGCGAATACCCCATGGATCGCCCCGAGGGCGTAACTAAGGAAGAATGGTGCAAGGTCAGCGACGACCGCTACAAGGCCAGCCGCCTTCTTGAGGAACGGGATCAGAAAATCTTCGAGGAAGGACTGGCGTGTTTTACGAAATCGTTCTTTTCGCTTTGGGATTAGCATGCTAGTCAAAATCGCCCCGATGCGGTATACTGTGGGTGGAGGGACCGTGGTAAGAAAGCAGACCTGCCGGGAATGTGAACGGGAGTTTAGCCCTGCGCCGGACAAGCTCGGTCCCATTGACGTGTGTCCGCGGTGCGAGACGGAAGACGTGCCCCTCACCATGGCCAAAGTATCGTGGGAAGGCAAGCATACCCCCATCATCGAATTGACAGACGACCGTCTTGCTGCGAAGTACTTCAACGGAGCGCAGAAGCGGCTTGGGGCTTCGGTTGTCAGAGCATTCAGCGCCGCCAGCGACGCAGAAACACAAGCCAAAATTGAACGGCACAAACTCGCCTGGAAAGAGCGGGAAGAGCGAGAGGCTGAGGAAAGTCCGAAACGAACTCGCGATTTTGTTGATGGCAAGGTGACCGGGTTCGATTTGGCGGGGAACAAGCCATGAAAAAGCATAAGATCAGCAACGCCTATGATGTGTACCATTTTTTGCATGAGCACCCGAAGCTCATGTTGGAGGAACGTAACGAGGTCTCACCCGAGGAAGCCGTTAGACTTGAAGCGGTGGCATTTTGAGAACTGCAAGGCTTTGGGTGTCGAACGAAAGCTGTATACTTGTCCGCACCGCGGGGTCAGCAAAGCACCGCCGGGGGTGATGCGGCACCATTTCGACAATTGCAAACTGAGGATGAAATGAACAAGGAAAACACCAAGCGTTTGCTGGAAGCCTTCCCCGTGCTGTACCAAGACTACTACAGCCCGATGACCCAGACCTGCATGTGCTGGGGCTTTTCATGCGGCGATGGCTGGTTTGGCATAATCTGGAACCTTTCCGAGGCGATCAATGCCGAGATGGGGTATGACAGCGCCTTTCCCGGCCTTTGGCTGCTCTTCAAAAAGCGGCTTTCCGTGCGCTGGAACCGCCTTGTTTATCGGCTGTCTCCCGTAACGCGGAACACGCGGGAAACTCTGGGCGCGGGCACCAAGGACGATCCCTGCCGCTTTGTCGTGCACGAAGGAAAGCCAGCTTGGGACGAACGCATCATACAGGCCGTTTTCGGCAAGCACCGCAAGGCCGGGAACTTCAATATCACGCGCCTCGGGCTGAAAAATCTCGCCTGGTTCCCGTCCACGGGGCTGGCGGTGGACCAAGTCAAGGAAAAGTTCGGCTGCTACGATGAAAAAACGGAAACCCTTACAAAGGGTGGTTGGAAGCTTTTCTCGTCATTAACGATGGAAGACGATCTGGCTACGCTGGATGAACACGGATTTCTCGTCTATCAAAAGCCAAATGATTTGATCGCCTATGATTACGCTGGACCCATGTACTTTCTTGAGTCTCGTGGGGTAGATTTGCTTGTCACTCCCAACCATCGCCTTTATTTAGCCAAGGCTCCGTTCTGGTTTGGAAGGTACCTACCCCCGCTTGTAAAACGGATTTATCCGCTTGGCTTTCATCTTCCCCATGAGTTTTTTGGAAAAAAGAAAGACATGCAAAAGGGCGCTTTGTGGCTGGGGCGGCAACAGGATGAATTCCTTTTGCCCGAATATCGTCGATCCAATCAAACTCGAAATCCTTTCCGGTCGGACGGAACCCTTATGACCCGCGGGTACATTCGGGAAGTGCGAAGCGTGCCCATGGGGGCGTGGTTGACTTTTCTTGGCTGGTATGTGGCTGAGGGCTGTTGCTCTTCTGATCAGATCAACATATCTCAAATCAGCATAAGCGCCAACAATGCGGATGGGGGTATTGAGAGGCAGACAGTCGAAGCGGCCATCAAAGCCATAGGCTATGATCCGATCCCAAGCATGGAAGACAAATCGGCGGTCGTTTATAATTTTTATGATGCGCAGCTAGCCCCTTGGCTTTTGGACGAATGTGGGCATTTTGCCGAGAACAAACATGTTCCGTCTTTTATCAAGGAACTGCCCCCGGACCAGATACGGATTTTTCTGGATGCCTTATTCGCTGGAGATGGGCACAAAGCCCGCACCGCGCATACCTTGTATACTGTATCTCCAAAATTGTCAGATGATGCGACTGAGTTGATTTTGAAAGCGGGGGATGTCGCTGACGTGGATACCCGTCCGCCAAGCACTACTGTTTTAAGAAACGGACGAGTTATTAAAGGTAACTTTCCCTGTTTTTGTATTAGCTGGATGAAGAAAAGCTTTCGGCATACCGTGCCAGCGAACGCCAAGGAGGGGTGGTTGGGGTACACAGGTAAGGTGCACTGCGCCACTGTTCCAAACGGACTACTATACGTGCGGCGAAACGGGAAATCTGTATGGAGTGGAAACAGCCTCAGATTCTACTGCTCTTGCAATGACAAAATCCGCTCCTTCATCAGGGAAGCGGAAAGGCTTTCGGGAATCACCTGCGAGGCGTGCGGCAAGCCCGGCAAGCTCGGGCAGCGGGGCGGATGGTATTCGACGCTTTGCCCCGCATGCGCCCCGGAAGGATGGAAGGACGAGAGCGGATAAAACCCGACGCGCCAAGGAATGCGGGAAAGTTGTTCCGTGCGCCGACTGCGAAGACATCGGCGCAACGATGAAGAAGATCGGGCTCAAGAAGAAATAGTGGCAGTCTTGGTTGCGAGCATGGCGGCGATCCGTCCCGGCATGAGCTTCTCGCCGGAGGCCTCTTTCTTCGAGACGCCATGCCGCTCCTCGCGCAGCGCCCGCCTGATGGCCTGCTCGGAGTTGGCCAGGAACTTGGCGAATTCCGGGTGGTACTTGCCGCTGTTCGCCTTGATGTCGTCCAGCACCTCTTGGAACGGCACCCAGTCGATGCCGACGTTCTCGTCCTCGAACGCGAGGTTCGCGCTCTCGCCCTTTTGGGGATGCAGCCCGAACTCCTTGCCAACCACGCCGATGAAGTTGTGGTATTTAAATCCGCCCCCGGACGCAAAGGTGTATGCGGGGATCAAATTGATTCCGCCGCCGTATCCGGTCTCTTCCTTGAGTTCCGCCTTGGCGCTCTGCTGGGGCGACATTCCCGATTTGACAGCCCCTCCCACCGTGGAATACGTATGGGGATAGTCCACGGCTCCGGAGCGCATGGCGAGCCCCACACGCCCCGTGGCGGGGCATACAGGGAGGATGCCGGACGCGGCGTCGCCTTCGCCCGCCCAGAAGCCCTCGGGATTGTACCTGTCGGCGGTCTTTACTACTTTCTGTGACTCGATCTTGTCACGGTTGAAAAGGGCCACGCTGTCGTGCGGACGCCCCCGCTTCAGTTGGTCATTGACGATGACCCCATCGACGCCCCGATCCTTCATGAACTTCACCAGCTTTGGGCTGCCCTCCACGCGACGCCATGTCGCCCAACGCTCCAAGTATTCGGCGTCCAGTGTATCGGGGAACTCGACTTCCTTGTACTCCCGCACGATGGGATCGGATAGGTCGCGGATGTCTATCAGCTTGGTGTTTGACTTCAATCGAACCTCAAACAGACGGGGCTCACCTTCGCGATAGCTGCGGATCGTGTAGTCTTGAGCGGCATCTGTTTCAGCAAGCCACAAGATTCCGTACATGTCGGGTTTAACCTCATTGAAATCCTCATCCTTATTTGTTCCATGGTAGAGGACACGAGTGTTTGTGTCGATGGATGCCAGTTTGCTCACCCCGGTCTTGCCCCAATCATCGTCCCCCACGAGGTCTTCCATCGGGTGCAAGTTTATGTACAGCACCTTGATCGGCACGCCAGCGAGCTTGGCGGCGGAGCAGCGGTGGTTGCCGTCGAACACGAACATGCCCTGATCGGTTCCGAGGACCAGCGGGTGGGCGAGATGCTCCTCGTCCGTGCTCTCCGTGGGCTCGTCGATGCTGCCGATGTTCTTTACAAGCTCCTCCACCTCGTCCTTGCCCACGGTAAGCTGGTCCGTCTTCAGGTCGTTCGGATCGACCATGATCTCCTTGGCCTCGGAAAGCATCTCCTTGCGGTCCCGCTCCGGCAAGTAGACCCAGTCCTCGATGATGTCCGGTCGCGTGTCCACGAGGGTCAGGGGATTGGGCATGCCTCCGAGGATGTGCTCCCCGGCTGTTTTGCTGGCGGGTTTTTCACGCTTCGCCGCCGTCACGGACATGAGGCTGCCGCCGGGAAATTTTTCCTCGGCTATCTCGAAGGGCATTTCGAGGAACTTGCCTTGGCCGTATTCCATGCCGACAGTCCCGATCCCCGCGGGGAAGCGGCGCATGATTTCCCCGGCGCGGCGCAGCGCGTCGGCTGCGCTCCGGAACAGGAGGAAAGCCGTTCCCTTCTCCAGCCACACGACCACCCGCACATATCCGGCGTCGATGGCTTCCCGCACCGGGTCTTTGCCCCGGAACCCGAAGTCCGCGGCGATGTCGGCATGCGTCTCGGCGACGCCGACATGAATCCATCTGCCCTGTGGCGTCACCCAGCCGTCGTCGTCGATCTCCTGCGGCATCGGGACGGCTTTGGGCTTCTCGGCGGCTATGCGGGTCTCGGACGACGGGCCGAGGCGGTACTTCTCCTCCGCCTCTTCCGAGGTGAGGGAAGCCGGAGCCATCTCTTCCTCTTCCGCCTCGCACAGTTCGTCCCAGCGTTCGAGGTCGGATGCCCATGGCACCTCGGCACATTCGTCCAAGGCAACAAACCCCTTGTGGAAATCCATCTGGAGCAGCTTGGACAACGGTCGGCCTCCCTACCTAAAGGGCTCGGATAGACGGGATTTGGAAAGCCAGCCTAAAACAACATCCAAGCGGCTGATTTTTCAGTATTAGACGACTATAAAACCCATAACAGAGGGCAAACCATGGCATCTCCTGAAACAATGGAATCCGTGCTGCAAGCTGCCGAAAAGGCATGGAAGAAGCATTTGACAAAACAGAAGAACTCCACTAAGATGGACGGCATGGGCGCACAGCCAAAACAAGCCGTAGCGGAAGCCAACCAAACCGTGTTTTCCGCCCATGAGGCGGCAATGAAGATTCCCGCACGCCGCAAGTCCCAAGAACTGTTCGCCGCGGCTTTTGCCCATCCCCAAGGCTCGACGCAGAGGCTTCAAGCGTTCAAAGAATATTTGAAGGCTTTGCGAGACGAGCATGCCCGGTAAAAAGCTCGAACCGAGCCTGTACAACTGCAACGCCAAGCGCCTTCTAGATATCGCCGAGGAATTTCTCAGGCTGGCGGGAGGCGACCAGCTTAAGGCCGAATCGTTCTTTAACGAAATTGAAAACCTCCTTTCATGGCGAGAATACCCAATTCCCGACAACCAGCCTTGGTACTGGGAATTCGCTGACTTCGTGCTCGAAGGAAAAGCCGGGGAAACGTGCCCTTTCATAGTTTGGTCCAAAGGACGGTTCCGCCCCAGTCCAGACCACGCCGACTTGAAGCATCCCGAAACATGGAAAAAACCGAAATCCGGCAGCCTTGGCGGGCTTACCGTTGCGGAATCCGAGTAGTCTTCCCCCAAATATCTGATTTTCAAGGGGTTATAGGTAGCTAAAATCCCCGCGCCGCTGTATACTAGGGGTGTAAAGGAGAAATGCCATGCCCGCGATATTCTTTCTGGTCTTTTTACTTTGCGGTCTGATTGCGTGGATTACCGGCAGTCACAGTCAAGTGCTGGCGTGCATCGGCTTCGGCTGCTTGGCGTTTTCCATCGTGCAGACTTGGGAAAAAGAACGGGATGAACGCCATGCCGAAATCCTGCGGGCGATCAAGGACCGCGGATGACCCCCGCGCAAGCCAACACGCTCGAATCTAAGCTGGAAGAATTGATCGCCGCCGTGAAGAACGAGAACGGCATCGAACTCAGCCCGCTGTCCAAGGACATCCTGCGGGTCATCGTCGAGTGCGAGTTGGGGAAGCGATGATCCTCGGCTATGAAGTCCAGACGGTCTCGCACATCAAGGATGAATATGTTCGTGGGAATGTCCACACGAACGGTATTGAGAGCGTGTGGGCCGTGATGAAGCGGGGACTTCACGGAGTCTACCACCACGCTAGCAAGAAGCATCTCGGGCGATATGTGGACGAGTTTGCGTTCAGGCTCAACGCGGGGAACGTTGGCGGGCATACGTGGGAGCGGCTTGACAGTTTCGTGGATGCGGTCGCAGGTTGCAGAATCACTTACGAGCGGTTGACCCAAGGCAAGACTTGGTTTGACGCCGTGGAAGGAAACTCGTGATGATAAACAGAATCGTACTCGGTGACTGCCAAAAGTTGATGGCTGACGTTCCTCCCGATGCTTACATTATCTCCGATCCGCCGTATAACCAAGGGTACCACTACGCCGAGTATGGAGACTCTTTGGCCTTACAGGAATACCGCCAATTGCTGGCGGCGGCTTTCAAAGACAGGAAATCTGTTGTCATACACTACCCGGAAGAGACCATCAATCTTTTGGGCGGCGGCTTACTCGGACAAGCGGAGCAGTCGGTTGCTTGGGTCTATCCGTCGAACACCGCAAAGCAGCATCGCTCAATCACATGGTTTAACTGCAAGCCCGATATGCGCAGGATCACACAGCCCTACAAAAACCCCACGGACAAACGCATCGCCAAGCGCATCGCGGAGGGCAAAGCCTGCAAGCTATATGATTGGTGGGAGATCAATCAAGTCAAGAATGTCAGCAAAAAAGAAAACCCCCACCCATGCCCCATCCCGTATGAACTTGCACGGAGAATCATCATTTTAACCACGAATGAGGGGGATTTGGTTTGTGACCCCTTCGCTGGCAGCGGAACGGTCTTACTCGCCGCCAAAAATCTCAATCGTCAATACTTGGGTTTTGAGATGGACCCGGTGTACGTCAAGTTCGCGCAACAACAACTCAGGAGGATTGACCATGCCAAGAAATAAAAAACGAACATCAGGAGGGGAAGCCAACAAAAACGGGCGGATTCTCGAAAGGCAAATCGTGCCTCTCTTGGAGGAAAACGGCTATAAGGAACAGCCCCCCGTTGCGGGAGAAAAAACCTTTCAGCGGCATGTTTATGTCGGGGAAACCGTCTACGGGTCTAAGCGGCACGTGGATATTTTGATAACGGAGCGAGACGGCAGCAAGAAGTGCATCGAATGCAAATATCAAAAAAGCAAAGGTTCAGTGGACGAAAAGTTTGTTTTCCTTCACGAAAACATAAAAAAGACGGGTATTCCTACCTATGTTGTTCACGGTGGCGGGGGTCAAAAGCCTTGCTCCATCCGTTGGCTACAAGAGCAAATTACCCCCCGTTCTAAAATGCGCTCGGTAACTGACCTTGATGGGTTGACCACCCTTATTAACAACAATTGGGAGTAACCTCGGACAACTAGGCCCACTATCCAAACCTATGATAATCAGCCACTTACGGATAGCCGATTTACCATTTTTGGCCGTATCCTATAGGTAGGACAACGTCATGACCAAGGCCGAAATCAAAACACGCGCCAAGCTTATCCGCAACGCAACGCCCGATCTCCTCGAAGCGTGCTATAAGAACCAGCGGCGGCTGTGCGACCTGTGCGGGGAGGGGATTCAGGATTTGATCTTGGCGGCTCTTGATCATAGCATCCCCGTCATATGGATCGCAAAGTCCGATTTGCCCATCGAGGAAGCTATTGCGTTAGCCAACGCGCCGATGAATTTGAAGGCGGTGCACTGCCGGTGCAACCATGTAAAACTTGGAAAGTCGCGGAAACTGTGGTTCTCTCTGGGGCTGGACAAGGCCGTTGGCAGGCCGCACACGTACACCGATGTCGAACTGCTTGAACTTGAGTTTCGGGTTGGTATAGGTCCTCGGGCTGGTGGTCGCAGCAATGCAAAAAACAAGACAGGTTTTTGTGGACGTACACCTGAAAAGATGTCGGAAGATGGGCGTAAAGCTGGGCTCATTCAAGGTCCCATTCGGGGCCGTCAAATTGTGGAAAGTGGTGAATGGGACCGCATCCGCAACTTGCCGCAAACAAAAGAAGCGCAACGAAAAAACGGCCGCACTCAAGGTCGCAAGAACTTCAAAAACAAAACAGGATTGTTTGGGCGTACATTAAAGCAGAGGACAGAAGACAGTCGCAGGGGCGGTCTTAAGAGCGGGTGTGAGGCGGCGGAAAGGGGTCAGATACAAGCCCTTCAAGATTTACCACAAACAAGAGCGGCGGCACGACGGAACGGGCGTAATAATGTTGAGAACGGGCATCTTCAGAAGATTTCTTCCCAAGCTGGTCGTATGTCCAACCACCTTCATTGGCATGTCAACGGCTACTCTCGCAGCGGCAAGTTCTATCTCCCCAAGCCCAGTGCGAAGTGCGCCCTCTGCATCGCCGCCGGTCTGATCAAAGCCGCCGCCTAGCCCCCCAATTACTCCCAAATTCCGTCTGTCTAACCCCTAGTCGTAGGGGGCCTTCGCCCCCCGTGTACCTGTGTTTCCCACGCACCGCCCTCTGGCGGCTGAAGGACAAGCATGAAGTTTCCACTCTTCGATCACAACTTGATGGGTTGACCACCCTTATTAACAACAATTGGGAGGGGTGAAGCGCATAGCCTTCAAAACAAAGGGTCTAAATCTGTGGAATCAAGCGTATAATTCCCCTAAATAGCGTTGACAGATTCCCGTTTATGTGCCACCGCCCTTCGGATGCGGCACAGGCGAAAGTCGATTTATCAAATGCCTTTTAACCTGCTTGGGTATATTTCCTGAAGGTATCCGGACGCCAAAGAACTTTGTAGTAGTTAAGGTACTCTTGAGTTTCGCTGCATACGCTCTGGCCTGGCTCCTCGATCTTCAGCACCGTCGCTTCCGCGATGGGCTTGCGGTCGAACGTGAAGACGATCTTCTGGTCGTAGAAGCACCGCGGGCGGTCGCGGAACGCCCAGAATTCGAGGTTGTGGTCGGTCATGACCTTGCTCCCATACCAAGCAGCCAGCCCGCATTCAAAGATTCTGGCACTTCATTTAAGGGTACCATCTTTGCTTTTCCCGATTCTTGGTGTATCCATTTTGTGCCCCGCTTCGTGCCGGGCTTTCCAAACTGCGGGTTCTTTGCCCCAGTTTTTGATTCACGATAGCGTTGGCGTGATTCTTCCGACCTAACTTTGCCTCGGTTAGCGAGGCTGATCTTCCTACGCGTTTCTTCAGACGGTGCTTGTTTCACTTTTCCCCGATTAGCGAGGCTGATTTTTCTGCGAGTTTCTTCAGACGGGGCGTATTTCACCTTTCTTTGTTTTTGCTTTACTCCCCCCAAGAGGCTCTTAAATGCCCCAATTTTATCCTCTGAGAATTGTTGACCGTGCAACGGATGAGAGGAGCCGGAATTGGCTATGCTTAATTTTATCTTGGCGGCCAACGGCAGGGGTTTTCCCCTCCAAACACTGGCTTTGCCATAATTCGGGTTTCTAGTCCCAGACGTTGCTCGGCTGAGCTTCAAACGTGTCTCTTTACTCGGATGGTATCCAATGCTTCCTTCTCCTCCAGACGTGAGGTTGTATCCAGTATCCGCGTTATCAGCTTGCAGTTCTTGAATGTACTTCTTTTCCAAACGACAAAGTTCATCATTGGTAGTGGCGGTTGCGAGGATGCTAAGTTCAAATGCTTCTTCTCCATATTTACGCAGCGCCCGATGGAAGAAGGCGGGGCTATTATTTGAAAAAGCATGCCAATGATGGGTTTTCCAGCGTGTCCGCATGGACTTAACAGTTTTTCCTATATACACTTTACCTGTTATCTTGTTACGAAAACAGTAAACAACGTTTTTCTGGCAGAGGACGGCATCATCAAACATCGTATTTGTCCTTCTCTTCAATGTGGTGAAGGCGACAGAAGCGTTCCCGAGCCCAGCGCGGCACTTCTATGTAGAAATACACGGGGGCGACTGGCTGTGCCGCGGCTATCTTCCGAATGGGGACTTCTTGCAGGATGCTTTGCAAGTCTGTGGTATATAGGGCGTCTTTCTTGCCGAAGCGCCAGCAGCGATCCGGGAATACGGGGCCTTGGTGCGCAACGTGAGCCCCGTGGTCGAGAAGCCATTCGGCGACATCGGGCGGCAGCCGCTTCTGGAGCTTTTTGCCGACCTGCGACTGCACGGCCGCTTCGTCGATGCGGTCCAGTTGCGCCGGTGTCAGGTAAGTCTTGAGCCAGGCAAGCCGGTTTTGAATGTCTTCCGGGGCTTTGGCGATCGGCTGCTCCATGACGGCCTTCAAGCCGCGCTGCAAGCCTTCCTTCTCGCCCTTCCAGCGTTCGGGCTGGGTCTCAAGCTCTTCCAGCCTGCGCGTATCCTTTTTGTAGTCGATCATCCACGCGAGGGCTTCGCCGATGCTATCCTCGTCAGGCACCACATCCCCGGCGAGGTCGGCTCCCCGCACCTCGAAAATGTATCCGTATTCTCCCGCCTTGATGTGATTCTTGAGCCACATGTCGGCGGTATAATTGGTTTTCGTCCGGTCGCTGAGCCCCATTCCGAACGCTTGACCGCCCAAGGCGTAAATCGCGGCATAACCAAAGCTGTCAGTCAGATAAACACGATCCGGCACCGGAGCTTGCATCGCCCGGCTCTTGGCTTTGTTTGGCAGGATAATTTCGCGGGGCTGGATGCCCTCTTTGAGAATGGCTTGAGCCCGAGCTTCTTCATCGGTGCCATGATAATATGTCTTTTGCTTCGCTTCATCGTGAAGCGGCGCGGCAGTCTTTTTGTTTTCGGAATACAGCTGCTCGACCCAAGCGGCGATCCTTGACGGATCTTCGGGAACCACATGCATGCCGATGAATTTCGTCCGCAAGTTCCTGAGGTATTTCGCGTGGGTGTCGTTGAGCAATGCCAGCGCCTCCTCGGGGGTCTTGCACTGGTTCTTGATGCGGAGCGGCCCGCCAGCGATATTCACCAAATCCCACAGCGTCACGTAGGTTGCCTTGGCGGCAGCCTTGTTCAAAAGGCTCTTGATCTCCCCGCCCGGCGTCATGGGGGCGTTCGTCTCCGGCTCCTGCGCCTCGGGCTCGTCCTTCGGAGCGAACAAATCCCATTCCTCTTGGAACGGGTCGCGCTTGGGGGTCTTGTACATGCCGACCGGCTTGTGGTCGGTGTGCTGCACTTGGTTCTGCGCCTCGGCGAAGACGGCGGTCACGCTGCGGAACCTCGGAGGCGGATTGCGCCATGTGGTCTCGCCATATTTCTTCACGCCCGTGACTTGGATTCGAGCGCCCTTGACCAGATGGACTTCTTTCTCGTCCTCCGCCGCAAGGTTTGTCCAAGCCGTATGCAGCCAATCCACCTTGGAGGGATCGGAGATGACGGCGCGGAACATGATGATGCCCTTCTTGCCCCACGCCGGACAATTGTGGAGAAGCTCCTTGCTCAGGTAGGCGCTATCTTCGTCGTATGCCCAATAGACCCCCAGCCCACGTCCCGTTATGCTTTCCTTGGACACGAAATCGGGATCGGTGACGACCTCTTTCGCGCTGTTCGCGCAAACGCCGCGGTAGACGGTGAGCGGGAATTTGTGCGATTGCATGAGCGCATTGACTTGTTTCCAACGCCGGGTGACCTCCTTCAAGCCCAGCTTGTTGAGGGCGGTTTCCTGCTCGGCTTCAGGTAAATTCTTTACCTTTTTGCGGAGCGGTTCCCAGTCCACGAGGTCGTTGACCACGCTTTCGACGCTGCCGCCGCCGTATTCGAGCACTTCTTCCAAGGATGGAAATCCGGCTGCCTTCTTTTCGAACATCTCCGGCGCAAGTTCCTCCAGAGTCGGAAGGGCTTCGACGCCCTTCACGCGCTCCGGGATGTCGGCATAGGCATTGGTCTCCTGCCCGATTTCCGGGTTCTCGTACACGGTGTCGGAGAGCGGCGGGGTCTTGTGGCTGCCTTGGATCGCAAGCGGGGCATGGGGCTTCCCGACCGATTGGAACGACCCGTCGGGCATGATGTCGTACATCACGAGTTTCTGCTTGGCCGCCCATTCGGGGAATCTCTCTTGCTGTTCGGCGTATCCGCCCCACGGGTTTTCGAAGATACGGATGTCTCTCCAAGGGACGCGCTTCCCGGCGACCTCTCCGACAATTTGTTTTACAATCTTGAGCACCTGACGCCACTGCATGCCGCGCTGCGGAAAGCGGACGACCACCGCGGGCGGGAATCCCTCCGCATCGGCTGCCAGAGTCACGCAGCTTCCCCTGTCGCTCGCCGCCGTCTTGGCCTTCCCGAACGGCACGGCGACGCAAACCCTGTCCTTCTTCGAGATGGTGATGCTGTCGGCCTCGAAGGCGATGCCTTTGAAGATGTCCAAGCCTTCGTACTTGCTCGCGGCCTCGGGCTTGACGTACGCCAAACAAACGTGCGGTAAGTAGTCCGGAAAGCTGTCTTCCTTGACGCCCATGGCCTTGTCGATAGCCGTATGCAGTTCGTGAAGCTCGGGAGCATCGACCAAGACCGCTACCGGGGCCGCGCCGTCGCTGGACTCGCTCGGGTCGAAGACGTGCGTCTTGCCCAACTCGACGACGAACGCAGCTTGCCCGGCAACCGCTTTGACGAGGTCGTCTTCGGACTCTTTAACCCCGTATTTGGTCGTCACGTGCAAATTTTCCTCGTAGCCGTCAGCCATGAGGTCGGACTCCGGGATGACCTCCCGCACGGCTTCCCGTAGCTTCTCGGCCAGTTCCTCCGGGAGGTTGATTTGCGTGCTGGCATGCTTGGCCGTGGTCTTGGCGATTTTTCCGTTCTCGGGTGCGACACTGATGGCGGATTTGAGCAATGATGATTCCACGATACCCTCTATCTTAAGGTACTGGAAAATCGAGGTTTCTCCGAAGTTGTCATTTTGCCTGTTTTACTGGGGGTTTCTGCCGGACTTGATCATCGCCAGCCGGGCTTTCAAGTACGATGCCCATTGGCTCTTGGCGGGCTGTGTCGGAGCCGCAGCAGTGACGCCGAGGTCCTTCAGAAGCTTTGCGGCATCCTCTTCCGCGCCGACGCTTTTGAACTTCAGGAGAAGAGTTTCGGGCGGGGGGAATTTCTTGATGAAGTCCATAAGGCGGGCTTCCGCGTGGCGGTCGCCACCCTTGCGCTCGATCACCATCGCCCCGGACATGTCAAGGTCGAATTTCGCCGCGCCGTTATCCAAAGCCGTCTTCTCGTTCCCCACCGAAGGCACGACATTCGTATTGGAAAGGAGCCAGCCGCCGTAGCGCCAGATGTCCTTGGGGTTAAATCCGGCTGCGATCTTGCCCGCCTGCAACCTGAACTCTTCCACGTCGCCGCGGCCGATCTTGGCGAGCTTCTCCAGCGTCGCCACGATGTCGAACCTCAGGTCTTCCGACGTGCGGTGCTCGATGGCGTTCTGGAGCTTCTCAAGCTGCTGCTCGCCCATTTGCACGATGTCGTTCAGGTCCTTGAGCAGGCTCATTTCCGCGGGAGTCAGCTTGCCCTTCTCCGGCTTGTAGATGAGGTCGTGACAAACTTCAGCCCAAGCGGCCATCAGCACGCTCGCCACTTGTATCTCGACCTGCGTGTCGGCATACCGGAATTCTTTCTTCCGCAGGGCTTCGGGCTTGAGCTTCACCAAATAGTGGTCGGCGACATAGCCGAGGGAGTCTCCCGGCCCCCTATCCTCGGGAAAGTGTTTGGTCGGGCGGACCTCGGTGAACAGTTCTTGGATGATCGCCCCCACCTCTTCGCGGTCTTTGGGCATATAGAGCGCCACGCGGCATCCCGCGAGGTCCACGATGTCGTCGGTAATATTGCGGAAGGTCTTGTAGCCTTTCTCCGACTCGCGCTTGAGGAGCTTCTTTTCTAGGCGGCTGGGGCGTTTTGCACGGGATGACACGACCGCCTTGATGCCCCCGTCCTGCAAGGCGGAGTCGAGCTTGTCTTGTGCAAGATGGGCGACCTCTTCATAGAAGTCAATTTCATGGGCATAATTTTTTACGTAAGCCTCGATCAGGGCGTGCTCCCCGGCGGTCTTTTCTTCCAGTTTTTCTTGGCGATCCGGTGTCCGTGTTTTTTGGTGGGCCTGAACCTGTTCGGCGAACTCGTCGAACGGGATTTCCTGAATCTCCCCGAGGCGGTCCTCCCCCGCATGGACGGCGTATATTTCCTCGGCGTCTTCCAAAGAGGAGAAATTCAACATGACTTTGTATTCGTCGAACGAGCCGTCATCCTTGAGTTGTTCAACCGCATAGGCATATTCGGCTTTTTCGTCCGGCCCGATGTACACATCAATACGGCCATCATTATCGGCGTCCGTCGTTCCGGGCACATAACCGTAATCTGACTTCATCTCTGACTTGAATTCGGTGCCGTCTTCGCGCTTGCCCACCCGGATGCTGCCGCGAGGCCATTGAATGACTATCGGCAATCCACGAACCTCCGTGCTGTGCATATTTGGTAGTTTATCGGCCGATTTAAGCATTTGATTTTCCTCCGTGGCATTCATAGCATAGTGTTCGGCCGTTGTCGATATCCCACATCGGGGCGTATTCCAGCGCCTTTTCGTGTAGATTGGCTGTGCCGTACAACCCTGTGATTTCCACGACCAAGCTTCGAAACGGCCTTGGGTGGCGGTCGGCTTCCAATCGTCCGCCACGGACATTGCACTTTTGGCAAGTAAAGTTGTCCCGCTTAAATACGGATCGTTTCCAGTTTCTCGTTTTTCGATGGTTTCTAATCCGTTGGACTTCAGGGGTTATGCCTCCCCTCCAGCCGGGATTGGAAGGCCCAGTCATTCGAGCTTGCGTGATTTCACGGCGTAAACAGCCGCAGCTTTTAACTAGGTTTCTCAATAAATTGGTGCCATGAACAGCGCCTTTTTCGCCACAATCGCAGCGGCAGAGCCAAACAGACTGTCTTGCGGATGAAGCGGGAAGCCGCTGTAGAACCAGCAATTTACCGAATTTGCGTCCGGTGAGGCTGCTGATTTTCTCGCAGCCACGGGAAATGCTCCGACCCCCCAAAAGCCGACCCCCCCGCACGACCCGTTCAAGCCCGCATCCGCATCGGCAGTTCCACATGGCTTGCCCGTGCTTGTTGTTGCCCGCACAATCCAGCACGGCCCAGCAGCCCATTGTTCGCCCCGCCAGATTTTTGATGCGCCTACTAGATAGCTCCATTGTATCCCCAACAACACTGGAAAAACCGAAAGGCAGCGCTCACGCACTCCCCATCTAATGTATTTCAAATACGGTATTTCCAAGCGATAACGAGTATTGAAGGTCTGAGCGTTGTTCCCGGCGTGCAGCTTGCTCGCACGGATGGGGACACCAATTATGCTGTGCCAGAGCTATTGAGTTCTTAAGTAGAAAGTTCCGTTGGAGGGAACGTCCACTTTGTCTAAGAAACCCCAGTCAAGGACAGCGGAGGGCCACAAAAGGGCCACCGCTTCCCGTGAGCAACTCCTGAATGACATACGCAGTATCCGCAAGAGCTTTCCAAACGCCGTAATCACCCGCGATTTCTACCGCCAGCAGGGCAAATTCGCCGACAAGGCCATTTCCCTTTACTTCCCGAAGTTCAGCGATCTGGTGAAGGAGGCCGGGTGCGAGGCAGCCGATTTGACCCCAGAACCGAAGGCACCCACGCCGATTGAACCAAAGTTAACCCCGGAATTGAAGCTTGATCTGGAAAAAGAGAAGATCAAGGCCAAGCAAGAGGACGCCAAGGGACAGCTAAAAGTAGCGGCCACGCGCATCATTAAGCTTGAAAAAGAACTGGAAGCCGCTGTGTCCCTCGGGCAATACACGCCCCAAGTCACCATACTTGCCCCACGTACGCCGTCCAGCACCAGCGAGTCCGTGGCGTGTGTTGTCGCTTCCGACTGGCACCTTGAGGAAGAGGTCATCAACACGCACGTAGCGGGTCTTAACGAGTTTAACCTTGAGATCGGCGCTGCGCGTGTCGCACGGTTCTGGCAGGGGGCTCTTCGCTTGATTGATATCCTCAAGCGGGACACCGCCATCAAGCAGGTCATCATCGCGCTGCTGGGCGACTTCATCACGAACAACATCCACGAGGATGCAGCGGCCAGCAACTTGCTCCTTCCGATGGAGGCCATCCAGCACGCGGAAGATCAGCTTGTCAGCGGCCTTAAGTTCATGCTGGAAAACACGGACCCGGACACTCGATTCCTCATTCCTTGTCATTCCGGCAATCACGCCCGCACCACCAAGAAGCGGATGATCACGACAGAAGCCGGGAATTCCTTGGAGTATTGGATGTACCACCATCTCCGCCGCTACTTCGACGGCGAGAAGCGCATCCAGTGGCAGATCGGCGAAGGCTACCACACATTCACCCGCTTGTTTGACGACAGCTACGTCATCCGCTGGCACCACGGGCACGCCATTAGGTACAGCGGGGGCATAGGCGGCATCACGATCCCGGCGAACAGGGCAATCGCCAACTGGAACCAAGCCGTCCGCGACGTGAACCTCGACGTATTCGGGCACTACCACCAGTACATCAACACCGGAAACTTCATATGCAACGGATCGCTTATCGGCTACAATGATTTCGCCGTGAGCATCAAAGCCAGCTTTGAGCCACCCACCCAAGCGTTTTTTCTCGTGAACAAACGTTGGAACGCGAAAACGATGTCCACACCGATTTTCCTCGAAGAATAAGGAGCCGCAAATGGACAAAGTCACTAGAGACGCTGTATACGCCGCCATTGACAGCGAACGGGACTATCAGGACCTCAAGTTCGGGGGCAACCCGCACGAGATTGATGCGTTCGCCACCCACATCCGCCAGTACAGCATGGTTCTGGATGAGACGGCCACCTCGCCCAATGATCCGAGGGCAAAGCTCGCCGTCGTGCGCAAGATCGCGGCGATCTGCGTCCGGTGCATGGAACAACACGGAGTGCCGACGCACTAAAAGCAGTTTTTGAAATTTTATCCCTCGTGTTTTCTGCACAGTTCGCAATTCGGATTATTGAGATTCCGGTTGACATGCCAACGGATATGACGAATGCGAGCAAGATGCCCATTCTTGGCGTTCTTACATCCCTGCTTGTGCCCGAGGGCTTGAATATATCCGCTCTCAGCGTTTTTGCGTCCTTGCTTGTATCCAAGTTTTAGAACTTGCCCGCTCTCTATGTTTGTGCGCCCGGCTTTAGCACGCCCCTCAGAAGTGGCTGGGTTGCCATAAAGCTCGTTGTGCTTGCGACTGCCTGTACGTCCACCTTTAGCGCGGGATTCATAGGTAGCAATCTTAGCAACCTGTCCGCTTTCTATATTCTTACGTGCAGCCGTACGTCCGCCTATCCGCCCCATTTCTCTTTCAAGCATCGGGTGTCCTAGTGCTTGAATCAACGGGGATATCCTGTTGAGTCCCCCGTCTTCTACATAGGTCTTTTTCCTCGCGATGTCCATCGCCTCGCAGGCCTTGAGGTAAAAGTTGTAGTCAAAGTCCAAATAGCCTTCCGGACGAGGGATTTCCCGGATAAGGCGAAGCTCTACCGTGGAACCGAATCGTTTGGGGTACTTGTTTTTCCGGCGCTGTTCCAAGGTCTTCACGGTGCTCCCCACAAGCCCCGCAGGCTTGCCGTCCACGAAAACCTCGTATGTTCGTCCCGATGTCATCTAAGTGCCACCCCGCACAACTCAGCCGCTTCCCGCCACCACTTCCCCTCGGGCTGGGACCATGCCGGAAGCGGACAACAGTCGTGGGGCCAGAACTCCATTTCTTGCTTTGTGAATAATATGCGGAAATCGTTGGCGATGATCTCTCCGGGGTTGCGGTGCCAGTCGCCGCCCCGGTATTTCTTGGCGTAATCCTCGATTCCCCGAAGCTCCATGTACTTCGCTTCCAGCTTGTCCCTCTCGCTGTCCTTGTAGCCCATGGCTCGTGCGACGGCATAGAAGGCGGCGTGCCCGTATTCGTGGGACACGAGGTAGCGGGTCATCGCCGGATGAATAGGAACGCGCTTGGCCGCCAGCGCGATGCTGATCGCCTGCCCGTAGAACTTGCGCATCTCGCCGGAGCCGTCGTAGCGGGGGATCATGTCCTCCCAGTCGGAGCCGTCCTCCCGGTAATACTCGTAATCCTCGTAGGTGAGCCCGTTTATCCTGTCGATCAGGTCGTGGCTCAGCACCCACAGCCCGAACTTGGCAGCCTTGAGGGGGAAGACATCCATGCAATGGCCGAGGGTTCTTTCCACAAGCTCCAGATCATGCGGGTAGGCGGGATACGGATCGACCTTGAGGCTGCGCTGGTGGGTGCCCGAGCCGAAGGTGTACTGCGGCGTCGTGTCTTGCACGCCGAGGGGCCAACAAAGGTCATTCGGGGTCAAAAAGGTTATGGAATCCATGTCCGGTTAGCTTGCGGCTGGCGGCGAAACCGAGTGGTTTCCGTTTCCGTTCCCGTTTTCGGACATTTTCCGGTCGTGGTAGTCTTGGGCTATGGCCCGCCCGATATGGAAGCCGGAAAGCGCGGTGATGACCGCCGCGTAGGAGTCCGTCAGCTTGCCGTACCACGCCAATACCGTCGCCGCCAAGGCGAAAAAGCCGACAAGAATCCAGCTTCTTCCGCCCAGCTTGTCGTAGATGGGCATCATGCTGGCGCTGCCCCAAGCTGCAATCGCCCTCGTTTTTGCGCCGTTGTAGAACCGGAACGGCATTCGCCGCATTTTCTCGAACCATGGGAATCGCATATCCGCCTCCGCTTAGGGAGCCTGTAGACGCTATAAAACGGGGCCGCTATTCAGGATTCTATTTCTTGCGCCTCGGCGCTACCGCCGCGACGGGCGACGGCGCTACCGGGGCCGGATTCTGCGAACCCGTCGGCGATCCGCATTTTTCGAGGAGGATCGGGATCAGCGCCCCCTCGGCCTCCCTAGTGAACACAAGCTCCATTTGGTCGTTCAGGTCGATCCTGACTATGTCCCCGAGCTTGATCTGCCCGGTCGCCACGAGGTTCGCCAGCGGGAAGGTGAGGCTGCGCTCGATCACCCGCTTCAGGTGGCGGGCACCGTACTTCACGTCCGTGCCCTCGGCCAGAATCTTGTCCTTGACCGCCCGCGTGCAGGAGAAGACGAAGTGGTTGTTCCCCTGCGCGGCGAGCACCCGCTGCTGCAATATGCCAAGCTCGATGTCGAGAATCTGCCGCAGGTGCTCGTCGCGGAGCGTGTTGAAGACGACAACCTTGTCGATCCGGTTCATGAACTCCGGCGTGAACTTCCTGCGGGCGGCGTTGATCGCCGAGTCGTTGATCCGGGTATCGAATTTTTCGTCCACGACGGGCTTGCCAATCGTGAAGCCCATCCCGCCGCCCTCCTGAATCTGGATCATGCTGCCGCTGCCGAGGTTGGATGTCATGACGATGATGCATTGGCTGAGATCGACGCGGCGGTTGTCGCCGAGGGTGAGCGTGGCCTTGTCCAAGATGCCGAGGAGCAGTTGCCACAGCGCATCGGACGCTTTTTCGATCTCGTCGAAAAGCAGGACGGAGAGCTTCAGCTTGTCGGTGTGGTATTTGCTCAGTTCCTCCTGCGTGATGAGCGGGTGGGTTTCCCGGTGCCCGAGGTAGCCGGGGGGCGAGCCGATGAGTTTCGCGATCTCGTGGGAGTGCTGGAATTCCGCGCAGTCGATCTTGATCATGGCGTGGGAATCGCCGAACAGGATTTCCGCGGTGGATTCGACGATGCGCGTTTTGCCGGAGCCGGTGGGTCCAAGGAAGAGAAGATTGCCGACAGGGCGTCCCACGGGATTCAACCCGGCCAGGAAAACCTGGTACACCTCGACCATTTTTTCGATCGCGGCATCCTGCCCCACGATCCTGCTGCGGAGATTGGCTTCGAAGTCCTTCGCTTCTGTGCTGCGGCGGCTCGGATCAAGCTGCTGCTTCGTCCCGGTCTTCATTCTTTTGGTCCCTGTGGTCGGCATGGAGCGGCACTGACGCCTCTTCCTAAGGGATCGCAAAGGCGATTCGCTCCGCACTGTCGGGATCGGGGGGTGGAAATGGCTTATTTCAGGGTCAAATCGTTGAGTTCCCGGCGCATGTTCTCCCTCGCCGGGGCCTCGAACTGGAGGAAATCCGGGGTGACGAAGATGCGTTCGGAAGCCAGGAGCCGGGCAAGGGAGGCCGATCTTCCGGCTTTCCATTCATCATCGGAAAAGTCGGAGTACTCCAGCCGTATGCGGATGCTGCATTCGTCGTAAATCTCGGGCTTGAACCCGAGGCCCGCAAGATCGACATCCGTGACGATGTTCTTTTCCCTGTCGTGCTTGGTGCTGAGGATGAGGTCGATGGCCCTGTTCAGGTCCGCAGCCCCGAAGCCGAGCAAGGCATTGTCCTGCACCGGGACGGGTTCTCCGTACCCATCGAGTCCCACGGTGGAAACGGTGACAAACGGCGTCACCGACCGCCCGGACATCAAGTGGGTAATCGGGTACAATACGACGCGCTCCGGGGACAACACCCAGTTGAATCTGGTGGGAATTCCGTCGCAGTTCTGCCAGCTAACCTGCGCCATCGCCTACTGCCAAGCGGAAATCGCCGCAGACCAATCGCCGCCGATATCCGGCTAGCGTTGGCTGGTGCCTCGGCGTTCCCGCCGAGCGGGGACGGAACGGCTTCGGCTGCGAATATTAGGAGGAATCAGAGGTGAATCTATGGCACATCTTATCGGCTACTTGAAACCGTACCGGGGACTGAAAAAGAACTTGAAAAAAGGAATCGTGAATTCGGTTCCCTCCCAACTCATGCTTTGCACGGACACGGGCGAACTCTACGTGTCCAACGGTCCCGACAAAAAACCCATACGCCTCGGCCGGATACCCTACAAGGAATTCGCCCTCGTTCGTCAGGATTAAGGACCGTGCGGCTGCGATCTCTTGCTTGATCACCGTGCCTTCGGACAGCCCCCCGACCGAAACCCGCCTTACCTACAACTGCTCGTTTATGTGTATCTCGGTGATTTCCAGCCAACGGGGAAAAGATGCCATGAAATCGTTTTTGATCGACGAAACGGTGGGCAGGCGGGCATCCCTGAATTGCGTTCTGGCGGATTTGATTGACCGGTACGGCATGCAATACATAGCAGGCGGGGGCAGTCCTCCGACAGATTAGCGTGCGAAGATCGAGTTGCCCTTGGTCAGACGCGTGAAGTCGCAGTGCGCCCCGCTGCTCGCTATCTGGCGGCAGCACGGGGTCTCGAAGGCGATGTTGCGGGTGGTGACGCCGTGGACGCCGTAGTCGCCAACGATCCGGACGATGGTCAGGTCGTAGACCTTGCGGCAGAACTTGCACCGGACGGGCTCCCCCATCGGGAAGCAGTCCCCCACCACGGAGAGTCGGCTTGCAAGCTGCTCGTACTGGTAGTTCATGGACGCATGGTATCAGGTCTTGGGGGCCTTGTCAATCCATCTCTTGAACAGCCCGTTCGTCCATTGGTAGAACTTCCAGGTCAGCGCCCCTCCCCCGAGGCATATGACGACGACCAGCAAATCCTTGCCGCACTGGAGCCATTCATGGTGATAGGTCCGCCAGCAGGCGTCCCCGAGGGCCACGGCCGCCACGGAGGCGTAGGCGGCGCAGACTATCAGCGCGCAGAAGTTGTTCCACGCCCACTTCGCTTTTTCCCAGTTGGTCATCGGTCGCTCCTTGGCTTAGGGGCCCAGTTCCAGCGGCGCACCCAGTTCACCGGGTTGAGGGGGTTTACCTTGAGGTGGGACGCGGCCACTTCATGCCAGTAGTAGCTTTCGTCCCAGTCTTCCCGAGCTATGGCTTCTCCCCACGGCTTGTCCACCAGTTTCCCGTACAGGCGGAACCAGCGGTAGACGAAAACAGCGCTGCCGAAAACATAGGCTAGGCTGAGGATACCGACGGATATGACAATGATACGGATCATTCTTGCACCTCGTTGAATTCGATATGCCGGGTCCGGTTGTACCGTGGTGGCTGTTCTTTCCAATGGTCAGAAGTCCGCACATGGTTTTTTCTGACCCACTTTCCAGTCAGAACGCTGAATCGGTCAAAGTGAAAACGGTTTGCAGGGCGTACAACCAACCCCTCTTGGTGATTTGTGTCCAGCGAATCACAGAGCGCTTTGCAAGCATCATCGGTATACAGTCCTTGGTAAAGCACCGGAACAGGCGTTAAGTCCAGTAACGCGCACCATTCGGTTGTTTCTACCCAGCCAAGGCAAATATTGTCTCGGTCCCAAGTGGAAAAAACTAAAAATAGCGAAGGCAGGTTGTCATATTCAATGGAATGGACGGCTGTCATATTCTCCAAGCATATGCGCCAGCCCACGGGTATTTCGTGGGACATAGCGGCATGCATCGCCTTGAGCTTGTCCCATTGCCAATGCGAATCCAACTCCAACGACCGTCCATGCAGGCCGTCACAGTATAACGTGCACTGACTGCCATCCATTTTTTCCGTGATGACGACCTCCGTTCCCTCCCACGAAGCGGTCGTTTTCAGCACGCGGTCATCAGACGTGGCTCCGGGGCTCCACATCAGATGCGGGGTTCTCGGGTAGCGGATTCGTTCTTGTCCCGGCATGATCTTCCTCGGTGCAACCACCATACCTCTTAGTATTATGGCAGTTTGCACACAGTAATTGCAAATCATTTCGCTTTTCTTGGCTCAACACTAGCTTAAAAAACTTGGTTCCCCGAATCGATGGCGGCAACGCTTTTCGTTCTATACCGCCATCGTTGTTTTTGTGATCCAATTGCAGGTATTTGAAGTTTGAAACCGTACAGCCGGGACACTGGCATTTTCCCCCATATAAAACAAGAACTTTGAGTCTAGTTTCACGGGTTAGATTGTTCATTTTCTTACAGCCACGTTCACGGCATTTTTGGCAACTAGTCAATCCGGGTACTGCCGGGCGAGTTAAACATTGCCTACAACTCCCCTCCGGTCTGTTTTCCTTTTGTTTTTGCGAGATGGCTTTTCGTATCTTACGGCAGCTAGCACATCTTAGCACCCCTTGGATTGGTGGTCGCTTCCCGCACGCCACACAAATTCCCGACAAGCGCCTATCATGGTACAGCTTTAGAGCTTTTTCCGCGTTAATCCTTCTCTGTTCTAAAGTCATTTTCAACCCCCATTTAGGGAGTTGAAAGTATCCTAATTCATTTGTTAGTGGTATTTATGGCGTTGGTCTCCCATCCCTCTTCCACCGTTCGTGAACCTCGCTGTGATCCGTGCCCAGTATCAGATAAGAAGCGGGGCAGCAATCGCAGCAAACATAGAAAAAATGCGGCGGGGCGTCCCAGCCCGCCTCGAACGCCTCCTCGGCGTCGGCGAACTCCCGCTCGAACCCGCAGCATTGGCACTTGAGAATCATACGCACTCCTAGTATACAGCGACCGGGGAGGAATCGGCTAGCTGCCCTTCTTCCCGACGATGGTGTCCACGATCCCGTATTCCTTCGCTTCCTCCGCGCCCATGATGAAGTCCCGGTCGGCGTCCTTCTCCAGCTTTTCGAGCGGCTGCCCGGTGTGCTTCGACATGATCTCGTTCAAGCGCCTCTTTATGCGCAGGATGTCCTTGGCGTGGATTTCGATGTCCGTCGCCTGTCCGCTCAGCCCGAACAGCATCGGCTGGTGGATCATGATCCGGACGTGCGGCAGGGTGAGCCGCTTCCCCGGAGCGCCGCCCGCCAGCAGCACCGCCGCCATGCTCGCCGCCTGCCCGATGCATATCGTCTCGATGCTCGGCTTGACGAACTGCATGGTGTCGTAGATCGCCAGCCCCGACGTGACGCTGCCGCCCGGCGAGTTGATGTAGAGGGATATGCTGCGGTTCGGGTCTTCCGCTTCGAGGAAGAGCATCTGCGCGATCACGAGGTTGGCAACGTCGTCGTCGATTTCCGCCGCGAGGAAGATGATGTGGTCCTTCAGCAGGCGGGAATAGATGTCGTAGGCGCGTTCGCCGCGGCTGGTCTGCTCGACCACCATCGGAACCAATATGCCCACTTTGCCCCCTTAGACTTTTTGCCTGATCAATCGGTCGATCAAGGCCCGCAACGCCCGCAGGTTCCTGCGGGCGACGATGATATCCGCCTGCCTTTTGTAGGGGGCGAAGTCCTTATTGGGTTTTTCGTCCCCGTTGTAGGCGCGGACGAAATTGTTGCTGATCTCCGGCCCCGTGGGTTCGATGTGGAACTGGACGTAATCCCTGTCGAAATTCTCGTCTTCGGGGGAGGGCATCTGCCGCAGCACCACCCCGCAAGGCAAGGTCTTCTTGATCGGCCGCATTTATCCTCTCCTCAGGTACTTTTCCAAGCACCCCGTCGTGCGAAGAACTTCGCTCTCCTCGCCGTCGATCTCCCAGCGTATGCCGTTCAGGAGGTCGTGGAATGCCATTTGCCCCGGCATCAGGCCCACCCAGTCGTTCTTCGTGTCGATCAGCATGATAAGCTTGCGGGCGGATTCCCGCAGCTTTTCAAGGTCCATGTTTTTCGCCATCGGTCACCTCGGCATGTTTGTCAGCCAGAATCCTTCCTTGGCTGCGCAGCGCAAAACCGCTTCGACCACCGTCAATTCCGCTTCGACCGCCGTCAATCCCGGAAACGCAGGATAGATGTTCGCATCGCAATGCTTGTAGCGCATTGCGATCCTTCGCAGAATCTCGTCGGCGATGACCTGCTGCGGGATCGCGGTTGCCGCGCTATTCCCGTCTTCCGGGGATTTTTCCGCCGCCCGGATGGCATCCCATTCCTCCAGTCGGCGCACGGCGTCGTGGTCCTGGGCCAGTTCGGCGTATTCCTCGTCCGTGATGAGACTCGCCGTGTGCAATTCCATTCGCATGTACCGCGCCAATTCCCACAGCCGCGTCCGCAGCGGCGGAACCGTTTTGCTCATCGCGGCACCCCGCTCTCCGGAAGGACGTAGCCCAACTCTTCCTTGCGTGCCGTCTTCTCGGCATAATACTCCGCCGGGCGGCTGCGGTTCAATGCCATTTTTTCGTCCAGTTCCTTGCGGGCATCGTACCCCGCCTCCTCGGCGCAGGCGTAGACGCAGATCATGACATCCGCGATCTCCTCCGCGTCCCCGTTTTTTCCAGTCATCGAATTGAACGGCTTGTGCTCGCCGCAGGCGCATCCGTCCGGAACCCAGAAAAAGGCGGCGCATTTGCGGCATTGAATCGTGGGCCAACCACTCTTGGCTCTGGCGGCTTCCTTGAGGATCGGCACCCTCGCAGTGGCGTAAATGGTTTCACTGCTCAGTCCAGCAGTCAACGCCAATTCAACAGCTTCTTCCAACAAGGCGGTCGCCCGCCCCTGCAATCCCGCAAACCGGGAAAAGGTCGTCTTGCACCATTCATGGACGGATTTCTGCGTTTCAGCCATGGCTTATTTGCTGGCTCCTTCGAGGAATCCCTTGGTGTAGGCTTTCACGATGGGAAGGAAGATGGGAGTGACATCCCCGAAAATTTTCACGCTCGTGCCCGCCGAGGTGACAAGCGTGCCGCTCGCGGTGACCTTGATGCCGAACACCTCCCTGAGCGCCTTGACCAGCCTCATGGCGATTTCCCCGCTCGGGGCTGTGGCTATCAGTTCGTCGTACATGCGATCCTCCGGGCGGCAGCCGTGACCTTGATGCCCTTCTTGATTGCCTTCCTTTGAGACTCCCCACGCCTAAAGGCGGGGGATTCTTTGGAGTTACTATGCGGCATTGCCGCACGTCTCCAACGATGTTTCCTGCTTCACAGGCACATGCTTGGGCTCGCGCTCAAGACTTACTGTGCCTCCACAGGCTGATACCGAGCGTCCCTCGGCTAGGATTCTCAAACCTTCAATGAAAGTGTACGCCTTCGCTTTCTGTTTGTCAATAAATATCTTTAAGCTGTATAACGCGCCTTATATCCCCATGCCTGAAGGCAGGGGCTCTACGGCGCGACTTGGTAGAACAGCGGATAGAACTTGTTCTTGTACTCGTCGGAGTCGCAATTCATGGGCCGATTATACCCCTTGCCAAGCGCATCCTCCACGATGATATTGATGAACAAGTCCCGGTCCATGGTGTCGAAGATGTCCTCGGGAATATCCTCCTTGAGGATGCAATGCGCTTGCGCATATTTATCGATCCGCTTGTCGGTGGGCACGATTCCGAACCAGTGGCGGCAGCCAGCGCGGACGGTCGGATACTTACTTCTTGGCTTTCGACTGGTTTTCCTCAAGGAACGGCTCCATTTCTTTGTCCCAGCGTTCGTTCGCAAGGCGGATTTTGCGGCTCTTCAGGCTCTCGTAGCCTTCCCTCTTGCAAGTATAGCACCTCCGCTGGGATGCGCAACAGAAACCGTTGGGAATTATACGCTTGATACCCTACAAAAACTCTTCGCCTTTTGGTAATTTTTTGACTTCGCCCCATGTGAGCAGCCGATCAGGAATAGGGCCAATCTTTTCAGTTAGTTGTAAATGAGCATCTTCCTGCGTAGGCGCTTGGATATAGAGTGTGTCTCCTTGTGCCTCGACTTTGAAGATTCTGTTGTCCGATTCATTAGGTCTAGCTTCTTTCTTTCTCATGGTTTATCTCCTTGTGGTGTAAAGCGTATAGTTCCCAAACCGTTGGCATCCTCCCGGCGCAGCATCGTGTGCCCGCATGACAGGGTTTCGGTGGAGGTCCGGAGGTTTTTCCGCGCGTGCTTCACGATCTTGCGAAACGGCACGCCGCAGATTGCTGTTATTGACCTTGGCATGTTTCCTCAGTTGCGAGTCAGCCTGGTTTCGTTCATTTCAAACGGCAACTCCATGTTGCCGTTCCACATCGCCTTGCCGAAAACGAGCATGAGTTCGTGCAACTGGAACCGCGTCCACCCGCACGCTTCGACTTGCGATCTGCGGATGGCGTCCGGCACGCCTTTGGGGTTCGTCCTCTTCCAGTGCTCGGCCCACAGCGCCTCGCCTGACGGCGTCAGTTTCACCCGGACGTTACCGTTGACGTTGATGCTAATCATCCGCTACTCCTCGGCCCGAGCGGCGGCTTGTCCTCGGCGATAACGGCTTTTTCAAGGGCGTTCCGGGCGTCGAGCCGCTTGAGGGCGGCCATCGTCGCCGCGCCCTGGTCCTTGCGGCGGCCCTTATTGCGGCGGTCGGCTTTCGTGACTTTGTGCGCGTGCGCCATGTTTTATTCCTCTTCTTCCTCGGTTCCTATCGAATAGATGAACCCGTGCGCCCGCAACCCGGATGTCTTGAATGCGCGGCCGCAACTCTGGCACCGGGTCTGCGGCGACTCTAGGGCGTGGGGGTCGAGAGTAACCCTCGCATCGCAGTCCGGGCATTCGAAAATCCATGTCATGTCACGCCCCCCTGTTTGCATGCCTCTTGGAGCCTGCCGAAGCGATGGACGACTATCCGGTTGTGCGGGCCGGTAGGATTCTTGAGAATGCTGGGAAAGTACGGCAACGCCTTCGCCATGGCATGATAGGCATCGCAAGGGCCGTATCCCGCCCGGCGCAGGGTGACGAGGCTGAAGTCGTCGGCATCTATTTCGTCCTTTTCCAGCGCGGCGAGGCTTTCGCCGAACAGCCCGAAGGCTATGTCCTGTTCCAGTTTCGCGTGTCCCATCTCGTGGGCGAGGACGGCGGCGATCTCGGCCCTTTTGAACTTCATCAATCCGGAGTCGATGACCATGTTGCCGTTCGAGTAGGTGGCGTCCGGGCGGGGATCACAAATGAAGACGAGGCGGACATTGCTGGCCATCTCATCGTTCGGAAAAAGCCGGACCAAGATGGAACGGACGCGGGTGTGCCACTCCTTGCGGCCGCAGTCAGCCCTCGCCGGGATAGCAAGCAAAACAAGCAAAATCGAAAGGAGCATGTGCTTCATTTAGCTTCCTGTCCGGCCCGATGCGACCGTCCGCGCAGGCTGACCGGGATGTGGCTCGGCAGGTCTTCCTCGATGGCGGCGACGATCGTGTTGATCTCCTTGCCGCCAAGGCGCTGGGAGCCGAACGGCCCCCAATCGAAGTACAAGTCGTAAGTGTGGGAAAGGGAGCCGTTCTCATGCCTGTAGGAATGGTTGAACACGACACGGCGGCACAGGAACCTGGCGTGCTTCCAGATCACGTCGAGAAGCTGGTCCGAGCTAAACGTCGCCTTGTCCAGCAGCGTGACGCTGATGGACTTCATCAACGGCCGCTGGGGATGCTTGTATTCGACCTCGTGGCCTTCCTTCGTGACGTAGACCATGCTTACGGCTTTCCGATGCCGCGGTCGTCATTTTCGATGATGATCTCGGCATCGACGATTTCCGGCAGTTGCTCCTGCGGCTTGCCCACCGCGAACATCCTATCGTACTCCGGCATGTTCTGCCGCAGGGAGGCGAGCCCCGCCTCGCGGAGCCCGTGGGCGATGGTGCCCTCGACCTCGATGATGGCGGCGGCGACCTTGGTCTCCATCGCTTCGTCGAACTGGCGCTCGATGAAGGGGACGTTGCTCTTGATCCGCATGACGGCTTGCTTGATATCGCCGAGCACCACGGCTTGTTCCTTCTTGCCGAGGGGCTTGTTGCCTGGCAGGTTCGATTCGGTGAGCTTCGTGATCAGCCCCTCCAGCTTCTCCATGGCTTCGTTCACGGTCTCTTTCAGGTCGTCTTGGAACTTGCTGGTGAAGCTCTCGGGCTCGGGCGGCTCCTCGTACCGCTTGGTGCCGACCTGCCGCAGGGTGCAGGGCGTGCCCATGCCGAGCCCGAAGCTCGACACGAACCGGGCCCACTGCTCGTACGTCATGTCGACGGTGACCAGCCTGCGGTCGGCGTAGACGTGGTCGTCGCTCAGGCTCCGGCGCATGTCCGCATCGCTGATCTCCACGCGGATGAAGCCGTGGTGCAGCGCCTCGGAGCCGAACAAATACGACTGGCCGCTCACGCGGTTCACCGTGATCGCGCCGAAGCTCTCGTGCTTCGTGATCTTGTCGTCAAACATCTTTTTTCTCCAATCCATCCAATGGAATCCTGAACGTGATGGGCCCGTCGTTGACGAAGTTCGCCAGCCAGAACTCGACCAGCCCCACGAAAAGTTTCGGCTTCACAGTACCCCCTCGTCCCGGAACGCCCTCACCCGAGGGTCGAGTTCGTCGTCCGCCAGCAAGACCTTGTGGCCGTCCACGGCCTTGCATTCGAACTGTTCTCGGGCATGCCCGATGTCGTGGTAATTCCGGTTGTTCAACTCCGCGTTGATCAGGTCCAAGTCCCGTTCGAGATCGCAAATGATGCTTTCCTTGACTTCGGCTTGGCGCTTCACTGTTTCCAGCCCGGTATGGAGCATCCGCAGTAATCGCGCACGTTCATACCCATGGTAGGTCAGTTCCATGTCGGTCGCCGTTGTCAGGTCAGCAGTTTCCACGGTTCCATTCCTTCTGGATTTCGTTGACCGACTTCCCGATGTCGATGGGAAGCTGGTAAGGGCACAGGACTTCGTTGACGGGATCGATCTTCGCCAGTTGCGAAAGCCCTTCCTCCCGCCAGCGGACGGTGTCCCGGCTGTGCCTTCCGGTGAAAGTCCCGTCCGCGATGGCCTTGAGTTCCTCCCGCGTCGCCAAGCGGCTCCGCCCGGTCATCGATTCGATCAAGATCGGTTCGCTCTTGCGCCATCCAGAGACGCGAAGCCTGTAGCATTTCTCTGGCCGGTTGCCGTTCCACGATGCGAGGACCCAACGCTTCTCGGGGTCGATCCCGACGATGTCCACCGGATGCACGCGGGTCGTGACGATGGTCGTGTTCCCCATCTTCCCCTTGGTGACGCTCCAGGCCCTCTGCCCGACGAATAGGCCCTCGATATTCACTTTTTCCTCCGCAGCTTGCGTGCCGCTTTCTTCAATCCCTTGGAGCGGTCGTCGTCGCCCGTGGCCTTGTAGAAGAACGACAGGTCGTCGAACAGCCCCGCCATGTGCCGCAGCCGCCGCGTACGCTCGGCCTTTTTCGTCTCTTTCTTCATGCCTTTCCTTTCTTCAACAGCCGGACTTTTGTTCCCGGCTCCCCGTACCAAACGCCCGGAGGATTGACGATCTTCGGGTTGTCGAACTTCAGCGTCCACAGGTTCCCGGAGGCATGGGATTCCCTGACGATGCTGGGACCGTGCCATGCTGGGGGAAGAAAGCTGAACCTATTCCCCGGTTTGAGTTGTCTCGTTTCCTTCATCAGTCTTTTCCTTTCTCTTCGGCAACAGGTGCTCTGGAATCTCGCCGCCGCATTCCTTGACGAAAGCATTCACGTAAGGAACCAGCTTGCCAGCCTTCCGCCAGTCGGTGTGCTCCCGCGGCGCCATGTTGCGCTGGTGGATTTCGTCCAGCCAGCGCCAGATGGTCCGCTTCAGCGATGGCTTGCAGCCGCGCACTACTCCTCCTCGTAGCTCATCTTCTTGGGCTCCAGAATTTGTACGGTGCGCGGAGCCGCTTGGCGCTGTTCCTTGGGCAGCGCGAGATGCTTCATGCAGAACTCCAGCACCACCATGTCCACTATCGGCGGGCGGGGGACGAACTTGTAGCTGCGGATTTCCTTCACAAGTCCGGTGTCGGGCATCCTGCCCAGCCGTTCGCCGTATTCCTCAAGGTTCTCTTCGACGCGCTTGGTCATCCGTCATCTCCTCGGGCAAAACTGGAACCGCTCCGGTCATACCCCAAGTATACAGGAGTCCGGGGGTTTTGGCTACCGAGGTTTCGCTTTAAGTAAGCAGTTAGCTACGGGTTCTACTTTTTCCATTCGGGGTGCCCGGCAAGCCAGTCCGCCGCGGTGTCCACAAGCTCAATGTTCGTTGCCAATCGGCGGCCTCGGGTGTACTTGTTCTCATCGGGACCGAGGACGGATGTGGGCATTTCCCCTCGCCCCACTAGCCGCCAGCCGCGAAGCGCCAGATGGTACAGGTCAAATTCTTTGTACCACTCCTCGCCGTAACCGACGTGTGGTACACCGCTGCCCCACGACTTCAGGGCTGCCCAAAATTCGGGAGGGGCTTTGCGACTTCTCGCACGTTCTAGGGTGTGGGTCGGCCACCGTTCGGGGTTGATGATGATTGGTATGAGATCGGTGCGGGAACGGGGCATGGCTAGTTGAAGAAAGCGAAGAATTCTTTCTCGGCGGCTTTGTATTCGGCGCTGGTCTTGGGAAACTTGCGCATGCGAGTTTCGATGGCAGCAAGCTTTTTGGTGTCGGCTGCGAACTGGCGCTTGAAATTCAGGTCGGCAAGCATCTTCTTTTCGGCAGTGGGGTTTTCCCACGTACCGCTGGCGGTCTTGACATAACCGCGGGACTTGAGTTCGGCGGCGGTGATGGTCTTGGCTGTCTTTGTGGTTTTCATGTCTATAGTATACATCGGAAAGCGGGTTTTCGCTAGTTTTCCGTTCCTATAACCTGTTGATTTTCAACGACTTAAAAATAACTTGAGGTCAGAAGTCAACGATTTCCACGTAGTCGGCTGTGCCCAGAGCCCAGCGGGGATTGAAATTCGGATCGTCGAATGTCGTCCGGTAGAACATAAGCCACGGGTACTCGGTTTCGTCCCGGTACTCCCCGTCCGGGAGGCAGGTCAACTCCGGCGTGACTGCGGCGATGCACGCCGGGCACCCGTAACGGGCATTTGCCGCCATTTGCAGCGCTTCTGGGAGGGTCGGCACCCGCCCCAGTGCCCTGAGTGCCGCCGCCAGAGTTCGCGCCTCTGTGCCGCAGCAGCCGCAAACCAGCTTCATCACCACCTTGCCGTCCCGCCGGACGCTGACCACGGCCTGTGTCATTATTCGCCCTCCGTTAGGGGAATCTCGCGCTGGAAATTCGGGAGGCGCTCCTCGACTTTTGCGACCAGCGCCACCACACCGAAATTCGACCAGTCGAAGCTTCCATTGATGGCAGTATCCAGCGCCACCAGCTTCGGGCTTTGCCCCCGTCTCATTGGACCCTTCCTTCCTTCGCTTCCATCAACATCACAATGTCCACGATCAGCGCCGTGCGCTCAACGGGGAATCCGAGGCGCTTTTGCAGCTTCTCCAAGTCCTTCTCGTCCAGCCCGAAGTCGCTGAGGCGGCTCTCGTCGGTCACCAGCAGGGGCTTGATCCTCGTCGCCTTCTTGAACTGCTCAAGGAAGCGGTCCAGCGTCGGCTGGCGGGCGTCCAGTTGTTGCGTCGGTGCCAATTCTATCCGGGGCTTTTTCATGGGACTAGAATAGCAAACTGGCAGGAACTTAGCAAGCCCGTTTGTCAGTTACAATGTTTCGACTTTTGCTCTATCTAGTATGACTGCACAACCAACAAAACGATGTCATAAACGACCGATAGAAACGAAACGGTGCCCCATTTGTACACTCCCAAAACTTATAGCCGAATTCGGCGTCAGAAAAAACGGATACTTACGTGCTTATTGTAAGTCGTGCGATAATGATCGCTATAGACAATGGTGTAAAACACATCCAGAAGCCGTAAAACAGGCACAAAGAAAAACCGATCTTCGCTTGAGACACGGAATTTCAGAGACGCTATATCAACGACTTTCCGAAGAGCAAGGAGGAGGTTGCGCCCTTTGCGGTCGTCCTCCCAAAAAGAATCGTAGACTGTCCGTAGATCACGACCATGAGACGGACGAGATACGCGGCTTGTTATGTGACGCGCATAATCGAGCCCTTGGCTTGTTTCAAGATAACGTGGAGCTTTTATACAAGGCTATCGCGTATCTTAAAAAGAAACATCTAATTGTTCGCGATCTTCCACAATCGCGGTGCACGCGTTAAGATACAACTATGCCGATAAAGTTGTTGAATTGCCTAAAATGCCATGATGTTGTGAAGTTAAGACGCCGGGGGGTAAGAAGCTGCAAGTGCGGCAAATCAAGCGGACAATTCGATCTTGAAGGCAACCTCATCCGAAAAGGCCCGTGGCGTTTAATTACGTTGAAATTTCCGATTAACCCCTAAGTCTCTCCCGCACAGACCGCTGACGACGGTGTGCAGCCATCTTTGGGGCAGGGGCTCGGATGTGACTAGAACTCGTTTAAGCATTGCGGTTTCGCCTGCGCCGAAGTTTCTTTGTCCGATAGGGGCAGTCTTTTACTTTGCCTGTAGCTGTAGGACCGTGGTTCTTACCACGGCTCTTGCATTTAACCGGGGTCACGGTCGTATCGCCGTGCGCAGCAGGTGGCGGCACCACATGATGATGCCGAATGCCGAGACGACGAAAATGACCGCCTCGATCACGACAACCTTTACCGCCTCATTGCCTCGGGAGCCTTTCATGGTTTGTGGCGTTCGCAGCCTCTCCATACATTATACCCTACTCTGCCGCTTTTTTCTTGACAATCAAGTCGAGAGTATGGTCCGTCATGTTGATCGTCACCTTGTCGAAAAGCCCGAGGAAGGACAGCCCGAGCAGCGGTTCCGCCTTGGCGGGTATGTCATCGACAGCCACGGTGGAGCACAGCGTGCCGACATAGCAGAAGGAAGCGCTCCCGGTGGAGAGCGTCGTGGCGCTCCCGTCGCCGAGGGTCACTTCCTTGGTGCCGGAAACGGGGATGGAGAAAGAGGAAAAGTTGAGGGCGATGGAGCTAGCGCCGGTGTCCAAGCTCAGGAATGCCAGCTTGCCGTTCACCCATCCGGCGGTTATCAGGTCGGAACCGTTGAATGCCAAAGGCATCCTGGCGATCGGCTCCGGCGCACGGATGGCAAAGAAGCCGTTCCAGCCGGTTCCGACAACGGGGCATTCGGCGGGAGTCTTCTTCATCGGGGACCAATCGACCGCTTGCGACAAGCCGGAGACGCCCTCGGGGCTGCTGGCGGCGATGATCTCCCCGGTCCTGACCGAACATAGCAGCGACACATTGGTCAGGTCGCCTACGGGAGCCGAAAGAATCTGGTAGTCGCAATGCCCGCCGTACACGGCGGCCTTGTTCAATTCCCTCGATGCGTTGAGGGCGGGCGCTTCCTTGGCGGTCTCGCAGAACGTGTAGTGCAAGCGGACATACTCGTCGTCGGCGGACAGATACATGATCTGCTCGTTGAGCTTTTTTCCGTCGGTCGAGATGAACACGGGATAATCGTTCTGCAGGAACAGAAAGCTCTTCATTTCCGCTTGCCCGAAAGCGGGGCCGACACCCGACAGGAACAGCAGGATCGACGCGGCGAATTTCCACGCATTTTCCCCCTTGATCGGCATTTAGCACCCACCGTAATGGAGTTTGTTTATCAGCTTGAACCCGGCGTAGAGCAGCAGGAGATACGCCATGAGCAAGACTGGGAGGGCTGGTTCCCAGAAGATGAACCAGGCAGCGCGGTCGCACGCCCAGACCAGCGCCAAGGAACACAGCATGAGCCAGATGATTCGCAGCATGGCTTTTTCCGGCGCGGTTTTCATGGGTCCTCAGTTGCGGCGGCGTTCTTGGCGTTTGGTGGAATTCAGGTCGCGCCGGATGACGGAGACGGTCCGCGCCATCCGCCTGCTTACCGTCTGCACCACGGCCGCGCCGTAGCTGTTCCTGTTCTTCCTCACGTCCGCCTCGATGTTCGAGAGCGTGACGATGTGGTCCGTCCGGCGATGGAGCACCGGGTAGTTCTTGGCGTCCTGCGATTCGTTGTCGGTTCCGAGATGGATCATTTGCTTCTCCTTGTGCCCCCGAACTGGGGGATTTCAAATAAGCCTGAACTTGTGTTCGTCCGAGACGGCGCTGGGTTCGCCAACCATGTGGCCGTTTGAGCCTAGCCGGAACACGATCTGGTGC